AGAAATATTTCTAGTCTGTCTGTATACTTATTTTAGAACCTCTATTAGTGGTGGTATTTTAGTGTCAAGCTCGCGCGCAATATGCGCGATAGCTTTTTCGATTCTAGAATCATTTAGATACCTAGAACAAACAGCTAACTCGATTTCAACGTCATACTTAATATAGGTACGCCACTCAAAACCAAATTGTGGGCCGTACTTAATATCTTCAACTTTGCCGCGAATAATATTATCTGTTATACCATAAGTAGCAATTATTCTTGCGCCAGATGTCTCCATATCTGCATTTACATTTCTAAGAGTAACCGCAAAATCTTCATATGCAGCCCAGCTCTCAAGGGTGTCGTAGAGTTTGTCTATCTGTATGTCTAACTTTCTGTCTAATACAAATTCAACATCTAAGTTTCCGCCTCTAAAGCCTATTTTGTAATCGCCGCAAGTTGAGATATCATATCTCTTAAATAGTTTACCGCTTACAAAATATCCGCTTGTTGCTTTCGTATCGCGACTACCGAAATAACTTCTGATTGGCTTAATAGGATCATCCTCAACATCAATTTTATCCCATGCGCTATGAAGTGTGTCTAGATTTGCTTGTATCTTTCTCTCTTCTTCTACAAGACTGTTCCAATCGGAAATATCCTTATTTCTATCACCTAGAAACACTTCAAGAACACGACTTTCTTTGGTTACATCACTAAGATATTCAATAGGGCTTGTTGTAATATTATCAACCAGCATGTTATAAATAAATCCGCCTACTTGTAATTTAGCGATAATATCACGATCTTTATTAGCTTTTTGTAACTCAATAGCTTCTAATGCTAATTTTGTTGTTATAAGCCCGCTTAATATAGGACCTCTATCTACCCTATAGCCATTAATATAAAATTGAACATTTTGCATATTTACTCCTTAATATGTTATTTAAATCTTTCTAAAGCTTGTTCTATAGTTAACTCAAGCTTAAGATTGACAACGTCGTTAAGATCTTTTAAGACTTTATCGATAAGCATACGCTCAGTATCTGACCTTGGCTCGCAAACATAAATATTCGTATTATTACGATCTGTATATTTTACGTTAATGAACTTGAATCCTTGTTCGTGCTTACGTCCTATACGAATGTTTAGTATCTTATCGTCTAAACCATATGCGGCTTGTAATACTAGACCATATGGTTCTAAAACCTCTTGTTGTAAATGTCTAACAAAGAACTGAAAACTTTCATAAGCATTCCATGTTTTAAGTAGGTCATGATACTTAGTATCTATTTTTCTGTATTTAGAAACACCGAAACTTGTAGATAGATATTCTGTATTATATTCTATGCTAGCATCGATATTGTTATCTAAGTTATAACTTATCTTATAATTATATACGCCAACTTTAGTCATAACAGCGCTAACATCATGACCATGCAAAGTTTCTCTTATGCGCTTAACAGCATCAGTCTCTATTTGAAGGCGTTCCCACTCTTGCTGTCTCGCATGCATAACCCTTTCTTCTTCATTATTTTGTTCTTTAAAGTTAAAGTTAGGTATAAGAATAGTAGGGTCACCTTTACGTATATTCGTTAGCTTAAATATGGTATCTTTAAACATATAAGTTTCGTTTTGAAGTGGCTTAGTCGATATAGATTTAACTAGAATAGTTTCTTTTAAATCAACTTTAGTAGACTCTAAAGATATTATAACATGCTCGCCTTCGAAAGTCGATGACTCTATATTATAGAGATAATCAAAATCGTGTTTAGTAACTTCGAAACTTAATATCTCGCCTAGGTTATAAGCATAACCATTAATGTAAAATCTAGTTCTTTCCATTGTGTTCTCCTTAGGTATTTATTATATAAAGAATATATAACCAATACTAAATAAGTTAGAGATAGAGTATCGAAAATAATCGATACTCTATCTCTATTTTAAAAATGTTTATAAATATATTCTACAGTAAGTAATGTTAATGACATTAACACAAACAGACCTATAGAAAATAAAAATGAGACACCGAACATAGTTACATATGAATCAGTGTCCAGAAACGTGCTAGAAAACATCGCAGTTGCAGATATGGTTAGGAACATTAAAAACAGTGTAGCCATCTGCGCTACCATTATTTTTAAACCTTTACTCATCGCTTATCCTTTCATTATAGCAGATTCTAACTCTTCGTTAAATATAGTAAGCTCTTGGTTGCTAAAGTTAAGTTCTTTCAGCATAAGCTCTTTAATGTTATTAATATTAATCTCAAATGCTTTAGACTCTACTGTTTCTAGTATATCTATTTTCTTAATAACTTCATTATCAGTTTTAAATTTGATATGGTAATCAGGATAAGCAGATATAAACTCTTTAAGGTTCTTAAGTAACGTATTATCGTTCTTAATCTCTATTCGTATGTAAGAGCCAGAACGAAGTTTCTTAAGCTCTTTCTTAAGGTTATTAACTATTTCAGATTCTGATTGATCTTGATAAGATAATGTTTTAAAAGTAAGAGCATTGAGATTCTCTAGGAACTTAAAATCCATTTTACCATCACTATAGATATTACAAAGTAGACCACCTTTATTTTCTTCTTCACCATGCGCTAAACGATCAAAACTACCTGGAGCTAAAATACGTTCATAAGCATTAGGAGTATGAATATGCCCAATAGTTATATAATACTTTACTATATCTAAATATTCAGATTCTTTATGTACGAATTTCATACCCTCTAAAATAGGCATCTGAAATCTAAAACATCCATGCATAATCGCTATATCAACTTCTGCTAGTTGATTCTCTTTAAGAAGATTAAGAACTTCCTGGTGCGTATCCGAAGCTTCATGTCTCCACTCATCTGGAACATAGAGAACTGATATTCCTAGTTTATCGATTTTTTCTATAGAAAGAGTGTTGATATATTTATAATCCGCATCTGGAGCTAATTTCTTAGCTATTTCTGTAAAGCTACCTATTTGATCGTTATCATGGCTTGGTGTACCATAAAGGATTCTAAACATAATGTTATTATCTCTACACCACAATAGAACATTAGATAGCCAAGACATAATAAAACGATATTCTGTAGATCTACTAGAAAGTAAACGATCGAATATATCTCCTGCTATAAAAAGTATATCGAGATCGTTTAATTCTTTAGCATACCTAATGAAAAAATCATTAAGATTATTTATTATGTTTTCAGTATGATTCTTAGGATGTCCTAAATGTATATCAGACAGGACTAGATACTTTATTTTTGTTTTCATTATTTATACCAACTGTTACTGTAAGTGTTTCATAAACTTCTTGAAACTGGTGTAAACGAATTTCACCTTCTCGTTGCATATCACGTAGCCAATCTTCGTAAGTGTCTGAAATCATATTTAATGTTTTATAATCTTCATTCTCTAGAAGATATTTCATATACCAAGCTTTTTGTTTAGGTGCAGGAATGACATGGATAATCTTATTATCTTTATAACTATCTCTATAAAGACGTTCATGAAGTCCAGGTACCCACTCTACGATATTAATCTTACTATTAGAAGTAAGTAATGTCATTTCTATTGCTCTAGCATAGGTATTGAAATAGTCTTTAATAATATACTCATTATCTTCACCATCTTTAATATAAAGTTCTGAGAAATCGGATGGTTGTAATGTTAATATATCAGATTCTTCTTTATAATTAGCTTTCGTAATAGCTTTAAAATTATTTTTAAAATAAGCTTTAAGTTCATCGGTTATGAAACCTGGATAGCATAAGAAGATTACTCTAGAGCTCATACTGTAAGATTTATAAATAGCAGCTAGTTGTTCTGTAGATTGTGTTGTTATAAACATTCGATGTTTCCTTTTTAGTTAAGATAAATCAATTATGATCTATTATACAATATATTAAGGTTCTCGTGACGAGTTTTTGAAATAAGGATATACATATGATATTAAGAGGATCTGATTGGGGGAACTATCCCCAGGCTATAGTGCATGTTACTACTAAGAATAAAAGTTTTCTTAGAGTAGCACAAATATATAAAGCTATGGGTATTAAGAACCATGCTTTTTTATTAGCATTACATAACCCAGATCTAGCTGATGTGGACCCATTTAGCGATGATCTAACTGAAGACCAAATTAACGCTATAGGACAAGAGATAGCAGAGAACCCCTGGTACTTCTTTAGAGAGATTATAAGGATTCCGGCATCCGGTACAGTTAATGGTGTTAGCTTTATAGCGAATAGAGCTAACATAGCTTACCTGTGGTGTTGTTTTAACCACTTAACAACTATGATCATTATGCCACGTCAAACTGGTAAATCAGTTGTTGCTGATAGTTGTAACGTTTATATTCTAATAGCTGGTGGTAACAACATTAAGATGGTACTCTTTACTAAGGATAACGGACTAAGAGTATCGAACATTGAAAGATTAAAAGCTATATTCGATCTTTTACCTTGGTATATTAACCCAAGAGATAAATCAGATAGTAACAATACTGAGAACATAACAATTAATGCTTTACAGAATAGATTAGATACTGTAGTTGGACAAACTACATTAGCTGGTGCTATGAAAGTAGGTCGTGGTCTTACTGTTGCTATATTACAGGTGGACGAGTTAGCGTTTATTCCGCACATTAAAGAGTCTTTAGAAACAGCGTTGGCTGCTACTGGTGCTGCTCGTGAAAATGCTAAAGCTTCTGGTTCGCATTATTATAACACTTATACTACAACACCTGGTTATGTTAATACAGAAGAAGGTGCTTATGCTAAATCTATTTACGATAGTTGTTGTAGATGGACAGAGAAGTTCTTAGATCTTCCAACACATGAAGAGCTAGAAAGTACTGTTAGAAAGAATACAAGAAGAGGTAATTTTAGTATCTTAATAGAATTTAACCATAGACAACTTGGTAAAACAGATGCTTGGTTAAGAGAAAGAATATTAGAAGCGAATGCTACTGGTGATAGAGCTGAAGCTGACTTCTTGAATAAGTGGTCACAAGGTACAGCAGCTTCTCCTATTTCTAAAGAGAATCTTATTAAACTAAGAGAATCTATAGTTAGTAAGTCTTATATAGATATAAGTACCGAAGGTTACGTTATGAACTGGTATATACCAGAAGAAGATGTTAATAATGACCTAAACGGTAGACAAGTTATCTTAGGTATGGATAGTTCCGAAATGATAGGTAACGATAATACAACGTTCTGTGGTAGAGATGTTGTTACTGGCGAAGTGATTTGTACCGCATTGATAAACGAAACTAACGTATTAACATTAAGTAACTTTGTAGCTAATCTACTAATTAAATATCCTAATATGACTTTTGTTCCAGAGGCTAAATCTACTGGAGTAGCTATTATAGATACGATAGCACAAATATTCATTAGTAAAGGAATAAATCCATTTACTCGGATATTTAACTATATAGTAGACGAAAAAGATATTAGACAAGATTATGAAACAGCTTGGGGCAATATAACAAAAGGATGGAATCTAAATGAATGGTACAATAAGTACAGAAAAGAGTTTGGATATAGAACTTCTGGTATAGGCAAAAATAGTCGCGATAACCTATATGGTACCGTATTTAACTTTACGATGAAATACACCGCGCATTTAACAAGAGATGAAGATTTGGTAACAGAATTAGAGTCTTTGATAGTAAAAAATGGTCGTATAGACCATCCAGCTAACGGTCATGACGATTTAGTAATTAGCAGTTTACTCCCTATTTTCTTCCTTACACAGGCTAAAAATCATGAACTTTATGGCATAAATAAGGATAAAATACTAGCTGGCGTTAAAGTAAGCATGACAGAAGAGAATGGCGGTCCTATTGAAGAATATAGGAAAGCTAAACAGAAGCAAATTAAAGATACTGTAGATGTTTATTTAGAAAGAATTAAACATTGTCAAGATCCCTATATTACCCAACAACTTATAGCTAAAACGAAAGCTTTATACGCTACACTAGATAAAGACTTTATAGTCTCGTTTAACTTACAAGATATGTTAGATAAGATTAATAATGAAAACCGATTGAAGAGAATAGATATCGGTGGTAATAGAAAATATGCATTTTAAAAAAGTAGATAGATAGTTAGAGACTATAAGCTCTAACTATCTATCGTTCTTAAAGTTAACACTTACTGGTTGTAAATAGTAAGACCTACTATAGCAACCAACACAACAACTGCTAGTACAATACCAGCTATTTTAAATTTCTTAGAAGATTTTTTACAGTCTTTTTTATCTTCTGGCTTTTTGTCCTCTTCAGGCTGTGGTTTAGGCTCAGGTTTAGGGTCCTCTGGTTTCGGATCCTGTGGCGCTGGCTCTTCAGGTTTTGGTTCTTCAGGCTTAGGCTCCGGTTGTGGTTCCGGAACTGGATCTGGAATTGGTTTCTCAGGTTTTTCTATTCCTAGAGCTCCTGACCAATCATCCTCTTCAGTTGGATACTCAGTATGGTATGCAACTGTTCTTGGAACTTCTATTAGAACATTAACATCGTCTAGAACTTCTGATTCAGTTTCAACATCTTCGTTATCTACTGCATAAACTACTTGATCTGTAAAATCGATATAGTACTCTAAGTTACTATCTGCGAAAATGAAATCAGAATCGATAACTGTACCTAAGTTCTTTTCTCCAAAGTTAGTTTCTTCTACACATCTGACATGGATCTTAGCCTCATGCGGAAGATCTTTCTCTTTAACGTCACATTTGAAAGTGTATGTAATGGAGTCTTTGGTGTAGTTAACAGATTTCTCTTCCCTAATAAATTTTACAAAGTAAGGATTTACAGTTAGTAAATCTTGTTTTTCAACAAGTAGTTCACCATCTTGATCACGCACTACTCCAAGTATTTTAGATAAAGGAAGTATGACATGCTTAGCTGCTATAGCGGCATCAACTTTCTTAGCATCATTTAGAATTTCGTAAAGTTTACTCATAGGTTATTCTCCTTGTAATGTTTGTGGGTTAACTTCAGGGATATTTTATTTTTTAAGCTATTTTGATTTATAAGACTAAAGAGATAAGGAGGGTATATGGAGCTTAATACTACTACAGAAATGACGAATTCTCCTAATGCTGATATCCATGGTGGATTAAAAGGTAGAGAATGTAAATTTGTAACCCATGTAATGGGAAATGAGCAATATGGTATACCAGATATGCATTACGTAAAAGAAGTATGGCATTATAACGATGGAACTATGATAAGAAATCTTAGACCTATAAGAAACTATAAAAGATCATTCTGGGTAACGAAAGAGAATTATCGTAACCATAAACAGAAAAAAGAAACAGAAGAAATAGGTAAACTTAATGTTTATACTGCAACACAAACAGAATTACCTAAAGTTATAGCGTCTAGACTAGGTGACCAATATCGTGGTTGTAACCAAATGCGAATATTAACGAATTCCCCATATCTATATGGTACTGATGTTAAAGCTAGTGATGAGATTATGTATAAATACGTAAAGAAGAATCAGAATATAACATCTCCGAATATAGTATGCGCATTAGATATTGAGACTAACACATTGACAGATGAAATTATTCTTATATCGGTGTGTTTAGAAGATAGAATCTATACAACGATTTTAGAGAGTTTCTTACCATTTACAAAAGGTGTAGAAGAGAAACTAGAGAAATTAGCTAGAGCTAGTTTTCCAGATGAAGAACTTGCTAAGAATGTTCAGCTGGTTTATGATGTTTGTAAAACAGAAAAAGAAGTTATAGAAAGAGCATTTCTAACTGTTCATAAGTGGCAACCTGATTTTCTAGCTATTTGGAACATAGCATTCGATATTCCAACTATAGAAACAAGATATTTAGCTCTTGGTGGTACTATGGCGGATTTAATATCGGATCCTAGGATTAAACCAGAGTATAGGTTTTATAAATACAATAGAGGAGCGTTCCAGAAAGTAACAGCATCTGGTAAAGTTAAGCCTATTGCACCACATGAACAATGGATTACCGTACAAGCGCCAGCTAGTTTCTTTCTTATAGATGCTATGCAGGCTTATAACTTTGTAAGATCTGGGCAAAAACAAAATCCAGGTGGTTATTCTCTTAATGCGATTATAGAGGCTAACTTAGGAGAGAAGTTTAAGAAGTTACATTTTGACGATCCAAATACTAGAAACTTAGCAGGATTAGATTGGCACCAATATATGGTAGATAAGAAACCATTAGAATATGTAATATATAACCAATGGGATACCATGGCTATGATACTGTTAGATAATGAAATACAAGATCTTAAGATTAAAATAAGAACTTTAAGTGGTATAGCGGATTTTGGAATATTTAATAGTGGTCCTAAGAAGATAGTAACGAACATGTTTTATTTTAATATCGAACATGGGCAGGTAATGGGATGTAAGCCGCCTGTTATCGAAGAAGATGAAGACCTACCTGGCTTGGATTCTTGGATATTTAATTACTGTCCAAGTAAAATTCCTTTAATTGCTGGAAAGCTTATAGCAAGTCAACCAGCAGCGAAGCTTAGTAATAACTAAGAACGTTCAGAGACTAGTAAGACCATATGTAGAACCATATGGCATACCGCCATACATAGTATGGTACCGTAAGGTTAAAGGGAAATGGGGAATATTCTATAATGATAGAATAAAGATATAGTCCGATCCTTATAGTGATATAAGACAAATGAGTAATGCTAGATATAGACCAAATTCATCCAGCAGGAGTTTGCTATTTGGATGTATCCGATAACACTATGGCAGATGAAATGGTTAAACGTTTTGTATTTGACGCCGACTGCGTCAGTAGTTACCCAAGTGATACATTAGCAGCTAACGTATCTAAAGATACAACAGCAAGAGAAATCTTATCTGTAGAAGGAATTACGGAAGAAGTTATGAGGCTGTCTAATATAAATCTAATGTTTGGTAAAGTTAACCAAGTTACATATATGTCTAATATGTGTAACTACCCTACCTTAGAAGAACTAGAAAAAAATATATAATCACACGTATAGAGAGCAAGGATTAATCCTTGCTCTCTATGCCTTGATTTATTTTATTAGCTAGCTTGAATCCCCAGTCATTAGTAGAGACCCAATCTAATACCTCTTGCTGTTCTTCTTTAGAAATAGTAAACCAGTTATAGTAATACCATTCTAAATCCAACTCAGCAGGATTAGTATGTAAAGTATATCCTTTAGAAATTTCTTCTTTAGGTTTCTCTGTTGGATACGTAACTTTAACATTACTAGCTTCTTTATATATAGGTCTGAATGCTAAAGCGACTCCACCATCTATTAGATATTTTCTAGGAATATCTATAGCTAAAATTTGACCAGTACGTTTTGCATATCTAAACATTTCTTCATGATTTAGTTCTGCTATTATTGTGGGGTATTTACTTTTCTCACGAAGTTCGTTTAACGTATTATTATACTCATTAGCTTCGGCTACCATGATTTTACCAGTATCTAAATTCACTACTGGAACATATCCACCAGTCTCAGGTACCATAACAAAGTATTGTGTGTGTAAATACGGATCTACGATAGAATATATCTTAAAATCAACATCTTCAGTTGGTTTAATAACCAGACCATCTATAGTCGTTGTTGCTCTGTCTACTAAACGAACATAAAATGCTATTCCTTCTTCATAGTCTAAACGATAGATATAACCTGGTTCGATGTTACCTATAGCTAAATGCTGTTCTCCCATTAAGAGGTTTTCTGTAAACATTTATTAGTCCTCCCAAAACTCGATACTGTTAAGTTCTATTACGTCCGATATGTATTTAGCTGTAAAGGTAGCTGCTATGCCGATACCAACACCTAATGCTATAAATCCAGCTTTAGCCCAGTTAGTAATAGGTTTCGTATTAGCGAATTCCTTATCACTTTCTTCCTGTGCTTTATTTAATTCTTCTGTAATGTTTTCCATTTTAGTTCCCTTGTATAATATATTAAAAAACAAAGAGGGATCTAGTCCCTCACCATTGGCTTAAAAGTAGTTAAAGAAAGCTACTGTATAAGCTATTACACCCCAGGCTGCTAAGCCAGCTGTTAGTGCTATGTATTGTACTTTGTTAGTTAGATTTTTCATTGTTTTTCCTTTTATTAAATTTTTGTTATTCTTGTTCCAGTTACCACTACAAAAGCGACAACACCTATTAATGCATAACCTAAGAGGGTATAAACCCTCTCTTTTATTTCAGAGTCTTTCATTCGTTATCCTTAAAATAAGCTTTGTACACATAGATACCAGCGCCAACTACTACGCCTACTGCAGCGCCTATTGCAAAAGATTTCCACAAAGATCTTTTCTTAACAGGCTGTGGTTCTAAGAAGTCTTCACCAGCTACGTTCTTAAGATCATCTAGTATAGTATCCATAGCTTCTTTTACTGTCTCTTTCAGTTTTAGTAGCTCGTCTTCATTTTGATTTACATTCTCGTTTAATATGTTTTCCATTGTTTCCTCCTCAAGATTTGATTCTGATTCCTCATTAGCTACTTCAGTAGCAACTTCTGCTTCTTTAGCTTCTTTATATCTTTCCTCAGGTAGAGACTCTGTTTCTATCGTTTTCTTTAGAAACCCTATTAACACTTCTTTAGTAGCGTTTTGATTAAGGAATGATACTGTTGCCGCTAAAAATACCTCTGGTAGTATTTTAGATTGTGTTCTGAAATACATGTTCTTGACACCATAAAGAACATCGTTAGATACACTATGAATCACTTCTAGCATATCTTTATTTAGCAACCCATGGTCTAAACCTAATGTGTCTAGAGTTGTTAAGAGCTCGTCGATATCTCTATTGGCTATAATAATATCTACTAAGCGCCTTCTGTTGGCACCTTGGATATCTTCTTTTTCTAAAGTTACTTCTTCGAAGTTTTTCACAACTTCCTTTAGTAACTCAACGTTTTTGATTGTAGATTGACTGCGTACCATAGGGTACCTCCTTTATATTTATTTGGTTTAATTACCTAAAACAATATTAGTCTTAATACTGATTTAGATAATTATTACGCCAGAACTAAATTCTGGCGGCTAGTCGTTAACTGACTAGTCTTCTTAGCTTGTAGTCTAGATTACATAAATAATCATAGACCCGAAGTTTATATTCTTCTAGTTTAGCCGGGTATTTATCCAGCAACTTGATATTGTTAGATATGTTGCTTACAATATCTTTTATGTTCTGATTAGAATATGGATATTTATCTAACCGAGAGTTTATATTTGATACTAACGTATCAACTCTGTCGGTTATTAACCCAGAATATAATCCCAGATCATATACAGACATAGTCACCTCCTTTCCAGGAGTAATAGCTAGTGTGTCGAACCACACTAGCTAACAACTACTTAAATTTAGGTAAGTAATTACCTATAACAATATTATATCTATAACACTCTTATAGGTAATAATAACACAGAGGGTAAGGAATGAACCTTACTCTCTGTGTATATTTTTATTTAAAAGCTGGTTTCTTTTGCAACTTTTCCATAGCTAAACTATAGTAATTAAAATAGTCTGCTTGGGATACTTCACGATTGACCATTTGTTTATTGCATTTAAAGTTACCATTGACAAGTGCCGGAACAGAAGCTACTGCATGACCATTGTACACTACGTATATAACACCTATCTCTGGTGTATTTTTACCTGGTTTTTCAACTAGAGGTATATCGCATCCGTATACATATGCTGTGTTTTGTAAATCTCTTGCGCTAGCTACAGCATCTTTACCAATTATATTTAACGTGCTATTAGCTGGAATTTCAACTTCTAGCTCTTCATCATTTGGAAGAGTTATAAATATTGTACCTTCACCATTAGCTATAACTTCTCCTAAGAATCTACCTTTCTCGTCTATTTTTAGACCTGGCATATCTGCAGATTTTAATAGTTCTACGATTTTATCTTTAGGATTAGTAGCGCCTTTAACAGCTGGTTTAGATGCAACGACTTTCTTTCCCTCATTATCATCAAGAACAACTGGTTTCGTTAGTAGTAGGCCAGCATTTCTAATCAGCTCATATTGCTCTTTGCTATATTCTTTATTTACCATATTAGCATTGCAAAGATATGGAGAGCGTGTCTTAGCTTCATTGTTAATAACAGGATACTTAATGAACTTTTTCCCGTTGATTACACCGTATATGTATTCAGTTGGAATACCTTCTTCGCCTGCTTCTGTAGCAACGCTATCTTCGCAACCCATTACATATTTAACTTCAGCACCTTCTTGTCTATAAGCCTCGTATCCAGCTTTAACTCCAGGAGCTCTATTTAACATATCCTTTGTTAGGGGAATAGTTTTATCTCCTATGTAAATTACTGGTTGGTTATCGCTTAAGCCAAAGGAATATAACAAAACACCATCTTGGTTAACACCGGCACCGATAGTCTCGCTCTTTAAAGCCGCTTCGACGATTTCTTTTGTTTTATAAGCATATCTAGTATCAACTTCTTTATCTAACCATAAAGCGTTAATACCGTCTGCGTTCTTGTCGTTCCAAGCAAGTATTCTATTGTAATTGGTATTGAAATATTCAGATGGTTTACCGCCTGTGTATTTATCAAGTTCTGGTTTTTCTAGAAGCGGGTTAAGAGGCTTAACTCCATAGCAAGCGATGTTTGTGACTGGAATTGTTACTCCGAATTTATCGCTTGTGACATCTAGATATTGTGCTACACAATTTTTACCGCCATTATAGCCATCTGAACCAAAAGGGTGGTTATTGCCTTCATTGTCTGCTATACTAGATGCTACAACTGCATTTGACGCAGTATTTAGTATATCGCATAGTTTATCTTTTTCTTCGAAACCATGGCGAAGTGTTATAACTTCTTTTTGATAGCTCTTATAGCTATTGATAACATTTAGGTTTATAAAATAACCAACCTGATCGCATCCCGCATATCCAACGACGGCACCTGTGTTAAAATCCATTATAGATCCTACATACAGATCGTTTCTCTGGTTCATACTCTCCTTAAGATTATTAACAAATGAGTAATATTCTTCAAACCCGAATCCTGTTGTTGCCAACATACCTGCTACTGTTGTAGCTACTAAAATCTTCTTCATTGTGTTCTCCTTGCGTGTTATGTATTTATTTTAAATGGTTAGCCAACATTTGGCAACTATGTTATTGATTGCATTACAAAGTATTAATATACTCTTTCTATATTGATAATATATAACTGAAATTTTTTCAGTTTGACACAAAATAGGACATCTTAGGATTTTATATCCTAAGATGTCCTTTTATTACCAAATAGTATTTGGATCGTAGTCTAAAATTTTGCCTTGTGCGTTCTTATAAACTACTGGTTTAACTTCCTGTGTAGTTTTCTCTTTATGAGATTCCGCTTTTATTTGCGGATATTCAACAGGTCGTAAACTTGCTATAAATGCTTGGTCAAAATGACCTGTATTAAGCATTCGTAACATTTCCGTTACCATAGGGCTTCCTTTCCGTATGTGTTGTGTTCACATACTAATATAGATATTATTCATTGTCTATATAGGCTAGTCCTATATAGAGAGGCTATTTATCTAGTCTCTCTATATTTATAATATATAATTAAAATTAAATCACTTTGACGTAAAATATGTATACAGATAGGACTATGTCCTATCTGTATACTTTATCTTAAGCACTTAAGTATTTTATACTTGTATTAAGACATTCTAAATGAGGAACTAACGAACTTTTATATTTGTTCAATAGCAACTCATCACCATAGGCCTTGAGTTTATTTAAATCGCTTTCTATTTTAGAAAGGTTTTCATAAACTCTTTCAGTATTGTTAGCAGTTGTATTAAATAGCTTCTGCTTACAATACTTATATAGGGTATCAAACCGTTCGTGGAGTGAACCAGTTTCTAACCCTAAGTCATATGGACTCATAGTCTATCCTTTCCACATATTGTAAGATATGTTAATGTAATTGGATATAGGCTAGTCCTATATAGTAAGCAGATTGTACTTCTTATACTATTTGCTTACTATATTTAGAATATATAACTATAATAAAATGACTTTGACTACAAAAATAAAAAATATAGACTAGATAGAACCTTATAGGTTCTATCTAGTCTTAATAAAATTTAATTAATGCTTTAGTAGTATGTTTATTTAAATTATCTATAAACTCTTTAGGTAACTTAAACTCATCATCTACTACCTGTGTTCTTTTACTAGGTAATGTACATACGAGGTCTCTTAGGACTCTTACACCTTCCCAGTTAAACGTCCATGGTAATACCCCTGGAAACTTTCTTTTCTCTACATTATATGTATTTGGTCCTATATAAATAAGATTCTTAAGACCATCATCGCTATGTTGTCCTATAAGCTCTTTTAGATCCGCTTGCTCTATGATATAAACGATTTCTTTCTCTGTGTTATAAGCAAAGATTTCATATGTAGAGTTATAAGACATTGCTAATAGCGGAAGCAATTTATCCTTATATGTATTCTCACCTTTAGCATATTGTGTTAAGATTATAACATGATCAAATGGTCTTAATATGTTGCGCTCTAGTCTTTCTATAGATGGAACTTTATAATCTATTACATAATCATTTTGCCCATAAACATTAATAGCAAGAAAATCATGGTTATTACCTTTAGCGTTATCCCACATAGGATAAAATGTGCCCTTACCAGGGCCAAAAGAAGATTTAGGGTCATTCACATACTTATACGTTGTAAAGACTTTCGGATCGTATAAAAAGATAAAATCGCCATTACTAACATCTTTAGCAAAATCCTTAAAATGACCAAATTTAATATAACTACCCCATTTACCACCAATCCCAAGAGAAGATGGGTCTGGTTTACTAAAGTAATAATCCCAAGAATTCTTAATGATAACATAAACGGCTATTAAGGATATGGATAAAAGTATAAGTCCATATACTAAAGCTTCTATATTAATTTCCATGTATTTCCTTTCCATAAATTAAAAATATAACGTTAGATAGAAACTAATCTATCTAACGTAACTTAAGTTCTGTCTCCCAAGCATTAGGACGATAGGTTTCATAACGCCACTCTTTAGCAATATCTTTAGTACAAGCTTCTCGTTGTTTATAAAGATCTTTATGCTTTCGAAGATTACCACAGTATAGAGCTGTATAAGTAGTATCAACGCCCTCTATTTTTCTAAGTCTACCCATCATCTGTCTATTAGCCTGTAATGATCCCATAGATATAGTCTGTATGACTGTCGATAAAAAAGGTATATCTACGCCCACACCTGCACTACCGGGCGTCGAAACGGTTATGTCAGAAGTCATAAGGTTTTGGTAGTCATCTTCTTGTACGTAAGTATTAATATCTAAATTTGGATATTCCTTACGTAAAACCACCATAAGGTGCTTACACATATCAACAGTAGCAGCATATACTAAACACTTATATCCCGGCTTACGCCTTGATATATAATCACGTTCTACATACTTAATAATCATTTTATCAAACTGAGCCAATAGATATGGTCTAGATAAAATAGATTGTTCAAAAAGTACTTGGCTATATCCCTGGTTAGTTTGATGTTTTAATTTAGGTGCTTTCTCTATATAGTACCGAATATTATTAACACTTATATGTGCTCCGCTACCCGTGCTCATATCGAATCTCAATCTCTCAGGAACTAACATTTTGTACATTTTAACAGTGTGTGCGTCGTTACTACTAAATGTTGCTGTTAATAATAAATAAAAATCGCATTGGAAATATAAAAGTATTTTAGATACACTACTTGGTTCTTGGTGGGACTCATCATTAAGAAAACCTCCTATACCTAAATGCTGCATAAGATTCTCTGGTGCAACAGGATATTCTTTTAACAGAAATATATCACCCTTACGTTTATCGTAAACGTTTATATAGTTCATCAGTGTTCTAATACTAAAGATGAATATATCGTATTTCTTCTTATACTCTTCTGCGTTTATCATTAAGTCTCTAAGAGCATCACCACCTTGTATAATTACATATCTGTCTTTCATATTAGGATAATACTTTAAAATATCCTCTTCCCATTTTTCTAAATATTTACTTAGAACTACGATCGACATTTTAGTCTTCAATTCGGAAAAAATATAGCTTGCTAAAAGCGATTTACCAGCACCCATCACTAGGTTTATCATACTGAAATGTTCCGAATTTTCAAGTACCAACTTCGATATTCTTTCTTGGTAATCTCTAAGAGTGAACTTCTTATGATCAAACTCTATATTCGCATAATCTCCATGTTTTGTTTTAGTGTTATTAACCAGCTCTATGTGTTCAGAGTTTATCTTACCATTAGCACCTATATAGCCAATGTATGGTCTTAATAACGATTTATGTATTCTATAAACGTTATAGCCATTCTCATCGGTGTAATTAACGAAATAAGGTTTATCCTTTACCCTTATAGCTCTTCGTATACGTTTATTAAATTCAAACTTATAAGACCAATATGGGCTTAAAAAATCATCGCTAATATTGACGAGCGACTTGTCATAGACAGTCACGACGAAATGGGCGACATTAATTTCTAATTTTAATTTCTTCATAACTCTCCTTTACAAGTCATAATTAAATATTAATTTTTAGTTAACAACCTTAGCGTTATGTGTTACTATGTAATCCTTAATAACATATAACTGTTCTGGGTGATCTACCTCTATACAAGTGGCTTGATCTGGCTCTATCTTCTCAACTTCTTTTATAAGTAACTTAAGTTTATGGTTAGGTTCAAAATCTTCTATATTCTCAGTACCTCGTATATAACGGGTCATAATGATAGATGGATCGCGTAGTCTTATATTAAGACAAGTACAACGTTCACTAACCATACGTTCTTCTAAAAGACGATAACGTATTTGATTTTCTTTTCGGTACGCTATACCACCAAGAGAATAAATAATCGTTGCCATATCTCGTATAAGTTGTTCAGATACATGGTACAATTTAAAAGTACCGAACTTATTAGTATACCCGCAAGTATCCATAACACCTTTAAGAAGTTCTATCCTTTGTTCGATAGAACCATTAATATAATAAGACGGTATAAAAATATCTTTAGGCGCTATATTAAGAAGACGCATATCTCTTAAAAGTTTAGTATAACTAGGTGTTCTAGTAGTATAACTATCTAAAGGTGTTATAACACCAGTATTACAAACATTATAACTACGAATTTCAACATGATATTCAGGACCAATATCTTCTTTAACACGCTGAAGAACTGATTTCTCTAACGCATATATCTTAACGATATTACGATTACCTAATGAACCTAAGATACAACCTAAAGTATATGGAGGTATAGGAAGATAAGAAGTATCTAGTTCTTCTGGGTATACTAAAGGTATGTAATAGTTTTTATAATGCTTTTTAGAATAAGTACCTTTATTAGCTATAGTCTCATAAAGTTCTAAAGCTGAAATAACTCTAGCCGTCATTTGTTTTTTATACTTACGTTTCTTATAGAAATTATAGCTATGAACTTCCCAAAGATGTTGTTCATCACAGTCTATATAACGATCGTCTGCAAAGGTAATACGTATAAGAGGGCGTTCGCCTTGAGGATAAACATTAATAGCCGTACAATAGGCACCTTCAGGAGTTAGAATATGAGAACCAACTTGAATATGTTCTACCGGTGTCCAGCCGTAGTTAGTTCTAACAGGAGTACCATGCCTTAAGGCACGATGCTCTATAGGCGTACGAGGATGATATATTTGCATAACGTCCTCCTTTTTGTAATAAAAAATAAGCAGGAGTAAATTAGGAGTATATAAATACTCCTAACTTAACTTACTGTTTGATAGGATGTGAATTATAGTCTGCTAGAGCTTCAGCAGGAGCTAAATAAACGTCCATGATGTGATTGATAGGTTGTGTAGTATCGAATGCCATAGGATTCATCATAGTGTCCATATGATCCTGATAAGCATAAGCACCACCCATAGATCCATTCGTTAAAATGGTTTTGATATTTCTAGTAGAAGCCGAAGAAGAACCATGAGCAACTGAGAAATCACCTGCTTCATAGTTATTAACAGAGAACGCAGCTACTATAACTTCGAATAGAGCTATGTTAACAGAAAGCTTACTATTAACCTCGGTAAATAAACGATGTAAGAAACCATCCTGAGTATTAATACTATAAATATCATCATCTTCAGAATCTGATTCTATTTTACGTTTACCACCATTTATAGCGGCACCGAAAAGTTTAGATATAGACTTCGAGAAGTTAATATAAGAGAACTCAACGTCTGGGATGAATATGAGCGGTTTATTCATATCCCAACCCTCTAGAGGAATGATTAGGTTATCCTCATTGTCTATACTATATTCAACTTTCTGGATATGTAGTAAAAACTCTGTTGTAAAGCTACCGACTTTCTTACCCTTACGAATCTCTACTGGTATCTCAACTGTTTCATTAGTTGCTTTATTCTTCTTAACCAACCAAATATTATAAAGCATAGATACTGAAGTTGGTGCGAAACGTTTAACATCGGTAGATGGAGTAATATCGGATAGTCCTCTTGCTGAAGATACTGCTACTTTGATAAATATATCAAAATCTTTCTTATTATCGAATACAGTCTCTTTACCACCACCTACTTTATCGATTACATACTTCTTACGCAAATAAGCATGTGTATTATCATCTACTTTAGTTTCAAAGTCATTACGAGCCGCTGGATTGATAGAAATAGGAAGAGCATTCGCGGAAGAGATTTCGTGTTTAAACGAAAGGATCTTTTGTGTTATCTCTTGCGTCATAACAGTAGCTGCGTAGTGTCCAATATGAGAATGCATAGGTATGTTATAAGACATTTGACCTAGGCATTTAGAACAGATGCAGCGTTTATCACTCCACTTACATTTATAAGCAACACGAAGCTTTATCTTCTTACCTATAAGATGTGTATGGTGTTTAGTTATAACTTCTTCTTTACCAGTTTCTTCATTTAGATAATACTTACCTACCAACATTGGGAGATGGCATTTAACGGGATTATCTTTAGAATCATTTTCTGGAAGCACTTCCCATTCTACGTACTCTTTCTGGCCGCAATCTCCATCTATAACGCGCTCTACGCGATACATAACTAGCTGAAGTTTTCTAGCGAAGAACTCTGAAGAAGAAACAGCTGTAGTAGAAGCACGTAGTGATTTAGCACCAGTCTGAGATTCCATACCAAGTTCATCTAGACCATACATACCAGATGTAAATGAAGATGGAATAGGTTTCTTATAAAGCTCTTCAGATAGGTTAGTAATATTACCTCTTGGTCCTAGAACTTGTTTAAGCTGTTTTTGGTTCATCGTACGAGAGATATAACCTTGAGCTATCTTATTATTCTTATACTCTGGAGAAGTTAAAATATTGTGTAATGTCTTATAAGCATTTTCAATAGCATAAGCTACCTCTTCTGTCTTATTTATATTTGCATTAGCAACTGCTCTCATAGCACCAACAAGTTCAGGGTGTAACTGAACGTCTAAGAATGTATTTATGTCCAAAGTAGATACATAGTCTAAGTTATTGAAAACGATTTCATTATAGATTTCGTTAAAAGTAGTTTGCATCTTAAGCCAAATAGCTTCAAGAGGCTGTCTAGATCCCATAGGCTCCATAACATTATCGATAAGATAACGTAAGATAGTTTCATACGTTTTATTCAAAGTGTCTGAAACATAGAATCCTGATACATAGTTATTCGTTATGTCGAATGTTGATAGTACTGGTAAGTTATCGAATAACTTAAGTATATCCCACACATAACGGTTAACTATAACCTCTCTGAATGTTAATGGTCTTTCAACGCCATCGTCGAATCTAACAACGATATTAGTCTTAAGCCTAGCGTTAAGTTCTTGTGGAGTTTTCTCCATAAGTTTCTTAACGTTAACAACAGGGGCTGTAGGTTGAATGGTTTTACTCATTGTGGCTCCTTGTGTTTGATTTAGTAATTTGCTTACTATATAAATAATATATAACTAACTTAAAATAAGTGTTCTAGGTTATTTACTCATTTCCTGTGTTCTACTAATTTTACTTAGAAAAAATAAACATACTAGAGCATCTCCCTATTACAGGAGATGCTCTAGCTTGCACTAAATCAAAGGAAACACACTTGTTGATAACCTTAGAAGATATATATCTTTGGACTTACTATATATCCTCTATTTTATCAAAAATGTTAAGGGACTCATAAGAGTCCCTTATAGTAAAAACTTAATCCGCACCTGGAATATACGTATAATCGAATCCCATTGGTTTAAATATTGCTTTTACTAGTTTGATAGCAGAATCTTCTCCAAACGGAGTAACTGTTCTATCAACAGCACGTTCCATGTTAGATGGTTGTGGAGCATTTAGAATATTCTCGTACATAGCTTTATGTGTTGGAACACTGTTTGCCCTGTCTTTAAGCTCTGCTATAGCCTCTCTACCGCCATAATAGAGATATAACCTACCTTCTGTTTCAGAAAGAATCTTAGTAGGTGTATTACGATATGGTAGTCTATCTCTGTTAGCTGCTGTAACTGGTATCGGGAACATGAAGTTATTCAAGTTTGGACTTGAAGTATATAACATATTATCAGCAGTCTTACAAATCAAGATAGTATATAGAGGCGATATTAGTATTGGGTCTTTAGTTATGAACTCTTTGATAGTTTTTCCATCATCTTCTAGAATAGGAATATGCACTGGTCTTCTAGGTGGAGCATACTCAGAGTTCTCTATATCCTTAACAATCTGATATAGTCGTTTAGGGTTAGATACCTGCTGCATGATATAGACTTCTTCATTTAGACATACATTAAGTATTTCACGTTTCTGATCCATATCAGCTGCTGCATAATAGTCAAATTGAGGTGTATTAAATTTACCTAAAAGGCCCATAAGATAGGTAAACATAGATTCAATCTTATTATCATCTAGTTGATATGTATCCATAACACCATTTGCCATTTCTCTTAACTTAAGCTGGCAATACCTAGAAGCACCGTTGATTTCTTGTTGATATGGTCTAGCCATATTCATACGAGAAATGATCGAGTTACTGTCCATGATGATATCTGCTCTACCATATTCATTATATGGCATAAGATGATCTGGTCTTACTTCCGAAACAACACCCTTACCGCCTGACTGATCTGAGATCTTATGTCCTTTACCTAAAGTAATTGTATACTTAATAGTAAATTCGATACGATACGTATCTAACGGTTCATTTCTATTAGATAGTCCTAGTTTATTCGGTAGGTTAGAGGTTGAAGTTTCTTTAACTTGTTTTAAACGTTTAGATAGTTTAAGAAGTGCTTCGTTAGATTTGATATGTCTAATATTCTCTTCATGAGCTATCTTACCAGCTCTAACTATAAGAGCGTGTAGCTGCGGCGATTTCTTAATGAACTCTTTACCATACTCATAATCACGATCTCCTAACTCTTCGCATATAGAACAATAAGCTTCTAGAATATCTTCGTAATACTTAATATAGGATCTAGCATATTTATCCGGTATCTTAGACATACCATAATACAGTTCAGAATTCTTTTTAGGGTTCTTATAGCAAACGATATCTACTACAACACCAGATTTAACAGTTTGACCATTACCTATATCAACATCTTCCCCTGGACCACGTACATAGTAACATTTGTCCATAATAGGATCAAATTTCCTTAGATCATCTGCTGATATAAGAGCCGGTGAGAAATCCAATGGATCATCATCTAGACCAGATTTATTAGCTCCAAAGTCTTTAAAGTTACGTAATGCCATTAGAACAGAATCGGCATTGATTTGTTCTCCTATCTCTGGAAATGGCTTATATTCATTCTCATCTCCATATAGGTTAAGAGGCATATATTGGGAACCAAACTCAACTGCTTTAGTTTCAAAAACATCATATCTCATTTTCTTAGATAGAGATTCTGAAATGATAACACCATCCTCTGCTATGTCTGGATGCGTACATAGTATCATATTCGCATTAACGCCTAATGCATATCCACCATGATCTCTTACGGAAGGTGATAGTGCTAGCCTAGTACCAGCTGCTAGTTTAGTACCACGTTTAATAGAATCTAAGAACTCTTTATCTTGTACATAAGAGAATCCAAAGTTCTGATGGTAACCAGCATGGAATAAAGGAACGTTAATAACATCTAATGTCTTAACGATTCTATTGTTTTCATCAAGTTCCTGTTTAAGAACGAAATAGGTTTTCTCGGTTATCTCATGTACATAAGAATCTGATATGCCACCATATCTTTGTACTACGCGCATAACAGTACAGTCATCTTCTGCCATTGGTCCAAAAGTATGCTTAGATAACTGTTTATCAGAACCAGTCTGAACGATTGGTATATCGCCGTCTATAAGTGTTACAGATTGACTCTGGTGGGCGGTATACATATACGAACGAGCTGATGAGTTATGCTGTACTGCATAGTTAACAGCGTGTGCACCTATCAACTCTTCTCGAATCATCAAGTCTGGATCAACTGGGATGATAACATCCGTAGAAGATTTCTCTAAGGGGATCCTTAGATTTTCATACTTGCTTTTCGCCATATGTTGTCTCCTTTGTGTATTTGATTTAGTAAGTTACTTACTATATAAAGAATATATAACTAACTTTAGTTAGGTATATACAATAATATATAACCGAATATAAATAACTATTTAGTCTAGTAAGTCGTTAAAGAATTCTTTAGATAATGTTAGTCCGTTCTCTTTAGCTTTCTTAAGAACTTCTGTAATGTGCCCTTTTAGTAAAGCTATTCTATCTTCATCTGTAAGATCCATTTCTTCTGTATTTTTACCTTCAGATTCGATCTGTTCGCTTTCATCTTTATAGAATTTAGTCTCTAATAGTTTAGTAGCTATTTTGAAATAATTATCTAGGTTTATACCGATTTTAAATCCGTTATAAAATAAATAAGAAAGTTTGTACATAGGTGTATCTGCTTTATTACTATCTTTTAACATAGTAGCTAAACCAGTACCACCCATAGCATACATAATATCGTCATAATGAAACGTATAATCGAAGTCTTTATCGTCTAGGAAACGTTTATGTATACCTTGATTAGTTAAGTCAGATAGGATAGAACCATATGGAATAGATTCTACATCATTCTTAGCATAAAGATCGATCATAAGGTAAGCCATACATAGGATCCATTTGTAAGCAAACAGATCTTTAGTATATTCTGACAATGGAGCTGTAAGATAGTCGTTTTTAACATTATACTTAAAGATAATATTTAAACTACTAAACTCTATGTCAAAATGTTTAAGAGCATTACTAGAACCTGTAAAGCTATTAAGATAATTTTCTAATCCTAAATTAGCATCGTCATTGTTTCTATAAGCATTAAGAATATAACTTAAAGAAAACACGTTTGGTATATCACTGTTAAAAGCCTTTATAGCTTCTTTAGGATCAAAGTCTTTACCTTTGTTCTCTTTGCCTAGTATGTTATAAGCTGTTTTACCGATAAGCTCTAAAAGCTCTCTAAGATCGTGAGAATTAACAGAACCTAAATATTTATCTACATCAACTTGAGTATATTTAAGTTTAGTTTCGTTTTCTCTAATTAGATCCCTAGACTTGGTTTTGATGTTCTGTATTAGCATGTATGCTCCTTATTTTTTAAAAATGTTGATCATTTATCGTTCGTTTATACTTAATAAAAGTTCTAGCGTTAAAGATGGGTGATAAAATGACCTAAGGAGTTCCCTATGGAAAGACTAACTGATAATATAAATACAGAGAACAAAAGTTGTTATATAGATAAGATGTGGCATGCAGTATATCCGATACTAAGAGAAGAATATGTAGTTGTTGGTAAAGTAGGTAATGTTGATGTGGCTACAGCCAAAAAATTTAAAGGTGATTTAGAAGGGTTATTATTAACCCATTTCCAAATAAATAAAGATTATATACTACCTACTATGCTAGTTAATGGTTATAATAATAGTCAAGACTATCAAGGCGATAGATTGAATTTCGTATTCGTGGACGATAGAATACTAAATAGATACTTAAACTCTTTCTTAAGAACAGAAAAAATAAAAGCAGAGACTAACTAAGGATGGCGGTCCTTAGTTAGTTCTCTTATTTTTTATCTAAAATATGGATTACCATATGGAGATGCTACCATGCCTTGTTGCATCTGCGGATATGCAGCCATCATAGGCTGACCCATCATTGGTTGTACCATTTGTGGATACGGCTGAACCGGTTGCATCATCATAGGTTGCTGCATAGCTTGTTGTTGCTGCGCTGCAAATTGTTGTCTCATAAGCTCTTGGTTAGCTGCTGCAGTATTATACTGCGGATTTAACTTACTAACCATCTTAGGAGCTGTAGACTGTTGCATTGTTGTGTCCGCCATTACAGGTTGCATAACAACTGGTTGTGCGACCATTTGTTGCCCCATATAAGGTTGACCAACACGAACTCCTTGGTATGTTCCAACTATCGCTTGGTTAAAACTATTTCTACCAAGTAATGCTGCCATACCATCTCTAGGTACATCTTGCTGTACCGTTGCCATAACTTCCTCTTGCTGTGCTTGAGTTTCCTGTACTGCTGACTGTACATAAGGATGTAAGTTACTAACGTTAAGGTTAACGCCCTTTTGGTTATTAACTACAGAACTTCCCATATTAACCTCATTTTCATTCGGTATCAATAGTAGCTCTTTCTTAAATACTGTTGGAGCATTTTCAAGATCAGACAGATTATAGTTAATCTCGCATTGAGCTGATTGTGCTGCTACTGAATCAGCACTACTCATGGACTCTAAATAGCTATTAAGAACTGTCATCAAGTTATGGAATAGAGACATCAAAGCTATGAACCCTGGAGCTTCTGTATCTCTAGTACCTGCAACTACCGCACCTTTCTCGTTAGCACCTACCATAAATGTCTTTAAAGCATCGTTAAAGATCTTAAGATCCTTATAACGAAGTTTAACTCCATTTACTATCACTTTCTCCTTTTGCTCTTCATCACTAGCATTAGATATGTTATCTAAAGCCTCTTGGATATCCATCCACATTGGGCATGTTAATCTCGCTTCACGTGTATTAGATTCCTTATCAGACGCTTTCTTAGTTCTAGGGATAACTAATTGTAATAACGGTCTATCTAAGTTAGTAATATAAGACATAACTAATTTATCCCAGTTATTCGACGTTGTATCGTCAATAGCTTTACCGTTTGATTTCATTCCTGGGATATTGCTATCCTTCGCTTCTGCTATAAACTCGTTGATAGCCATCGGCAGATCGCTCTGAAGCTTAGGATTATTATAAACTACGAATAATAGTTCGCCAAATACTTTTAAAGCAGTCATAAACGTTGCTTTAACACAGTCCATCAATATATCTAAACTTATACCATCTTCAGTAGCTTGTTCAGATAGTGGATTAAATATTAAATAAGCTGGAGTATACTTACCATTCTTTTCAAGAACATATAGGTTCTTGAGATTATCTTCTGTAGGTAACCCAACTGCCATACCCTTTCTTCTAGTTAGGTCTATATACTCATCTCCAGATTTATATTGTAAAAATCCAGATTCTGATATTCTAATACTAAAAGATTTTAGTATGTTCTCGTAAAACGTATGTAACTTCATATTCTTTCCTTCCTCTTAGATATGCATCGGATCGCTATACATTCCTGTATAATCGCTATCTCCAGATGTTACTCTATCGACAATCTCACTAGCTAAGACACCGATATTTGTTATTAAGCTTTCTTTAACTTCAAGATTGCCTACCATTGGAGTAAAACACATATCTCCGAAAGTTGGGAATCTAAAGAGTATAGGTTCATTACCAGCTAATGATAATGATATACTCGTATCAAGTGCAGTATCTGCAGAAATTAATAACTCATACTCTAAGTTACCATTTTCAGATACTAACGGATCTATTAGCAGTTTAACACAACCATCTATAGATCTTTGTAGTAGCATTGCTGCATTCGCATTCTGAGCTGCTGGGGCATAACTCCATTTTACATCGCCATTAGCAACATGCCAGTCTGGTTGTAATGCCATACCGAAACCATTTGGCAGTGATTTATAGCTGTTCTTAATCAATATTCTTATACTGCTTAAGAAGTTATTCGTTAGTAACGATGTTATAATATTATGCACTTCAGATACTATAGCCGTCATCTTGTTAGCACCTGTTAAATCATGAGTATAAATACTATTTAAGATACCATCACTACCAAATCTATCACCCTCTAACGTATTAGCATAAATTAACTTATCAGTACTAAATGTAGGGTCTAATCTCTTCAGCTGGTTAATAGTAAATGAATATCCTATAGCATTAAAATTCACTTGTTGTAATGCTTGGATAAAAATATCGTTCCTTAGAACATCGTTCCTTAACCTACTAGTAGCTTCTAGATAACTTTGGTCTTTAGAAGAACCGAAGTCACTATTAAAAGCTGCTCTAGTTCCGCTAGCATCACCTACACCACCCATAACAGCGTTTAAAATATTATTCAAATACTGTTTACCAACATTGTGAACTCTATCGAATGCTAATGGCGTACTCTCAGTGCTTGTACCTACGTTATAAGTAACTCCGCCTATACCCATACCATAACTTCTAGTGCTTATACCAGATGTTATATCATGTGGTCTAACAGATAGTTTACTATCGTTATTTAAAAAGTTGTCAGGTGTTGTAACACCTAAGTTCTCTATACCTACGATACTATTCAAGTTCGTATTGATACTTACTCTTTGTAAACTATTGATGTGGAATGTTAGGTTCTCATCTGCATAGAAAGAACCTCCACTTGTCATTTTGAGAAAATCACCGCTACCGTCGCTATAACCAGAAACAATAATATCGTAGACACCATTTGTACCTCCATAACTGTTAAACGCATTTGGCGTACATTTAACTTTCATCTTGAACATATAACGCTGGCTTCTCCATCCAGATTCTATATCAGCGTTAGATATTGGAGCAGAGCTTACTCTCATAATGTTACTTGTAGATTGACTATTGTTTGTTAATGTTCCGTTATTCAATAACATGTCATCGACGATCCTACCTACATCGTCTACTTTTACATTCGAAGTAAAACTTCTTATAACTTGCTGTTGATAGCCTTCATTTCTAGTAGGTGCTACTATCAGTTCTACTATGTTAAAAGTATAACCTAAGTTTGTACTAGTGTTATTGGCTTTGTTTATCATAGCACCATATGGACTCGGCTCGTATGTATATCCATCCATATTTCTATCTCTCCTTATTAAGTTTCTCGTTTTCTATTAGGAAATCTATTATAACATTTTTCAATGTTGCTAAGAGTATATCTTTAACACCTATGTTCAATATAGCTGGTGTTATCCAACTGTATTTGTTCATCTCTAGGTTATTGCTAGATACCCAGTCTAGTATTACTAACTCTCCTGGTCTCTCATCTCCTTTACTAGTGTCTATATGTCTCTCTGGATAGTAAACACTTAGTTCATCTTCTCTATAACCTTTAGCCTTAGCACTATTTAAGTTACTAGCTATATTCATAGTTGTATCTTCGCTACTTGTAGTGCGTTTACTAACTAACATGTATGCTAATGGTTTCGCATCTATTCCCATTAGTATAGCATATCCTATAGCTATGAAATTGAAGATGTTTAGAGCTTTCAAATACCGTAACGCTCTTGGATCTAAAATACTCTTAAATAACACTCCTAAAAAGTTCAAATGGGTATTGCTTATACCATCTGGGCTAAATGTCGCAGCTAGCTGTATACCTACTCTTAGGTTATCATCTGTTATCTTTTCCCTAACACCTCTAGGTAGTTGTTTCAGTATAGTATCAATATCTCTAGTTGCCCAGTTGAACTCAACAGCTATCCCAGGTGGAACATCAGTTGCTATTCTGTAGCTCTCGATGATACTTTCTTTATCCTCACTATCTATTTCAGCTTCATTAGGTTTATTTTTGTTCCTAATAGCCTCATCTGGACTACCGACGTTTTTGATCTTATTGTTTACGTCTTTAAACAGATGTCTTACGATGTCAAATTCTGTTACGGCTGGATCATCTCTTTGGTCCATAGTTATCATCTTACTGAACATAGCTTTACTAAGATATAACATCGGTATAACGTCTCTAGATAGTTGGGTACTTAATACCTTAACATCTCCTATTTTTTCTTTGTCGAATACTTTCTCTACGATAGTTGTTACGTATACTCTTAACTTAATGAATGCTGGATGCTTCGCTATGGGTTGTTGTCTAAGTATATCTAACATTTGTAACTCTGGTAACTTCTTAGAGTTATCATCACTACCATAGACTAGTTGTGCTAATGGTCCATATACAGCTTTAAAGATCACTATCAAAGCCATTAACCACTTATAGTCCTCTACGATATAAGTTTGGTTCCTTGTTCCTAGCCCATCGCTTTCTATTTGTTCGTCGAAGCTAGTATTGATCTTCGGTGGTAATGGTAATGGTCTTATTTCAGTTACGAACTTATGAATCTTATCAATGTCTAATAAGTTAATAATGTTCGTTAGCTGTATACAAAACTTGCTTTTAATCATATCGCTGTCTTTATCAGTAGCTACACTGTATTCCATACTTAGCATATGAATTTTTTCTATAGCTAGATATAACTCTTCGATATAGTCATCGCCTCTCCATGCCACATACTCGTTCAGTATGCTAAAAGCACCTTCAGATTCTCTACTGTTCCTTATCTTCAGTTCTGTGTTAAACATAACTAAACAACCAGGTGTTCGTATACCTGTGAAATCAGTTACGTTTGCTTTCTTAAGAACCTCCTTAGTGGCTCTTGCTACACATACATCAGTTTGACCTGTATTTTCATAACGTAAATAGAACATATTTTACTTGTTTCCTTTCCTTAAGATATTTACCTACTATATAAATAATATATAACCAACAGAATATGAGTTTATACTATGTCTTCTAAACCTAAGTCTAAATCATCAGTATTAGAACTTTCAACTGGTTTGGTATTTTCTTCTTTAGGTTTACCAGGATAAGCCTGGTTATATATCTTAGTTAGTTCATCTTTAACGATATCCAGCTCTCTTAAGATTCTATCAAAGTAGTTAACAGCGTAAACTTTACTAAGTGTTAAAGTATCAACTGTTTCGTCTTTCCTAGCTACTAACCATTGTTTACCTGGCATAGGCGGGTGTAATAAGAAATGTACCCCTGGTTTTTGTGGTTGGATCACTCCGAAATAAAACTCTTTCTCGTTTCTACCTATAACCACGTGACCATTAACTAGTGTGCTATCACCTAGTGCTTTACCGTTATCATCTCTGGCTATTTTAACGACAGGAATCTTCATATTCTCTGTTTGAGTACTAGACTGAACAAATTGTTTACATAGTGTAAATATACTATACATGGCATCTATTTGTCCATATACATTAATCCAGTTTTCCTTATTCATTCTGCTATTCTTAAGATCTTTACCTACCATAATACTAACGCCAGATTTAAAAACATCAACCTGTAATTCTGCGTATTCGTTAACCTTACGACCGTCTTGTTCTTTCTGGTACCATTTTCTTATTCTAGTAAATGGCAACCGCTTATTAAAGTTGGTATATAGCTCTTTATAGTCCATTGTTATCTCCTTGATATTAGTTGTTATATTTAGATATGTAAATTAGTTACATATCTATAGCCTAGATTCAGGTTATAGTTATTTATCTAAAGTTTATAAATTAAAAAAGAAAAATAGAGAGTATAGAATATTCTATACTCTCTATCATGATTTATATATCAAAAATGTCAGATCCTTCTTCCGCAGGTTGATAACTAACGCTAAAGGACATATCGTTATCAGGAAGTTTAATATTAAATTTTGACTCTAACTCTGTTAACGAAATAATATTAACAAAATATTTTCTAGCATTATCTAATATTTCGGATTTCGCATTAGGGTCCTCAGTTACAAGATAAGTTACAAACGACCAATAAGGGGCGTCTAATGATGAAATGACTCTACCATCGTTTAGCCTTATAAGATCCATAACATCACCTCTATTGTGTTTTCCTGCATCTAACACAATAAACGTAAACCCAGCACATGGATACCGTGCCGCCGGTGGGGTAATATTAACAATATCAGCTAGCCCATCTAATATATTACTATGCTTACGTATATAATCATTCCAAAGCACTGCTGGTTCTTTAGAGTCCATTAAAAGACTTTGCTCTAAACTCGCATTCTTACGTTTAGGAGACGTATAATAATCTTGCAATATCGAATCTCCTATTGTTACAAAAACACCTCTATAATTAATTCTTCTAGCTAGATCGATAGCGTTAGCAGCTCTAATACCATTAATACCTAAAGAATGAATTAATACCTCTAACTTTATTTCTTTTGTATTAGCAAGTCTGCATCTAAAGTTATCAATATCTTCGCCTTTAAGCCCTATAGTATTTAAATCTGATTTTGTTAAATCCCATATGTCTCGTATTTTCTTTAACTTACCATCCATCCAAAGATTGTATACACACATATATGGTATGTTACCAATTTTTAAACATGTACGCAAAAACATCCATATCGTTTTAATCGTGTTATATCCACAATTTGGATTTTTGCAGCGTTTAATCGTTCTGGACGACATAATGTCTTTACAACCACATATAGGACATTGTATGTTACCAACAGCATCTGCTTTTCTAATCGCTTCTGGTGTATTCTCAGATTTATACAAATCACACCTCCCGTTATTATTTATATAGTCTATTGTTCCACCTACATAAATATTAAATAAACTTATGTCACTCCATGACTTTATGTGTAATGTTGATGTTTCATAAGTACCTAGTTTTATTTTAGGTTCAACAGTAATTACAGGTAAGATAATACCTCGGTAGTTAACCGGCGTATATATACTTACAACGCGCACACGTGTCTTTTTAGGGACACCAGTTGTTATAGTACTAACATTATCAGTAACATCTACATTTAGTATGTTATCGTTCGACATTTAGTACCTCCTTATAATTTAATAGTGTAAACTATATTAGTTTACCTATATAAAGAATATATAAGTCATTACCATTAAGTCTGAGTATAAATATAATATTAAACATGTTATAAACCAAAAACTGGCTTATAACCCATCTCCTAGATTGATATACTCTAGGAGATGGGTTATATGTCATCTTTTCATAAACTTTTTAGGTCAAGTTGGAAACATGGGTTACTACCCATCTCCTAGAGAAGCATACTCTAGGAGATGGGTTATATATCAACTTTTGGTAGTTTTTTCCTAAACACGGATAATAACCCATCTCCTAGTACATTAGATACTAGGAGATGGGTTATATGTCAACTTCTCGTATTTTACCCCATCTCTAGGAGATGGGTTACTATTAAACTTTCTATTATAAAATAGAATCTCAAAAGATGGGTTATGTTTCGTCTCCTAGTAAATTTTTATTTTTCAATTTTCTAGGAGATGGGTTAGGACCCATCTCCATATTATATATACTTATTGTTTGAATCCAGGGGATTCAAACGATAAGTATCATCTACTATAACGCGATTATAATCGCGTTATAGTAGATCAACTGTTTATGACCGAATAGGTCATAAACTAAATAAGGAGACTATAGACCTTAGTCTATAGTCGACTATCCGATTGATTAAATTTTAAATTAACTATAGTTAATACAAAAGATTAACAATGGTTAGAAGTGATGATACAAATGTTAATAACTGTTTTAATATTATTATTAATAATTAATAACATTAATACAAAAATAAATATAATACTAACATAGAGTAGAGAAGGTGCTACCTCCTACTACTCTACTTAGTTAAATAATGATTAAACAACAATAGTCTACTACTATAGACTGTTTAGATACGTAGATTAACTATAAGTTAATACAAATGATACATACGTTAATAACACTTCTACAGTAGTAACAAATATTTATTATTAATCATTATTACAAATGTATATACACTACTAATACATCTACTTAGATTCAAACACCACTGTACTCATCTCCTCTATGATATCCAATAGTTTAAGATTTGGTATACCAGTAATTATCAACTCTTTAAGATTGAGAGTAACACTATTAACCTCTTTTGGTTGTTTAGATAGAGCATGACGTTTTAAGACGAGAGTTAACGATTGATCTAATGGTGTATAAGACACATCCAGTAGTAAGACATAATCTAACCTTTGATCGCCATGAGATTCAACACGAGATGGAAAATGGTTAAGAGGTAATATAACCTGAAGTGAGAGACCTTTCTTATAGTAGAAAGCTAACCATAGTTTTAACATAAGGTTATCTATACACTCTATAGGAGAGACATCCCATTCCATATCGGTAAAGATATTACGAGTTAATATAGCATCGAAAAACTTAAGCTTAGCATTATTACGCTGTAAGTGAAAAGAACGAAGAGTATAGAGATGTTGAGTACGTTTAAGATCATACTTAACTACTTTGATATTCAGTTCTTTAGAGTATTTAGCTAAAGGGAAATAAGTCTCGTACATATTTGTGTTAATGATCTGTTTAGTACGAGATTCTAGGTTAACATCAAGACCAAGATAATAATCTCCCCAATAAAGTTGATGTATGGTTGTCATTTTGAGTTCCTTATAGATTCTTTAATTTTAGTATCGATTCTACCATTCTGATTATTATAAAACGAAGAGTAGTGATACGGGCCCTGAGCTACTTCTAGAAGAACATGAGTCTGTTCATATAGAGATACTGAAATAGTAACAGTATGAAGTATCTTAAACAGTTCAGATGCTATAGAACGAAAAGTTTGATATGCAGCTGGCGTAGACTGTGAGTTCTGATGTAGGATAAGAAGATACCGCATGAGAACTGAAGTGTCTGTAGTATCAGACTCTATACCAATCTGAGCACGTAAGGTAGGTGTATGAACAAGATGAGACAGTTCTCTTAGAGTAGGTTCTTGAGAAACTATAACATTACGATAAAGTATCTCACGAAGTGAACTACGTAAATGCTGTTCTATACTGATACCCGGAGAAGAGAGTTTAAAAAGATCCACTAAGAACAAAGAACGTTTAAGTTGTATATGCATCTGAACATTAGTAATTACTTCTTTTGCTTTAACGATAAACTCTTCTTCTGGAGATACTTCCTTAGGAGAGTATTCCTCTATAACCGGTAACTGAATGATAGTCGGAGTACTAAGTCTAAGTTCATATTCACCCTGTATACCATAGTAACACTCTCTATGACTAAGTTTAAAGACTATAGAGTTAAGTATGATACGTGCTATAGAGGTAAGATCATTAAGACGATCTTGGAATACATGTGAATCTAAAACTAACCTAGTAAGTCTCATAGCCGCTAAAGATTCTTCTATCTTCCAACGTCCTTTATTAACATTGAACGTACGTACGAGTGTTTTAGTAAGAGCAGAAATGATCCAAAGCTTAATAGAAAATAAGGTTGACATTAATTCGTTATTATAAAGCTCGTTAGAAGAGAGTTGAAAATGATGACTTATAAGTTCCTTAAGTTGTGGTGGTGTGCTAGCAAGATACTCTAAAAGTAGATTTTGATCATTAAGTAGATCTATACGAAACTTTTCAAAATATGTTTGTATTAACATCGCATTATCTTTATTAGCTCGTAACATAATAGCAGATGTTCTAAATGGTCTAGTTGGCATGTGGTCCTCCTTGATAGTGTAATACCCAAGCTGAAGTGGGTTGTTGTAATTCACAGTCTTTCCAATATGAAGCCCATTTACGATAGACTGTATGACTAACTATAAAACCTCTAGAACGGTACCAGTTAAGAAGATCAGTATCTCCTTCTGGTACATGGATCCAAAGGTTAGACTTAGTAGACAGAAAATGGTTAAGTACTTGAGTACCATAACCTTGATGACGATAAGCAAGATCTAATGCTATATAGTAAAGCGTATAGTGCTTAGGGAATTGAAGTCCTAACGCAGTACCGATGATTTTACCATTATGAACGATCTTAAGATAATCATGTTGTTTTATCTTATAACGAAGTTTATCATAACGACTGTCTTTACTAAGTAGCTTAGGATCTACGTTTAAACGCATACCATAAGCTGAAAACTCTATACGACGTATAAACTTAGAGTCTTGATGCGTTATAGGTTCTAATGTTATATCTTGTAACATAATAATTTACCTCTTAACTGTTCTACCTGATAAAATATCATACTTAAGAGTCGTTGAGAGACCTTTAAGAGAGATATTAACAGTTATAACACCTTTTTCCTTAGATGTTGAATAATCGAAAGAACGTATCTGATCGAAAAGTTCTGTTTTAAGTCTTCGATAGACAGGCTCTGTAAGATCTTGATGGAAGTTTCTATGTAAAACCTCGATAACCTTAATGAACCTAGCATGCTCTGATAGATCAACTACAAATCCCATAGTGTTATGAGAAATATCCATATAGGATCTAATCTTAGTCGCTAATTCAGAATCTGAATGTAAATATTTAGAAATAAGATAATCTCTAAGTATTTCTAGAATATCAGAACTGAATTTGTTCTTACTAGATGTAAACCCAAAAAGAGGGTCTATAAAAGCAGGATTAGATTCTTTTATACCAGTATGAAGTTCTGAAAGAAATCTTTCTATACGAGTATCGAAATACTCTTTGAAATCATACTTACCGGTAGTCTCTTTATCCATTAGCTCTATGATATTAACTTTATTCTTAACAGACATGAAACCATAAGAAAGTTTATTAGCATCATGAGCAATAACAAGGTATTTAAGTAGGGTTATACCTAAGTTAGTCATGGTTATTATAGTTTCAGATGTAAGATTAGAATTAACAACATTAGATGTGATATAAAGCTCAGTAGCTAACTTAAGCTTAGAATGTTCAGAACGATTCGTACTGAACGTTTTAGGGAGAACTTTACTAAGACCTTTAAGATAGGTATTCTTAATAGAGGACAAAATACCTATGATCGTATAGTCTCTAAGATAGCTAGATCTACCATCTGTAGCTAAAGCTACTGAAATATCTAAATGGGTTTTGATCCAGTTTTCATAACTATCATAACCAAGCAGAAAGAAAGGAATAATCTCTTCTGGATGATCGAGTAGGTATGCTCGGATAGCATATAAAGTAGAATCTAAGAACTCTGCATCCTTAATATCCACAGTTACGTGTTTAGTAGGTACTTTGTACTGACGTGTTCTCATATTGGTATCTCCTTATGAAGTGATTTAGTATGTGATTTACTATATAAATAATATATAATTGTTAAATTATAAGATATACTCTAGAACCTTAGGTTCTAGAGTATATCTAATTTAAGATTTTACAAACATATACGAGGTAGATGATGGAGTATCTAAGTTGTCTAACCAAGAGCTCACTATAGGTCGAGCTACTGTTGAAGTATAATTAAACCCTTGAAGTTCTAAAATACGCATAGAAGAGGTCGCAGAGGGATGTACAAATATAATAACTGGTACTTTGAATGTTACTAAGTATTTTAGAATAATATTAATATACTTCAACTTTCTACAGGGTTGTAAGATAACAAATGAATCTACATAAATTTTATCATTTAGGATAGTGTATCGTAAAATACCTATTTTAGTTTTATTCCGAATAATAAAAAAATAAGAGTTATGAGCTATATGATATCGAAATACAATAGGGTCTCTAGATATAGAATACAGTACTCCTAATGTTTTATACTCCAGTTGCCTAACCTTTTCGATATCATGCTCTTTGACAGGTCTAAGTTTAAGCATGTTGATCCTTGTACTGTATATCAGCTATCTTTTCGTATTATATAGCCATAAATCATTTAGAGAGGATTAGAGAGGTTTTAACATATTATAGGATAAATCTTATCCTCTAAAATAGAGATCGTTCAATAACGAGCTTCTAAACGCATTCTAGAAGGTAAAAAATAAAATAGAGAACTACTAGAGAACATAATAGTTCTCTAGTAGTTGATCATTTCTTTTTAAATAACCGTATAAATTTAGTTACAATTTCTTTTAATACAGAGCGTACTGAACCTCTATGGTAAAGAACAGTATAAGTAGCTAAAGATACTAATGTTATTGCTTCTGCTAGACGCAATAATAGATCCCATCCTGTAAATATCATACTTATTTCCTTACTAGTAGCTTTTAAATTCTTGTATAGCTTCTGTTAAAATAGGAGACTCTTTAAAATTCGCTATGATCTTATCTTTAGTCGTTCTATAAGACCAGTTCTTACTCTCTGCTATCGATAGTAACTCTCTTCTAACAGTTATTGAAGAGCTTTTAACAAGATAACCATCTCCCATAAGATATAATACTATATCCGACATAGGTAATCTAGAAAGGTCTGCTTTACCCATAGGATGGTATTTAGTATACCAAAGATGATTATCTTTTAAGATACCAGTATGCGATTCTAAAAGTGTTAAGTAGTTAGATTGTAAAAGGTCTAAAGGAAAACTAGTAGTTATCAAAGCTTCTTTAAAAACAGATGAAAACTTATAATCTCCACTAGGTTCTACTTTCGTAATATAGTCGATCTCTTTAACTAATGGACCATATAATTTAAAAGCTTCTATGTTCTTAGTTACGTATTTAAGATCTGTTATATCCTTACCAACGTTAAACTTCTTAATCAATGTTTCATACTTAGGTACCCATAACTGTAGCCAATCTGGATGTAAATCTACAGAAGAGACTAAACCTCTTATGATCATAATCTCTTCTTTTAGTGTTTTCATAACAGCATTAGCAAACGTGTTTTTATCTATATTAGATTCGTCTATCCTTTCGTTAAGACAATGCAATATGTTTCTTATTAGCGTATAAACGTTTATAAGCCAATAAGGATATTTCTTCATCTCTACTCTAGCTGGTATAGGACGATCTGGATCGTACCGTTCTACTATAGGATCGAACATAGATTCTAAAAGTAAACCAGTACCTATAGATACCCCAAAACTAGTTGTTGTTCTATTCTGTAATATAGAACGTAATTCATCGTATGTCATGGTATATCAACTCCTTATGCTTAGTGGTCGTTTAATTGCTATAAAATAAAAAAATTTAAAAATTCCGGATATGTATATATTATATATTATATATACTTTATAATATATATCTCCGGGAATTTTAAAAATTATAAAAATTTTAAAATTCCAGTCTATAAAAAAGCTATCGAGCTCTACAAAAAACTCTACGTAGATCTCCATATACATTTCGATCTACTTCGGTTCTTTTTGAGCGCTCGATGTTCGCTTTTTCATCCTCTTTTTAAAATATCCTCTTAACTTAATTACGCGCTCTAAAAATCGCGCTCCTTAAGTTAATATTCTATTTTAAAAAACATAGAACTATACTTAATTCTATTCCATACCAACTCTGTTGGTTAAATGGAAATAGAATTAAGTATCATTAACTATATCTAAGGCTCCAGTCTTTCTAGCTGACGCTAGTGCAGACTCTTGACGCTACCGGAATATCACCTTACTTTCAATACCCATTCATTAGTTACTTCTTTAAGTTTAGAACTTAACATCTCTATAACTTTAATATTCCTATTATCATCTTTCAATAGTTCTTCTATTACATCAGATTCTAAATTTAATGTTACTACTATGTTATCTTCTTCATAGTTATCTTGGAATATGTCATTAAGACATAGATCTAAACTAATATCGATAGATACACCATGATAGCTAACAGACATATCACCTACAGATACAGATTCACAATCATCTTCATCTTTGTTATAGACATTAATGTCATATCTTAGACAAATATGAGTACCTGTTAGATAACCAAATAAAGCATTACCTAGAAAATCTATTTCATCTAGATCTTTATAGAAATCACTATTAAGTTCGTTAGTATACGTACTTAGATATTCATATAGATCTTGAGTACGACTCAATTCCATATCTAGAAATGATTTACCTTTAAGACTCTTAAGTAATTCACGATGTTGAAGTACATCTATCTCTTCAAACTTTAGACCTATTATGTCTTTAGCTTTATAGAGTTGAGACTCATTGTAGTTAATCGTATATCGACCATACTCATAGTCACCTCCAGTATCCCCTAAACCTATTAACTCTTGTTTATCTTTAACGAAGCCAATATTAGTTTGGGTATTACCTAACTTTAACATTTGTATTAACATTAATATTCCTCCTCAGGACTTACTCTAAACTCAGATACTTGTCTTAAAAGCTCATCTAGTTTATTAAGGACAATAGAGTTTCTATCTGGATTAGCTATTAGCTTCTCTATGTCTTCTGGATTACTATAAGTAACACTAACTACCTTAGAACCTTCATCAACATCGTAAGATAATTCTAACGTTATGGAACCATCTTTATGTTCTAACACTAATTCAGTACTACGATAAATATCCGTATACTCTTCAGTATCATGGTATAGACCAGTATCGTACGTTAACTTAGTATCTACTTTATACATCCATGCTATAAGAAGATTCTCTAAGAGGTTAATATCTCTAAGTTTAAGATGTATATTCTCACTAACCATTTCAAAATCATGGGTAGTTAGAATTTCCATTATAGATATTCCAGTACCACCATATACAATATCTTTAACTTCTAGATCTTTCTTATCGTCTAGATAACCTCTATGCTCTAGTAGATCTATTTCTACGAACTTTAGATCTAACTCTTCTCTTACTTTATAGAGCTGAGAGTCTTTATATGTTCTACCTTGAAAACGGATACCGTCAGTAAGATCATATCCACCATTGATCATATCTAAGAATATTCTTTTACTAGGTAAGTAACCCATATTGGTAATTACTTTACCTATTTTCAAAATCTCGATAACCATCTTATTGCCTTTATAAAAAATAAGAGATCTAAGGATGTTACTCCTTAGACCTCTCTTCTTGAGCTTTTTGACGATCTTCATTTACGTCATCAAGTTTATCTCTGCCCCATTTACGGATATTATCTATAGTATCTTCTATAGCTACTATAGTTCTTCCTATACCTCTTTTACCGATAGAATAAGAAACCCATAGGCCTAGGCCATAAACTCCGAAAGTTATAAGTTTACCCATAGTTATTCCTTTCTTTCGTTTTCTAGAACATCTAATCTAAAATTGAGTCTAGAGAAGTTGTTATTAAATAACTCCAATAGTCTATCAAGTTTTTGACTTATCATACTACTGCTTTGGATATCATTAGTATGTTTATTATAATCTTGTGGCATTAAAATAGGCGGTTGGTATTGAAATGGGTTTCCGTACGGTCTTTGAAAAGCGTTACCGCTATAAGGGCTATTAACTTGGCTGCCACCTATATTCACAATTAAAGCTTCCAATTGTGAAACCTTGGTTGTTAAAGCGTTAACAGCCTTTTCAAGGTTTTCTACTCTTTCTGCGATTGTTATTTCCATTTTTAATTCCTTATTGTGCTATAAGTATTTGCTATATGGCGGTATAACTAATACTTATTCAGTTTAGATATATAGTGTAATATCGCTTGTTATTTTATTAACAAATACGCTTACACAACCATCGACTCTATTTGGATTATCGGTAAATAGTTTAAAGTACGCTAAACCAAATTCATTAGCTATAGAAGCTAAGATAGGGAAATCTTGGTTAACACCTGCTTTAATGCTTACGACACCTGGTTTACTATATTTACGTAAACCGAATGCTGTATAGTAAATTAACGGGATAGTATAAAGTACCGTAAATAAACATACTTTATTACCATCTAACTCATTAACTTCTAATTTAGTTGTTCTGCTACCAATAGAGTTAATAATAGACGCTGAGAATCTATCTAACTCTGTAAGAACAAAGCCTTCTAGTCTATTATTTCTTAAAACTAATTTGACTTCATCCCAGTCTTCCAATAGATCATCGACTTCTATAGGCATACCACCTACGTTACCAGAAATATGTAGTAACTGATATTCTAGTTTAGCTACTATAGTAGATACAACAGTACTACCAAAAGAAGACAGTTCTTCATCTTTAACAGAAGCTCTAAGAATGTTAATAAGAGCATCAGTAGCCATACTGCTAATGTTAGTAGCATCTACGATACTATACATTTTATCCATAAAGGATTGTGCTTCCTTAACTATATCAGCTGTAGGCGCGTCGGACCTATAGCATCCGACGATATAGCTAATTTCTTTAATCGCTCTGTTATGTTGGTTCGCAGTGAATAAATGCTTAGCATAACGAATAGAATCTTCGCTAGCACACATATTAAGTGTTTCAATGCGACTATTCGTTGCTTCTAGGTCAAATACTTTAACTTCCATATGATCTCCTCTTATTTTATATTGCTTTCTACTACTACAAACTTAATATCTGTATTTGGAGCCTTCTGATACATAGTTAGATACATGTACCCATTAACACTACCTACAAACAGATCTAAGAAACCACCTTCTTCTTGTATAACTTTACTTAGGCTATTAAACACTCCAGGATAAGAATAAGGACTTATAGATATAATAGCATCGAATGCCTTTTCAACGCCTTTAAGAGCCTCTAGAAGTCGATCGGAGGTTAAAAGGTATGTTGGTCTATCCTCTGAATAGTTTAGCTCTACAAACGAGTTATTGATAGGACTATTCTCAGTTTGAACAAGAGCTTTTGAAATTACAGCTTCATCTGCTAATTTATTAACGATAGCTTCAGTATCTGCTCTGTCTTTAATAACTACTATCTTATTAGTTAAGTCTGTTAGTAAAGCTGCTTTATCGGTTATTATATCGTCTATAAGAGTACCAGGAGCTGTAGTAGATATAGCTGCCATAGTTTTACTTGTGTAGTAAGAAAGGCATTTAGTAACTAACGAATTGAATCTATCGCTAGTAGTAAATTTCCTTTTCTTTATGCGATATGTAAACTTCTTAAGAGTATCTGGAGTTGCTTTAAATAAACAAGCTTTTAAAGCGTCTGCTGTCTCTAAAGTCTCTTCTAAAGGATGTGGATCGTAGTTCAATATTAAATCGGCTTGAACATTACCTATAGCGTCTCCATTAGCGTTTATACTTACACCTGGAGCACATAACCAAAAACTTTTCTTTTCAGTTGGTATAGCTTCAGCTGGAACTACTTTAACTGGTTCTTGTTTAACAGGTGTATTATATTTATTGTTACTAGGAGCTGTAACTATAGGTGCTATAGGAGTAGCCTGCGGTTTAGCTTCAGCGTACTTAGCACTGTATACACCAGAGTTCATTAGGTTTTGAGGTTGGGTTTGTTGTTGCATCATATTTGGATATATAGTATTACCCATAGACTGTGCAACCATAGGAGCCATACTACCCATCATAGGCTGTTGGACCATGTTACCCATACCACCATATTGCATTGTCGGTTGTTGCATATACATGTTATTTCCTCTCATTGTTTGTTTGCTTATTTCCATTTTAGCTGCTTTTACTGCTTCTTGTTGAATATTATTAAGTTTAATCATGCAGTTATTAGCAACGGTAGACAACATTTGGTTTTGGTTTATAATATTTATCATAACCGGAGATTGGTTATTAGCTAACAAATAATTTATAATCATATTAGCATCAGGTTGTTGACCATTTTTCAACATCTCTAATCCAATAAGAGTTGCTTTATTTGTATAAACCTCGGTAATTAAATTTACTAGGTTCGGGGTTATCATCCCCAAACCTAGTTCTTTAACTGCTTTATTCTCCAGTATGATGGTGTTTTGATACAGCTCAGTCTTCAGACTCTCCATCTGTATCGATATCATCATTGTCTCGTTCATCATCTTCGTTTCCTTCGCCTTCTTCTCTATTGATACTATCCGATAATTCGTTTAGACCTTCTCTTAGCTCTTCTGCGACATCAGCAGCATCAGTAACACCTCTTAACGCAGCATCTAGTTTATCTATAGCTGGTTGTAGATAGTCTGGTATGATAACGTGTCCGGTAACTTCATCCCATTGACCCCATGGATTAGCTCTTAAGCTAGGAGATGGAGCTGATTTGATAAGATACAATAAACTACCATATGCGAACATAGGAGCTGTTAGTGTCTTAATATTATCCGGGAATGGAGTTTTACCGCCTCTATGAACGCCTTCACCTCTGTTTTGGTTCTCTAATTGTGCAGTTGCTTTATAATATAAACTATCATTACTTACATCTGCTTGTGCTAACGCTAAACTAGCACTAGAACTCTTAACTAAGTTATAGATTACTTTCTCGGAGATATTATTGTTAATAATCTTCTTGATTTCTTCTTTAGAAGGTGAACGTTGCCCAAGTTTCTCATACCTCTGGTTGATCTGTTTAATAGCTCTGTTAAATCCGATAATAATATAATAACAGATGTAGTAGTGAATGTCTATATGGATATGGTTTACATTTCTATTATACTCTTTAGCATTATTAACACTGTGAGCATAAATCTTAATAATATAAACTAACATATCCCAGAAGTCTTCTATCATAACACCTACGTTAGCTAACTTCCTTCTAATGATTTCGTCTACATAACTATCTAATGCTGTTATGTGCTCTTCAAGGTCTAAAAGTATCTTATCTACAGAGATTTCAGATTTGTACATGCCTCTACCTAGTAAGAGACGCCAAATATTCTTCTCTTGGATAAGATTCTTATTAAAGGCCTTATAATGGTCTGCTATTTCTTTCTGCTCGGATTTGCTAGGTTTAGGATATTTAGCTATTATATCCTGATAAGCAGCCTTTTTGATCAAACCATCGTCTAAGAGTCTAACAAGGTCTTCCTCTATCCTACCGTTCGCTATATCAAAACTTATGATGATACCACCTATAATATTAGTAAGTAAAGCGTCTAGTTTAACTTCTTTACGAACTAGAACTTTAATCTTATGTTTTCTATAGACAGCGCCTTTATCATAAGTTTTAGGTCTCTCACCAACAGTACTATAAATATCATAGTCTTTCATATCTTCAGTTGTTATCTTATCATAAGGATCATACTTAATAAGAATATCACCCTCTTTAAGATCTGTATACTTCCTTAGAGTTTCTCTAAGTCCATATTTACATAATAGATATAGTCCTAATGGTGTTTTACCGCCTGGTTTCATTTTGTCTTTACTACCTGAGTTTAATATACTACTAAACAATAGTTTAGGCATTTCAGGATTTGGGTTACCATTTAGTATTACCCTTTTTCTTTCAGATGTAACATGTATTTTATCCCTATGTAATCTAACGAAGATCTTATCTGGTTTAACAGATATTACCAAGTCAGTTAGTATTGGCATAACGACATATTTAGTACCTGAAATAACAAAAATGTTACCTGGGTCGCAGAATGGAAGATAAATATACTTAGGCATAATTTGACCATTATGTTCGAACTCAAAAACCGCTAAATAAGCATTATTAGCTGCTATATCGGCCGGTTTATTAGAAGCTCTACTAAGCGCATCTTCCATTAACTCTTCTTCGGGAGTGCAGATTTTATAACCATTATACCTTAGATCAATATTCGGGTTGATTTTTTCCATACTGATCTGGATCATCTTGTTGATGTAATCTGGTATACTTTCGAACACTCCCTTAGCTATGCCTCGGACGAGCTTATCGTTCATCCGAGGTGTGTGCTCTTCTAGAGCTTTAGCTAGTAAACTATCCATTCATTTTTCCCCTTTCAATATTTATTTTTAAAAAATGATCATTAGAAACGAACATCTTAATTAAATAATATATAACTCAATACTAGTTACATATTTCTATCGCGCATTAAGTCTCCAATGACTTCTATAAATCTTGTAGTAATGTTAAACGCATCTAGTGTTGCTTTAATAACGCTAGCTAGCGTACTATACTTCTCTTTTTGTAGTTTAAGTTCGTTCGTTTTAGCATCTATCATAGACTTGCTTATAGCGTCTTCTAGTTTAAGTTTATACTCAACTTTCTTAGCCGCTATATCTAGGGATAATTTGTTTAGATAGTTAGTAAATTCAATCTTAGCTTTCTCTAGGTTCATCTGTGTAATCTGTTTATCAGCATCTAGTTCCATTAACTTAACATTATAGCTCTCACGTTTCAAGTTTTCTTCTCTTAGACCTTGGCACTCAGCATCTTCGATAGTTTCGAAAATGTTTAACATAGCCATATTTTCTTTTGTTAATGGATAAACAGCGACTTCCGGTAAACCTCTGTTAGTCTCTCTGCTAGTTATGATAATTTGACCAGGTTGTGCTCCAGTTCCCTCTACAGGTACATGATATATTTTATTTAGTAATTTAATATAAAATACTTTACCTATATCTTGCGGGTTACAACTAATGATTTTAACAGTACCGCCAACTCCAATATTAGTAGCTTCGAATACAGCATGTTTCCTCTCTAGCTCTCTCCTTTTCTTACTATAAGGGTGAATTACGCATTCACTACCTTTTAGATTATCAAGAACAATTACTAGATCAGACTCTTCGTCGTAATACTCACCACCACCTTTTATTATCTTCTCTACTGGTATAAAGATAATATCCTCGAAACTAATACCGTTAGTATAACCATTATGGTTAAACATCTCCTGTCTAGTCTCTTTGATACCTACTATGATATCTCTAGCTTCTTGTAGTCTACCGTTAACATAAGATTGTCCACTAAGTTGGTCTTCCATTCTTAGTATATCAGAATACAAATGCGGTTTAGAAGATAGCTTCCACTCTTCATTCGGTGGCAGCTTAATAAAGCTCTCTGATAGATCTAGATACGGTGCTGCGCTATGCTCATAAGGACAAGCCACATCAATCTCTTCTTTTTCTACCGGATCTTTTATTACATAGTTAGAAACTCTACCTACATAATGTCTTATAAACGCATTATACTCATTCTGGTTAAACTTATCATCTTTATGTAACATAGTAGTCATATTTCTGTTATCATAGTGACTCTTAACGATACTTCTCCATCTTTTGATAGCTATTTTGTCTTGTTCACTACCAGAAGTCATCATCTCCATTAGATACTTACTATCTATGCCACTTTCGAATATATTAGCAGACTCATAAGCTATCGGAGTACCAGATTTATAACAATCTTGTACAAACTTACTTTTAGCTATAGGAGATCTTAATGGGTCATCTGTTACTGATAGATAAGTGTCTTTATAAACAGTATTTTCAATACCAACTAGATAGTTGTCACTATTGATGGTATTTGGTCTTAAGATAGGAGAATACATTTGGTTATAATATAATGTATTATTACTATCAGAATACAAACTATTAGCACCAGCTATACTAGTTTTCAGTTTCTGGATGTTGCTGAAAGATCTGAAAGGCATACCTGTGTTCTTTTGTAAACCAACTTCTTTAAAATCTGGTCTGGCTAGAACACTATCTTTAACGATAAAAACACCCTTAGCATGACGAGGAATATTCAACGCCGCGAATGTTATATCAGGTACCTTCTTATATTCAGCTAGTCCAGGCCTATTGGTTCTATCCATATAGTGTACAGTATGTGTATTTATATCTATGTTGGTGAACACCCATGTCTTATAAGCCCATTTCTTCTTATCAGGGTCAACAGTTACTCTATTACCATTCGATTTCTTACCAGAATTAGGTTTCTGCTCTACGTTAAAGAATAAGTTATTCAATAACGGTTGGTAAGTAACTTCCTTATAATATTTACCATCTTTCCATATTATCTTCTCGTTAAGAAGATGAGATATTTTCTCTTTGCTAATAGCTTCTTCTTTAGTCAAACCAGTCATATGCTCTTTCTTAGCTAATGTTTCATATTCCATTCTTGCGTTAGTAATTATATCCGCTTCAAATTTAGAAACTGGTAACTGGACGACAACTGTAGTTGCAAAGTAAATGAACATCTTAGTATAGTTATCACAACGTTCAAGATCTTCAGTTGTAATGCCTAGTGATGTAACCATATGTACGATTTCAGTATCGTATTTTTCTTCAAAACTATCTAGAATACTTAAGTTGGCTAAAGCCTTTCTCATATCCATTGTTAATTCCTTGTATTTTTATATATTCCTCTATGTAAAGAATATATAATTAAATACGAATGAAATCACTATACGAACGTAAAAAATCACAGAGAGTAGACCGAAGTCTACTCTCTGTGTACAAAATGAATATAATACGAATATTATAGAACAACTTTGTAGTGGCGTACGTTTTTCTTAATAGCCTCTGAGATGCCCTCAATGTGGAACTCAGCAAGTACTGCCATGCTAGGGATAAAGCTAAAGCGAGGCTCAATATGAAGCTCTTTAACAGTAGCGTTAGCTCTAGTAGTTTGTACCTCACGGTTGAAAGGTGGTGTGTAAAGACCGAAGCCGAAGCTCATTAGGTCAGGAACACTGTTTCTATCTGGATTATCGAAGTCAGTGAAGGCTACGAAAATTCTGTCTTTCATTAGTGGGTTGCATGTTGTTACGATAACAGCGTCTGTATCGAATGTTAGGCTAAATGTGTTAGAGCTAACAGAAGCATTTACAGATGGTTGTAGTTGTTGACCAAGGTATCTAGCGATGTGTGGATCAGTACCGATAACAACTGTTTTGCGTTTGCCAGGGCGTAGTTTCTCAAATACGTTAGTATAGTTAGACTCTAGACCCATTACAGTTACAACGTCTGCGATGTTGTTTAGGATACCAGCAGCGATATCTTGTACTCTCTCATAGCTTCTTAGGCTATCAACGTTGTCTTTAAGTTTCAAGTTCTCTTTGTGGTAGAACGGAACGAATACAGTATCAGACTGAGTTTTTGTCAATGCAGACTCAAGAGCGTGAGCAGCATTTAGATCCTCTAGATATTTAGCAAAGCCAAGTAGTGTACCAACAGCTGTGCAGCTCATAGCAGCGCTAACAGCGATAGATTGTTTCTCAACAGTCTCTGCGATAGCATCATTGTCTTCACCAGTTAGGTTAAATACTGGCTTAATTACGTTAAAGCCACTTCTGAACTCGCAGATGTGTCTATAGCGTGTAGACTCGTTGTGTAGAAGGATGCTTCTCTTTCTGAAGTTGCTGTTAGTTACAGCAGCGTCAAGATCATAACCAACTACAGCTATTTTCTCAAGAGCCTCTTTAATTAGTTTACCATCACCACTAGTTAGATCAGTTACAACTGTACCGTCAGCAACTTTTCTAATTTCAAGTAGCTCAAGAGCAGTAGCGTTCAATTTGATAACACCTGTATCAGTTCTTACAGAACCAGTTACAGAAAGCTCAACATCAACTGCATACTCAGTACCGCCAGCGATAGCAGAACCGAATAGAGCGTTGTCTGTGTTCTCTTTATCTTGGAAGTCTTTAGTATTTTTAGTGTTCAAAGTGAACTTGCCGTTGAAGTTAACAACTAGCTCTTTGTTATGTCCCTCTGCAGGTAGTTGGAATGCAGTTTTAGGTCTGAATGAAAGATCCAATTTAGCTTGTAGATCTTTAGCAGCTGCGTTCTTGAAGCCTAGGTATAGGTTTGTCAAGCTCATAGCGCGATCTAGAGCGTCTGTGAAGTCTGCAACGTTACCACGAGCAACATCAGCTTTAGTGTTAGTTACACCGAAGATATCGATTTTAGCACCGATCTTATAAGGAGCGGAGTTGAAAGTCTCGCCGTTAACAGCAACACCGAATTTAGCATCGTGAACCAATGCAAATTTATCAGGGTCATTGTCGATGAAAGGTTTAACACGTAGTCTGTTCTCAGTTAGAAGCTCGTTGTTGAATAGGTTCTTAAGGATTGGTTTAGCATCCATTTTAACATCAACACCACGAGGTGTAACGTGTTTGAACTCTTTAACGAAGTTATCGATAGGTACTTTAACCTCGTAGAACGCATCAGCAGGTCCCATAACGATTAGTGGGAAGAATGCCTCTGAGAACTCGTCTTGTTTAGAAGTAGCAACAGCAAGAGCTATAGTTGTGTAGTAAACAGACTGTAGTTGCTGACCATCGAATGACTCTAGGTTAACTTTCATATCGCTAAGAACGTCTTCGAAAGATAGAACTGAATCAGCAGACTCGAAGTTCATACCCATTCTCTCATCAGGCTTAAGAGAGCTGAAAGACTCGCCAAGAGCTTTAGTCAAACCAGCTGGATTAACAGCCATAGCAGCAGCTTGAACAGCAGCAGCTTTTTGTACTGGAGTTAGTGATAGCTCACCTAGGCCTTTACCATAAGACTCAAGGTTGATGTTACCGATAGCTGCCTCAATGTTGTCTTTGAAACTATTGAAAGTCTCTTCAGCAGCACGTCTCTCAGCGCCAGATAGGCTCTCAGAGTTGAAAGTATAGTTAGCTATACCACTTTTGTCTAGTGATCTTAGTGTTTTCTCAGAAGCCATAATAGCGTCAAAAACACCACGGAGTTGAGTTTTGGTCATACTCATATTTGGTCCTTTTTATGTTAGTTTGTATATATCCTCGTATGTATCAGTATCTTACAACAATCCGAAACTATAATAGAGAGCATCCTAGCTAAAGATGCATCTATCTAGTGTTTTCAAGTAGACATTAAATAACATACTACTATGTAACTCGTTAGTACCGAACTTGTTCTGATATTCTCTAACTATATCAGTTACAATAACTCTAACGACAGGTTCATAGTTACTTAAGAGCAAGTTTCCAAAACCATTTTCTAATATTACGAATAAAATATCATCCGTAATATAGAATTTATATGGCTTCTCTATATTACTCATAACAACATCTACAGGATAGCTGCTATCAACCTCTTCATGAGCTATAATAGAATCTAAAACTCTCTTACTAGTGCCTAGTATTTTAGTTATATCTTCTGCTTTACTATTAATAGCTAAACCTAAAACTGTTTTTACATAACTATCTAACGCTAGAATACTTTCAATATCATTTGGTATCATACCAGCATTTTTTAGTCCATATTGAACAGCTTTAAAAACATTAGGCCCTAAGTAAGGATTCATTCCTAATTCTTCTATACTAGCTATAGCCGGAATAGTGTTAAGTAAAGGATAACTTTTAGGATCTATTAGAGACTTTCTGAAATAGTCGTTGATACTAGACAATAGTTGGGTATTGATAGATCGCGTACCACCGCCTACTATGTAATATGGAACGAATAATATTGTTTTATTCCTTTTACTAGTATTCTCGTCAGGTACACTCGTAGGTCTGATTTCTATACTTGCCACGTGTCCTCCTTCTTAAAAAATACTTCATAGAGTACCATTAACGTACGTAGGTACCTATAAATCACCTAACAAATTTTCCAGGGGGTTTTTAAGCTTTTACAAAATAGAAATTGAATGTAGAGTACGAGTAAAAAGAGAGGATAGTCAGAACAATGAATAAAATAGACATTTTGATAACGTGTATAGTTCTACTCTTTAGAGAAAGAGAAATAACTAAAGACGGTACATATGATAGTAGAAACATAGTAAAATCTATATTAACAGTTACTAAGCCTAAACGACAATCTATGTTAGAAGGTGATATAAATAGTCCAGAGAATGCTCTTATAGATCTTCTTAATAGAATGATTGCTAATCCTGAAGCATACGATGATAAACCTAATCTACTAGGAGAACTTAAAGTAATATTTAGAACAAATACTTTATATTACGATACTGCTAAAGAACAATTAGATACCGAAATGACAGATGGTGGTATGAAACGCTCTGTTGGGTCTATGGTTAATAAGTTAACACAATATTATAAATCAGCGACAGCTATACAGAAACTTAATCTTCTTACCTATAATCTTAATAATGGTAATATTAAGAAATCGGTAGCTGATGATATTTTAGAGATTTTACCAGAGTTAGAATCTTTATGTAATAAAACAAGTACTAAAGATGCCGGTATCTTAAGTTCTGTTCAGTTGTCTAGTCGCGAAGATATGGACGAAATTGTAAAATCGTTTAAGTCTACCAAAACTGAAGGCGGTATACTTAAAACTGGTTGGGTACAACTGAATAATATGTTACAGGGTAAATTTGCCGCTTAATCTAGAAATAGAGTAAGTTACGAGATGTTTAAAAGCTGGAAACCCCTAAGAGCCCTTATGCCTACAACGTTAGTAGGAGCGCGAGCAGAAACAAGTTAAGGGATGATAACTAGAGATGAAATAAAAGCGTTATATATTTAACCTTTAATATATTAACGTTCTCTAGATCGTTAACAATGGGCAATCAGCCTTATTACTATTTTATTTGTAATTCAATTTTTAATAACAATACTACAAAATGGAGTTACAAATTATGAAAAAGAAATCTAAAAACGTAGTCAAATCTCAACCAGTTAATTCTGAAGTTGAAACTTGGAGAAAGATAAGACAAAAACCAGGATATTCAATATCCAGTCTTGGTAAAGTTCGAAACGATACTACAGGACATATTAAAGCAACGAGCTTAGATAGATACGGATATCCAAGAGTTACATTATATGCTGCCGGTACAAAACCGATTAGTACAACAATACACAGATTAATCATGACTAATTTCTACCCAGAATCAGAATGGGGAGAATGTGTTAACCATTTAGACTGTGACCGCACAAACTCTGTCTTAAGTAATTTAGAATGGACTACTAATAAAGGTAATAGCCAGCATAGTAGAAAACTTAATAGGTTTCCAAAAATAAAAGGAAACGAAGGTGTTAATGCTAAATTAACAACTCAGCAAGTTTGTGAAATTGTTGTTGATGGATATGGAACGCCAAATAGTGTTTTAGCAGAAAAATATAATGTAAGCACAAATGTTATAGAACGTATAAGACAAGGTAAAACATATAAAGAGTTAACGGGCTCTTTTAGAAATGATTACTATCCTGGTATATACAAAGATTTAAAATAGTAATAAGTCAACGACTAGTGCAGAGGCACGTAGGATATAAGCATATCCGAAAGAACATCCATCTTAGTACGTAATGGTAAAGATGAAAATATAGTCTAATCGATGGTATCCTAATATCATCCTTTATATAATTAAGTTATTATATATCGTCTTATGAAAGTAAGAGCAGCAAATGCGGTTAGTAGTAGCGACACTAACGAATAAACATGGGATTTCGTAAAGGGCAAATGGGTGTGGTGTGTTCACTACAGCATAATTATAAATCAGGTTTTCTTAAATCAATATTTATGCAAGTAGCTAGACATAACGTTCCTTTATTAAAAGATATTAAAAAGAAACCAGCTTTGGTTTATCTATCGTTCGAAGATGAAAATATAGATACGTTAGAGTTTATGTATACGTATTTATATTACCACGAGAATAGAAAACTTCCTGAGAACACAGATGATGATCTTAAAAATTTGTCATCTGAGCAAATACAGGAATATGTTATAAAACGGTTAGGTATTAACGGATTTGAAATATTCTTAGTAAGAGCAGATCCGACGCTTTGGACCTATCAAAGCATATTTAGTTATATTAACCAACTAGAAGCGAATGGTTATGAAGTCCAAATGGTTATATTGGACTATTTAGCTATTTTGCCTACAACTGGTTGTGACACATCAGGTCCAACTGGTACAGCATTAAGAGATATGTTTAGACGCGTTAGAAACTTTAGTGCTAGTAAGGGTATTGCAATGATTTCAGCTCACCAACTATCGACGGAATCTAAAGCTCTTATACGTAATGGTATACAAGATTCATTATTTGTTAAAGAAGTGGCTGGTAAAGGTTATACAGAAGGCTCTAAACAGATTGACCAGGTTGTTGATTTAGAGATTTATATCTATAAAGCGAAGATTAATAAGAAGTGGCATTTGACATTCAATAGAGGCAAACATCGTGGAGTGGGCATAATCGATGATAGTCTAATGTATTTTACTTTACCATTCCCTTATAGAGCTCCTATATTAGAAAACATTAACGATGAAAACGTGGAAGCAACAGCAGTGGATGAAGAAAGTGAAGATATGTTCGACATCTAAATACCTTATTAAGGAGTGAATTATGACATTAGGTCAACATCAAGAAGCTTTTATGCGAGACTTCTCTAAACTTCTTATCTTTATCCACGAGAATGGATATGAAGTAAGAGGTGGAGAACTTCTAAGAACTCCTGAGATGCAAGAGATTTATCTTAAGACTGGTAAGTCTAAGACAAGCAGAAGTAACCACTTGGTTAAATGTGCTGTAGACTTGTTTATCTTTAAAGAAGGTAATTGGCTAACGGAGAAGAAAGATCTCCAAAAGTTTGGAGAGTACTGGTGTAGTCTAGACCCATTGAACCAATGGGGTGGATTTTATCAGAGCTTTTACGATGGCCCACACTTCGAACGAAGAGTTCAGTAACTATGTTAGAGTAAGAGAGTATTTAGTTACTCTCTTACTCTATATTATTTTTATTTCAGAATCTATTCCTATATATGACTCTAAAACGTTTATTCATTGTCGTTCTAGAGGGCCTTTCAAAATCTATTAAATCTTAAAAGAGTACCTAAGGTTTATCCCTTAGGTACTCTTATTTTTATCGTTTTAACCTAGCTAGGCTAGTGCTTCGCTTCGTTGAATGGGAAGGTATTTGCTTACTATCCATTATTTTTTATCAAAATTTACAAGGAGTTTTTGTATGTTAGCTAACATTATCTCGCATAACAGAAAACATGATAGCACAACCACCTTGAAATTTGGAGATGAAACTTTAGATAAGAATGTTCAGCTAGATCTTGTCGATGTAGAGGATGCTACGTTACTCAGTGACGTTACTGTCTATGACTATATTAGCAAGATTAAAACTCCATTTCTTTTGGGTTATCCAGCTATTGTTTCTCCTAAAGAGGGTGACCTTATAACAGATGCTACTATTTTTCAGCTTACACCATATACGCCTAATGAGAGCTTTAAAGGTCTTGTTAATAAAGTAGAATGGCAAATAGCTTCTGATTCTAGTTTTAACAATATAGTATGGAAAGCCACTTTAAATAAGACTGAAGTACCTGGAGGTGATTTTAGTAAATTCATGCCTTCTAGTGTATATTTACCATCTGGTTATTATTATGTTAGAGCACGTTATATAAGTTATCCACACTCTAGTCCGTTTACACAACCTGTTAAACTAAATTTCCCTAGCTTTAAAGTAAGTGTTCCTTCATTATCTTTAACTGTTAATGAATTAACACCTACTATAACTTCATCTCCATATACTTTAGCCCCAGAGTTTCTAGGTAAAGAACCACAAGATCCTCTAGTAAGAGTAACATGGGGTGTTTCAGAAGTTGCAGATGGATCAACTGTTAATAGTGCTTCTATTAATGCGTTATTATCCAATAACTATACGCCTGATTTTACAGTTGTAAAACAAGATAGTGATCCTGATAAATATGTTCTTAAGTTTCCTATAACAGATAGTTTACTTAATGCTAAGGTAGGATTAAAACCTAATACAACTTATTTAATAACTTGTACTCATCGTGGTGTAAGGTATGCTACTCCGTTATCTAGAATGATTTTTAAAACAGGTAACTTTAGGGTTAAACCACCTAAGTTTAAATTAACGTCTGCTGATAATGGTGTTGTAAATATTAACTTTGAGCCACTAGAAACTTTCGAAGGTGCTGATACTTTAGATCATTTTGAGATCTCTATTATTAATCAGTCTGATAATCCACAACATATGGTACATACTGCTAGTGTATCAACGTTTACATATAGAGTACCAGATGATATTTTACAACCATCTACTAAGTATAGTTTCTCTATAGTTGCTGTTGGTAAGAAATATGGTTTTTCAGATACTTCTATATTAAGTATCAGTATGCCGTACGTAGGTATAGAACCTCCAAAACTTAGTATAACAACTAAAGGTATGCAACCTACTGCTAAACTAAGTCCGTTTAAGCCTATTAAGACAAATGATACTCAAAAAGGTACACAATGGATACTTTATAACCATGCTAATACAGGTACTGATAACCTTATTAAAGAATGGATTATAAATGGTACTGATAGTTTCTTAGTAATCGATAGACAGTGGATAGAAGTTAATACTAACTATAAACTTAAAGCTCGTTACTTAGGGCATAAATACAAGAGTCCTTGGGTAGAAGAAGCTTTCAAAACAGTTAATATAGTTGTTAAGAAACCAGAAGTTACTCTTTCTAATATAGGACTAGTTATCACTGGTAACGTTTCTGATTATGTAGTAGTTGGAGATGATGATACACCAGAGAACGTAGTGTGGAACGTATGGGAAGTTGATATTACACCATCTTCAGATCCGCTCGTACCGCCAGTTGAAACTATAGTAACACATCTTGTTAGAGATAAAGTACAAAAATGGGATAATAGGATCCTTAAAATTTCAAGAGCTGATGGTGTTAAGAGAAATACTGCTTATAAAGTAACTGCTAAGATACTTGGTAGGAACTATAATAGTGTTGCTTCGGACCCAGCGTATATAACAACACCAAACGTTTATATACTTAACCCTGAGATTCACATCTCTGGAGAACCGAATCAAGTTCCTAGATTTCCTATTATAACAGGATCAGATTTTAAAACTAATATCGATTCTGATATACATACTAAAACAACATGGAAAATAATAGCTACTAATACAGGTGATGTTATTCTTAATGTTGATGATCCTATAAATAAAACATCTTATAATGTATTAGATCCTATCTTATTACCTAATACTAATTATCGTTTAACAGTTACTTATCACGGTGATGTCTATGGGCCAGCAGATCCTGTAAGCTTAGACTTTAAAACTAGAGAGAAGTTTGTAGAAATGCCAGACGATGGATTACCGAATGTTAGAGTAGGTGATGATAGTAGTAATGAAACAACTAAATACTATGGAACTATCTTAGCTAGTGATCTAAATGACACTAGAAACTATTTAGGCGTTTGGAATGGTTATACAGAGTATGGTGTAGATAGTCAAGTTCTTTATGAAAATAGATTGTGGAGAGCTTTAGATACTTCTTCTTATGCTGCTTTAGGTAATAACGTACATCTTAATAAGAATCGTATACCTGGTAAAGAGAATGACAATAGAATAGTCTATTGGGAAGAAGACGATAGAAATACATTAGCTACTTATAAATGGTTATTAAGGAATATTGGCTTCCAAGCTACTATCCAAGATAACAATAAAACAGGTTTAACTTCTAATAACGTAGCTAAGGGAACTTTCATAGGGTCATCAACATCGAATGTAAGTAAGTTTATGCTTGGTAGTAAGATATTGTATATCTACGATACTCCAGAACTTAAGAATGTTTCTTATAATGATCTTGCTATTTATAGTCTTACTGGTAAAGGACGTACTATAAGAATAGGAGAACGTTTATACTGGTTAAGATTACCTACATTAGAAGAGATTAAAGAACTTCAAAGGTTTAAAGCTACTGAAGACATAGGACATGTTGTACCTACAGATACAGATACAGAATGTTGGTTAGGTAATGGTGCTGAAGGTGCTAATGCTAGATTTAACCAAAGTGGAACTATCGTTAACTTTGAGCCAGCTATGAATAGGACTAAAGCATTACGTTTAGTACTAGAGTATATTTCTCCGTATGAAGAACCTTGGTTATTTGCTAGAAAGAAATATCCTACTTTACAATATGACAGATATACAGATACTGGTTATTTCGGTATTGTACCTAATGATGTAAATAAATTCAATATCTATAATGCTATTGGGTTACATACTGGTACTAGGATCAATCTTGATTTTGGTTTCTTAGCATTCTGGTCACATGGTAAACGTATTTTAATTAACAGAGCTTCTATAGCTTATGGTATAGATTATAATATGTTAGTAGGTTTAGGTGTTGTTTATGGTTCTGATGTTCGTTTAGAAGGCTATGAGAATAAAACCACTAATAGACTAGGAGACGATATAAAATACGATATTCGTATACCTAGAGGCGGGCCTTCTTATATGGACTTAGGACCTATAGCCGATCTTCCTAATGATAAATTGATCTCTAATGCTAACTTGTTTAGATATTCAGAATGGAACGAATTAATCTATCGTGTAGCTGAACATATTCCATTAAGCATCGATATTAATAACTATCATGGTGGCTATCAAATAGGTCGTAACTGGGCATCTATGGATAATATTAATTTAGGTGTCTTTGAGCATTACTCTGGCAATGGATGTCATGATTTTGTACTTACATCTGTTAATAACAATGAAGTAATTTCAAGAGGTGGTACTAAACTTGAAGCTGTTTATTACGTAGATAAAAATACTGCTCGTAATGACCATGGCGTAAGATTAGTACTTGAAGATACTACAGACTTCTCTCTGTAATATTTAACTTAGAGAGTATAGTTATTTATACTCTCTATACTATATTAAAATTCTAATAATATAAAAAGGATCAACATGTTAAAATACACTAATAACACTTTTAGTGCTTATCAATATTTAGTAACATATGGCGTAAAGGGAGAGTCTGAAAGGGCTGAAGCTTTTACCGATAATATAGAAGACGTTTTCTTTATGGTTAATACTTATCCTAATCTTTATTCTAACCCAGTATCTGAAGAGGTTACTCTTAGTACAGAACAACTAGGAAGACTTAGAGAGATTAACGATCTAGTACTAGAACATAAAGAGAATTATGCTTTTGATTTTGAAGCTTATGTACGTTATGGTATCATGACCAATCAAGACCCAGCATTAGCCCCTATAGCTGCTTCTTCTAAAGAAGCTACTGTTAAATTTCTAGTAGATGAACTTAAACCTACTATTAAGAAAATGAGAGATACTAAGTCTGTAAGTGGTGTTGAGTTATTCGGGCGTAAATTCGACTCTGATTCACTAGCTAAAGAGAACGTAACTGGTTATGTTACTTTAGGTCTATTAGAGATTGCTACTAAAGGTAAATGTGATAGAATGTTCGACTGGAAAGACTATAACAATGAGTTTGTTAAATTAACTTATGAACAAATTTGTCAATTAGCTAAATACATTGCTGGACATATTCAGTCTTGTTTCTCTGCTGAATCACTAACACATCTAGAACTTTCTAAAATGGAAGTAGCTGATCTACTTAAGTTCCCAGAAACTGAGATATATAATAGAATCGGTAGAGTTAATCCAGAGGAAGAAGATAAAACAGCTTCTGGTCAACCAGCTCCTACTACACCAACTAATGCTAATGCTCTAGCCGCTATTTACGAACAATGCTATCAAGCGGCTCTTAAACACATTATAGAGGAATAATAGATGGGAGTTATGAAGATACAACCTAAGTTAGCACTTAGACCGTATACTAAAGACTCTGGATTCATAGCTAAAGCTATCAACTGGTGGTGCCATTCTAAGTACTACCATGTTGAGCTTATCTTAGGAGACCACTGGATATCAGCGACTCCTAAGGAAGGTATTTATGTTAATGAACTTAGACCTTTAGATCATGAGCGATATGAGTATTTCGATCTACCAGAGATCGAAGTTTCGGAAGAAGTTTATAATAATGTTTGGAAGTATATAAAAGAGCAAGTATCACCTAGTTATGATACTATGGGTCTATTCTGGAACCAAGTTCTTGGTATATCTTTCTATAATAAACGTTGGTTCTGTTCAGAACTAATAGCAGAGATATTGATCCTCTTAGGATATAATAAACTATATGGTACAAATGAATCTGAGTATAGTCCACAAGATCTATATGATATATTTAAATATCCTGTACCTATTAAACTAAGAAGATATAGTATCTATATAAGGTTTAAGAAATTTATTAAGTTTTGTTTTAGCCTAGTATCTTGGTTAGCTATTAAGTCATACTGGTTAAAATGCGTATCTTTAATAAAGACACTTATAGGAAAATTGAAAAAACGTTAATAACAGTCTAACAGAGCTTAAGTTATGGCTGAATATTTTTAAAACAACATATACAAGGAGCAATAACTATGAGCATGTTAGTGCTGCGATTAAGAAATATCGATACAACTAATAACACAGACTGGATATACACTAACTGGGAGATTGCTACTGCTAAAAACTTTGAAAGAAGTAAGATCATCTTTTCAGCTTACGAAGATAGAGTTAATAAATCTTCTAAGTTCGTAGAGATGACTCTTCATCCTGGAACTAAGTATTACGCAAGAGCTCAGGTAGTTACCAATAAAGGAGCCCATAAGTGGACTAACCTAGACGTTTGGACTCACAAAGCATTTGACGATGTTGAGAACCAATCAGATCTTCCTTCTAGAGTTAACTCCCCAGACATCGCTACAGATTCTATTGTAAATGACCATGTGCCAACTGGTTTCTATATCATTTGTAAAGAGTTTGCAGCTATAGGAGATGCTACGCATGCAGCAACTTCTTATTGGATCGAGACTTTAGATGGTAAAGTAGTCTGGAAAAATCTACTTAACGAGATTTCAAAATCGAAAATTCTAGTTAACGATATTATCCTGGATAATAATAAAGTCTATCGTATCAAAGCTGTATTCCATGCTAGTTCTGGAGATAGTAGCCAGATAGCTACTAAGACTATTTATATAAATGGTAAATCTTCAGATGCTAACGTTATAAGAATTAGTAAGGCTGTAGTTAATGCTGATTTTGTAAGCATATCTATAGATACAACACTAAGTCCTTATAAGAACGCTAAAGAAGCAGCTATTAAGATAATGGCTTTCAATAATGGCAGAGGTGTTACTGCGTATGAAACAGTTACTAAATTCGATACCCCACCATATGCGGTTTCTATTCCTATGGAAAAAATAAAAAGGAATACTATATATCTAGTCATGGTTAAATATGACATAGAGAATAGTTGGAAACACATGGTTATCAATACTTTTAAATAATGTAAAATGATGTAAGGGGTAAGAGATGGCAGAATCGTTAGACGATCTTTTAGCTAAAACCGAATCTGGTTTTTCTGTTATGCTACAAAACACCCCTGCTAATAATGAGTCTCTTAGTAAGATACAACATCTTATCGAAAAAGACCCCTCGCTATATCAATACGTTCTTCTTAAAGAGTCTGCAGATACTTCTGCAAGACAAATAATACAATATGAGCACGCTAGTAATATGCGTGCTATGATTAATTACTTTAAAGAGTTTGAGCGTAAGGATAAAGAAACTAAAATGGCTTTATATACGATTATAGAGCAACATGGTAAAGACATTAAGGCTATGAAGATTATGAAATATGTTCTAATAGGACAAACAGTCTTTTCATTTACTATTGGTTTCTGGGGATTATACACTATCAACCCCGATGCAGGTGAAGCAGTTATAAAATTTATAAAAGCTCTCGGTAGTATCTTTTAAATTTTATAATATTTAAAATATGTAGGATAGCGATATGTTAAAATTATGTAAATATTTCATTCAGAATTTTTGGAAACGACCTAAAGATAATCAAGAAGTTGACTATCATTCGACGGAAGTTGTTCCTGGTCTTAAAGTTCAGAAACCTAAGCCTGCTTATGAGATTGTTAATGACAAAATAACGTTACTTAGTAAAATTGATCTTAATGATGTAGGTGAACCTATCATTATGAATCCTAATACTAAAAAGACTTTATTAGTTGTTAATGATATTCCAACTACGTTAAAACTATTAGAGTTAGACTTTAAGACTATAGAAACAGAATATCATAAGGATGTTCTCGGTAGTTATAAAGTTGTAATTTGTTCTGGTAGACATGCTAATTTAATGGCTTATAAATATCTACTTAATAACCAAGTAGATAAAGCGTTATTAGATGTTATACTATCAGATAGTATTATTAGGATGGATAATCAATTTATCGAGTTTAATGGTTTTGATATTGCAGAAGAGATTAAGAAAAGAAATCAAGCTTCTGAAATAGGTATATATACTTCCGTAGAATTAACAAGTACTTTAGATATTATGCATAAGTACTTATCAGCTTTTAAAAGACTAACTAGATCTAATGTAATCGATAAATATATAAACATAAATCTTAGTGATAGAACAGCACAACTTAGTGCTATGTTCTAAGATCTAAACTAAATAAAAAAGACTATAGAGAGACTAGTAAATAGGTCTCTCTATAGTCTGAGCTTTTTTGAACCTAAGGCCTAGATATACAGGATATTTAGGTCATAATTTATAAAAATAATATATAAGGAGAATAGCTATGGCCGAGTTAAGAATACACGACCAAAGTTCTGTATACTTTAAGTCTATTAGAACTGGCGATACGCCTAAAGACATAAACGTTAGAACACCTGATAAATCAGGCTGGTTGATAACAGATAAAACATTACAAGATATATTAAATTCTGGTGCTAACATAGCAAGCTCTCAGATTTTGAAACCTGATATAACAGAAAAACCATTGGTTAATCCAGAAGCATATGGTAGCTTATTGCCTATAGCAACTTATAGAACTAATGATACTTTCGTAGGCGAACATCAAGCTACCGAATGGGTTGCTTCTTTAGATAGTAACTTTAATACGTTAATAGATACAACTGCTGATCCTATTTTTAGAGATGGTTGGTATCCTGCTGTTAACGAACCTAGAAGAAAAGTCTATGTAAAATATAGATTTATATCAGAAGATGTATGTTCTCCATTTTCAGATACATTAGAGTTTACTACACCAGAAGGTGGAGTATCTATCCCAACATTGAGTGTTGTAGAAAGTGGTAGTACACCAACTATTAAAGGTTCAGAGTTTAAACTTTATGGTAACCTTACTGGAGTAGATCATATAGCTTCAAGTTGGGTTATTTATAAAGTATCTGATAATAGTGTTATCAAATCACTTCCTAATAACTCTGAAAAGCTAAGAGAGTATAAAGTAGAAGAAGGTCTTTTACAACCAGAAACAGAGTATAAAATATCTTTAGTATACCATACTAACCATCCAGTGCATGCTAAGACAAGAGCTGCTATAGGAACTTATAAAACACCTGCTTCTGCTATTTCTAGACCAACTTTAAGTTTCCATACAGAAGAGGGTAGATATGAAGTACGAGGAACTCCTTTTACTGTTACTAGTGGCACTGATAGGCATAAGTTTACTACTTGGGCTGTTTATAATGGTACTCAAGCTTTGGTATACAAAGAGGAAAATAGTAAAGAATTAACAAAATTAAATCTTACTGGTATATTAGAACCAGATAACGATTATAAAGTTACTGCTATCTATATAGGCGATAAAAGTAAGAGTAATACCGCAGCTATTAACTTCAGAACACCAACAGAACAACAAACAGATCTTAATAAGTTAATAACACTAAGTAAAGAAGCTCATGGCGGTCTTAAAATCACTATGGAAAAGTTTAAAATGCCTGTAGCTGAGAAACTATTGTATCTAACATGGACAATACAGAACTATAATAACAATAATCCTATAGCGTTAGAAGTTCGTTTAGATAAAGATCTAGATGATAAATACGATAAGCCATTAGTTTACGATCTTCATCCGGCTGATAGTTGGTTAAAATGGCTACCTAATAATGAATTAACTAACCCTGTTATTCATATGTCTGCTAAGGGCAGAGTAGTTGGCGAAAAAACAGTATTGAACTATGGTACTCAAGTTCCTTTAGAAGTTAGCTTTGATTATAAACTAGGGGATATGTCTTTAGAAGATAATAATACTTTAAATCCATTAGTTAAAATAGCTGGTGAACCAGCAGGAGCCGATGCTACTTGGATAACTAAACGTAAAGTAGTTTGGGAATTATTTACAAGAGAGCCTTTAGCTAAAGTACAGGCACAAGAGACTTCAGATTTTAATCAACATAGATTTACTAACGTTGATTACAATACAAAATATCTTGCTAAATGTAGGTATTATACTAATTTCGGTGTTTATGATAAACAAATAGAGTTTACAAGTAGGCCATTTACATTACCTAAACCAAACTTAGTAGTAACTGGTGTTGGTACGAAAGCTGTTATAACGGCAACTGGTGCTAACCTTAATATACCTAACCATCCTGAGAAATCACATGGTAGTACAACATGGACATTGTATAGCAATACTGGCACTAAATTATGGCAATCTGTTAAGAACACTAGTAACTTATTAACTATAGACATACCAGCTCAATATTTAGAAAGAGCTACTGAATATAAAGTAGGTGCTATATTTCATAGTGTTGATGATATTGTAAGTAGTCCAGAAGGTATAGTTCCTTATACACATATAGGTTTACAACTTATAGTTAAAGATGCCGATTTTACATCAGGTACACATGATAATAAGTTATTTAGCTATGGTTCAATGTTTATCGTTAAAAAAGTCTATGCAGATGCTGGCGGAGTGGAAACTTTACATACTGGTAATGTTAAATTTAAAATTACTATTAAAGATGGTGATAACATTGTATGGAGTAAAGAAACTGATAGTACGGATAGATCAGCTAGAGATCTGGTAGCTAATGTTACATATCCTGGATTTACTCACGTACCAGAATCTATTAAACTAGATCCTAAGAAAACATACAAAGTTATATTAGATACTTATATTGATACTGTTGTTAGTTCAACATTAGAGAAAAATTTTACTGTTATTGCTAACGTTAAAATGCAACATTTTAGAGGCTATATAAGAGATATTTTCGATAAAGTATACCCAGAGATTACGTATGGTAATAGTAGTAAAGGGGGCGTTTTAACTTATGGAAATGGTGTTGGTATAAGATCTAAATCAAGTCTTATAAAAAATGGTACTTGGATAGAAGCTAGAGAATATGTCGGTGAATGGGGCGACCCAACTAACAATAAAGCTGGTAATCTTAATAATGCGAATCCTAGTGACCATATTGGTTGGAAAACAGGACAATACGCTAGTAGGAAGGGAAAGCTCTATAAAGCATTAGTAGATCAAACTTGGAATCAATATGACCCTGAAACAGACAGAAATAGTTGGGAAGAAGTTACTTATGATACTCGATTACCTGGCGGCGTAGAGCTAATGAGTAAACTAGGTTTAGGTAATGATGTTCAAGAAGGAACAAATACGTTTAGCTATTCTGATCGTAAATGGTCAGACGGCTTAATGGTAAGCCGAGCATATGAAGATATAGATTATATTCATATCGTTAGCCCTACAACTAAGAAAGTTTGTTATTGTACTTATCTTACAAATGGTGTAACTAATATTTCCTGGAACGATTTAGTAGCTAGACAACCAGAATATGTAGAATTAGATAGAATAACTGTTAGGTTTGGTACACAACTTTACTATGTTCGTATACCAACTAAAGAAGAGTGCTTATTGATTCAGACCGCTATATCATCCAGTCCAATGTATAAGATGCCATATATTCAAACTGTTGGTAGAAATGTTGAAAGTATTAAAGTGCTCGATATTTCTAAAGATGTTGACGATACTCAAAAAGTAGTTGAAACTACTATAAGTGTCAAAGCTAGAACTATGAATCTGTTCTTAGTATTAACACCTATTCCAGAAGGTGAAGAACCTTATTTAACAGAAAATATAGCTAAGAAATATCCTACGATAACTTACCCAGAAACCGAGTTAAGTTGGAGTACTGAAGGTCTTACATATGGACCAGATACTAACTATTTCCCAGCCGGATTAAAATTAACATACGATCCATTTACAGATACTGGATATTTCGGTAGAATACCTGTAGGTAAATTTAAATCGTATAAAGATATCATGGACGCCTATGGTGTAACAGGTCGAGTACAACATTATGACGGCACCGGCACTAATCCAGGCGATATTAAGTTCTACGATATGTTCTATTACCATGGACTAATAGTTTATATACCAAATAGAGCTCCTTGGTCTGATATGAGTTTCGATTATTGTAAGAGTAAAGGTATTTTATTCGGAGCTAACATGGGTGCTTACCATAACTATGTCGGAGATATTAAACTAGAGGATAATAAAGAGAACTGGTATAGGATAAGCGGGTTAAACTTGTATAGCAGAAACTTGTCTACTATAGAGCAAACTAAAGTTGGTGACACACCGTGGATAGGTATTAAAAATAGTATGTTATCTACCTTGCTTTATAAAACAATAGGTGTGTTTAAGCCAGAGAACCACCCATTGAACGAAAACATTCAGTCGCATGTAGGTATAGTAGGTAGACCATTTACTATTAAGAATAAAATGTTACAGCATACAGATATTATAAGTTATGATGCTAATGGTAGCAGTAACATTCGTGGGTTAACTGGTAAGAACTTGATGAAAAACACTCTTACTAATGCATTAGAAGTTATAAGCGTAAATGAAGGTATACTATTCAATGCTAAACCAGATAACACCGATTGGAAAACATGCTTTAGACCAATGCTAACTCTTAAACCCGTAGGGGGGGGGGGTAATTAAAATACTCCCTATTATGAATTTTAGGTTTAACTGGAAAGTTGAACAAGCTAAAGATCCTGACGGAAGAGAAATACGTTATACTGCTTATCACTATTTCGAACCAGTTAACTGGCCAGAGACTGTTAAAATACTCCGGGTTAAGGCACATTGGTTTAGAAATTCTAATGTTAACTATTATGGAACAGCAGCTGTTACAGAGAATCAGGTTTATCCTATTCGCATTACAACCGAAATGCAGGCACCGCATGACTCAGGTGTTGCGTTATATATAACATGTGAATACGAAGGTGTTGAATTCGAAGCTCGCGTAAGTAACCATAAGGACATTATGACACGTAATTATTTTGGTCGCTGGTTAACATGGGAAGTTGTTTATAGTATTGGCGAAAAGAAAAATATTTCACAACGTATTGTTTAATTAATATGTACAGATACAAGGATACTATCCTTGTATCTGTATTTATATTTTTCCTTTATTCTTACTTCTGAATAACAAAATTCTTAAGGAGATAAAAATGCAAATAGAATTAAAAGTTAAAGCTTATTATGTTGTCGATACGACAGGATATTGGATTGTAGAACCAGGTAGTAATAAACGCGTTTGGTTTAAAACGCAAGAAGAAGCCGATGGTTATTTAGAAAGAACACAAGAATTTACTATATTTCCTAATGCTCCTCTTTCTGTAGTAACAGTAGATATAGCTCAAGTTTTAAATTCAGATACATTAACCGAAACAGCAGAGTTAGTTATTACTTCTAAAATCTTAGAAGATTCTTTAAAACGAATGAGTAATAACTATAATGAAATGATTAAAGAGTATTCACCTGTAAGAGATCTTAAGAATCTAATTAAAAACTTTGAAAAACATATTGGTTATAATAAGTTAATAAATGTTAATGCTATTAATCTTAAAAAATATGTTAAAGATATCGTAGAAATACCTAGCCAGCCATATTATAATAAACTTATAGAAGAACATTTTAGTAAGTTACAACCTAAAGAAGACAATCTTTCTTTTAATATTTACAAAGCTTTTGAAGATAAAAAGAAAGAAATAGAGGATAGTCAGAAAGTAAATCGAGCCGTAACTACAGCTAGAAGTACTAATGATAAATCTGTAGATAGCTTTAAAATAAAACTTAAAGAAGAAACTATAATACCTTACTTTATAGAATACTTTAAGATCTCTTTATTAGTATATACCGATAGAGTAGAAAGTCTAAGTTTTGAAGAATACGAAGCTACTAAAGATCGTTATGCGTTTCTTAATAATCTTTTAGCTTATAATACTAAAAATATCTATATCCATAATAAAAATATTGACGAACTTACAGAGTTTGTTTATTATATTAAAAATCGGATAGAAGAAAAGGTTTATGATAAACTGACTAATAAGGAAGATGTCGGTAGTTATAAAGACTGGGTTAATTCTCTTACAGAGGATGAATATAATCATTATTTTGGTATAAAAATAGTTTCAGGCAGTAATGAATTTACAATAACTTCTTTAGCGCTAAAAGCTATAATAGAACCAGAAGGTCGTGTAATATACGCTAAAACATTTGTTAATGTTTTTAACAAACTCTCTGGAAGATACGGTATTTAACATACCAATTTTCTATATTCCTTCTTTATTTTAAACTAGTTTCATACTTTTGAATAATTTAACACTAGGAGCATAAAATGGATATTTATGGTATTGTAGAACAGCTTAGACTAAAGTGTAGTAAGCTCGAATCGGAGCTTAATGCTTTAACACCCAACCAAGAACAGTTTAATCAAATCTTCTTTCTAATAGATAAAGATTTTAATCGTGTTACTGACAAGATTTTTAAAACTTATGAAGAAGTTTATGAAGCTAGAAGACTTTATAATAAACAAAATAATAATCCTATAGCTAATTTTATTTACATAGAGTCACTACCTATTCCAGAAGGTAGTGATGTTAATGAATTTATAGCTATGCATTTAGATTTCGTAGCTGGGCATCAAATGCCTAAAACTGAAACAGCTTTAAAGGATAATAATGTTTCTTCAGTTTCTTCTATTAATCAATATTTTGTAGACTATTTTAAGCTCTATATGATAATAGAATCTGGTAGAGTAGATGCTTATCACTATGATCGTTATAAACAGACTAAACTTCAATTTGAAACTGTTTCTAATATCTTAGCAGGTCATGCGCCAACTATGGCAGACCATTTCCATAACTTAGAAGTTCTCCAGAATTTTGCTAAACGAGTTATGGGTATAGTACATCACGCTGTTTATCATCCACAACTTAATAAAACAACTACTGATTTCTTTAGGCAATGGGTTATAAACCTTACGGATGAAGAGTTTGAACAATATTTTGGTGTTCATGTGCATTATAACGAAAAAGAATTTACACTCTCTTCTCCTATAGTTAAATGCTATACGAATAAAATATCACAATGCTATTGGAGATGTTTTACTAATATTAATAACACATTAACCTGGAGAGAGAAATAAAATAAGTTAAATAGTGAAAGGAAAACGAACAATGACTATTTATTATATTACAAATCAGTTAGGTTATTGGGTTAATCCAGTTCATGCGTATAGATGAAATTGGTTTACTAAGAAAGAAGATGCTGAAACTCGTAAAGAGACATTTGAGAATTGGTTTATATTTAATAATGCAAAATATACTATACAAGAGATTAACGTTACTATTGATACGACAAAACATGATGTAGATTATTATTCCGATGTAATAATTAAAGCAATTTTAGAAAATACGACATCAAACTTTAAGGCTAAAGAACTTATGTTAGAATCCGGAATTGAATACGCGGATATCGATAAGATAATTTATTATTTTAACCGACAATTTGAAAATGTGGATACAAGTAGTATACAAAATTACCAGCGACCAATAGTTACGGCTGATACGCTTAAAGAATTTATGCTTATATTTTTATTGCCTTATGAACAAGCATATTTTAATAATCTTGTAGATGATTTCTTTGGTACAAAATAAAAAAAAAATAATAAGACTTACGACCTTTAAAGGTCGTAAGTCTTACTTTTATTCTTAACACACCAGCTAGTAGGATCTGGCGTGCTCACGTCTGGTTTCTCTATATCTTCTTTAGGTATTGGCTGTACTACCACTCTATACGACTTTACTACAGTTTCGCTTATGCCTGCATTAAGGTGATTAATTAATTCATCGGCATATTTCTTAGCGCTTTCCTCAGAAACAAATATAGCAGCAACACTGCCGTTGGTCTGTTCATCATATTCGGTTAGTTTAATTACTGCAAAAAGATGATCCTTATAACGCGGAATAAGACTAGAGTTATTGATATTACTATTTACTTCAGTATTTACATCACTATTTATTTCTTTATTTATTTCGTTGTAATTTACTTCTATTTCATCTTTATAGATATTAACAAATTTATAGTCATGTTCCTGATTATTTGCTATATAGTTTTTGAGCTTTTCTTCACTTGTAAAGATTCTTGTATAAGTATCTAATTGCATGTTTCTTTTACTTTTCGTAAAATCGACCATTGTGCGCGTATCGTCTTGAAATACTAAAGGATATACAGTGTTAACTACCCAAACTTTCTGTTTCATTGTCTTTTCCTTATTGCTTTTTCTGTAGATGTAAAGTATATCATAATGCCGGGTTCATCATCTTTCTCTCCTGGTAATATTATTATTGGATATACTTTAGGGGTATAGTTCTGAAACTGGTCTACAAACTGAACTCCTAATCTCATTGGTACGCCTACTAACCAACTTATTAGAAACTCTTTATATTCTTCAGCTTCATCACCACCTAAAGACTCTTCTTTTAAGAAATGTATTAGACCTATTTCTTCTAAAACGATTTCTGCAAATCTTGGTATAGATTTTATCACTATGTCAGAATCTATAACGTTCTTATATAGAACTATGGCAACAGCATAAACCATAGCAAGAAAAGAATGTCTTACATCTATTAATAGTTCTTCTGTAACACCTTCTTTAAAGTTAAAATCTTTTAATGTTAATGTAAAGAAACACTCTTCTACATCAGGACCTGCAAATATCCCATGTGTTATATCATTATCTAAGTCAGTACATAACCCAGTAGGAGCATTGAGATACTTAAGAGATTTCTTTACGAAAGAAATTACTTCTTTACTATCCTTATTGAAATCTTCACCATTATTCTCTAATGCTAAAGTAAGGAATGTTAAAGACTCTCTATACCATTTTAGAAGTTCATTAACAGTTTTAGTCTTATAACACTTTAAGAGCTTCTTAAACTCTTCTTTAGTTACTTCTCTATCTAGTTCCATATTCTTCCTTAATTGTTCTTAACAAAATGTAAAGATATCGCTGGTAATCCTTTACTTACACCAGGTAGTAGATAAGTTAAATAAGGTTTAGATGTTTTCCTTTTAACTGCTAATAACATTGCTAATGATAATTTAATAACATGTAACATTATCCAATCTATTAGTTCGATTTTAGCGCCCATAAACTCATCTTTAGGTTTACCAGGTTCTACAATATAGTAAAGCACACCAGATTCGTTAATACACCAACCTATAAACTCTGCTACTGTAGTTAATAAAGTAACTGGTTTACTATCTCGTTTATTAGCTACTAAAACAGTAGAGTATAAGACGCCTAATATCATATAGTAGAGATCTACTTTACCAGAAACTGTTACACTAGGTAATAGTTTTAAATCTCTAAGAGTTGTTACAATATTAACATCCTCCATATCACTATTGACTACTAAAGCATCTAAGGTTAATGATTTAGCATCAGGATTTTTATAACCCTGATATTCTAAAACTTTATTAGTAAAATCAATAACTAGTTCACTATTGAAATTAAATTTACTAATTTGAGTTTCACCACTTCCTAATGCGCTAGCATATAGGTTAGTCATTTGTGTATACCAATGTTTTAATTCTGAAAGAAATTCAGTGTCGATATTCAGTTGTTTACCTTCTAATAAAGACATAGTATTCTCCTTTTAGCAGATAGTATTCCAAACCATATTGGTATATAACGCTGGTTTACCTTCGAAGAATTTGATTCGTAATGGCTCTATAACATATTGATAAATATCTTCTTTTTCGAATTCGTTAAAAGCAAACTCTAAAACATTTGTAAGATATTTTGTTAATCTCTCTTTAGGAGTTAAACTAATATCTGTTTGCATGTTATTGAGTAAATTTTTGCCGGCATATAGCTTAAGTTCTGCGGTATTTGCAATATTAGTAGCTATTTCTAATAGCCGTTTATCATCATATGTTTTAGTTAACCCTAGTTGTATATTGTCTATTATACCACAGTTTAAAACATCGATAGTAAAATTAATTAATAACAATGCACTATCTTCATCTGTTGGCTTTATAAGAGACATATCCAAAATACGATTGGTTAGTTCTATACTAAACAGATGTTCCTTTTTAGTATAGCTATTCTCACGGTTCGGAATATATTTATTTATTAATTTAGAAGAGTTATAGAAGATGTTGTTTTGATTTTCCATAAATCTAAACCTATATTCCCTATCCAATTCAGTGGTGATATTGTTTTGTATATGATTAATAATATCATCCCTAAAAATACTTTTATAAACGCCAAATAGTAACATATTGATCTCCTTATTTATTAAATTGTTTGTGTACTGCATGTTCTTGCAACCAAAGATTAGTAATGTAAAACACCGCTACATTACCCTCTATAGTTTCGTAAATAACGGTAGGATATATATTTTCATCGGGATATTTAGTTTTATGCGTTTTTGTTATCATTTCCATAATAGAAACACCCAATGGTAATATATTTTCTAACCAGGCTAATATCCTAGCTATTTTATCTTCGAATATTTCATCTTCAGAAGCATTTTCTACAAACTTATGAATATTTTCTTCTTCTATAAGTTTGATAAGAAATATTCTTATAGATGTAACTAAAGAATTTAGCTCTTCTTCACTATCTTTTATTCTGTTATTAAAACTATATAATATAAAAGCATTTAGTGCAGTTAATGCGATTATGTTCATTTCTTGTTTTACCCCGCTACCGATTAATTTAAGATCTTGGTTTTCTAATAACGCTTTAACGTAATCTGCTTTAGGCGTCCATTCATAATCATTTACTTGTATCTCTTTAGACCCGGTATGAAAATTATGATATTTATCTAGGATAGCAGCCATAGTGTTATTAGCTAATTTATCTAGCTCGTCATCCGCTAAACTATGATCATTTAGACCTTCTAAATGTGGTTTAAGAAATGTGTATATTTCTAATAGATCTTTTGTTAAAGATAACTCTTTTTGAAACTTTTGTTCAATATCCATTATTAACTCCTTAAGTTTTAGTTTATCTATGTAAAGAATATATAACTAAATATAAATAAGAAAATAAACAACTAGAGATAGCATTAATGCTATCTCTAGTTGTGTTTGAATATAAATTACTTAGAAGCTTTAATAACAGCAGCTACATAGCGTTTAACATAGTCTGCATAGCCCATAGCGACGCTATTTGCTACAGTACCAGCTTTAATACCTATCATGTTAGCTCTGTAAATATTATTAAGTGTTCCTTTAGCGCCAGCATTACCAGATGAAGCACTACCAATAACTTTTAGTGTGTTGCCGCCAAATAGTAAATTCATTAGTCCACCGTTTTCTTTAAACACAGTATCGAAACGTTTAGCAATTACTTCTAGCCCAGCTATTAGTTTAAGAGCGTCTTGTTTGCTAAGTTTAAGATCTTTAGCAGGGTAAGCATCTACTTTATCTAGCTTAATAGCTTTTGCATTATAAACAACGTTATTAAGACTATTTTTAAGAGTTTCCCATAAACCAGGATCTTTAGCGTCTACAAAAGTGATTATAGAACCACCTTTGCTAGTAGCAATAACACCACCAGTAACAGCAGAGAATTTATCACTTGCATATTCACGCACTAGGTTAGCAGCGATTTCGCCAAGTTTACCGCCTAGTTTAACAGGAGCTATACCAGTAGTAGCGTCTTTATTATTATCAGTTACGTTCTTAACTAGTTTCTGAACACTATCAGCATAACCGACAACAGCAGCTACATTACCATCTTTAAAAGCATCAGCAGCTAAACCAGCTTTAACGAAATCTTTAGCTACAATCTCATTAGCTTTAGCATTATCAACGTCTTTTTCTAGCGTAGCGACTTCTTTCTTAAGAAGCTGTGCCATAGCATGCATATTTCCAAATACAGCTTTAAGATTTGTTACAGCTGATTTAAAGTTCTCTTTAGCTTTCTCTATCATATCGCCCATAACACCTTCAAGATTAACTTGTAGTTGCTCTAGGTTAGCAGATAGATTTTTATAAGCCTCTAGTGAACCAGTAGCTATATCTTCTCTAGACACAGTTACCATATCGGTAGTATCGAAACCTATTTTATTATAGAAGTATTTCAAAGACTCTTGAGCAGCTACTATTTCCTCTACAGGGACTTCAACTTCTTTACCTTCTTCAGCCGCTTCTTCTACTTTAGCGATTACTTCTTTAGTATGATCGATAGCTTCTTGAAGTTCAGCTGCTGTAGCCTCACCCTCTTCAAAATCTTCTTGAATATCTTCAAGTTCTTTAGTAGCTTCTTGAAGCTCTGCTATGTTAATATCAGCTTCTACTACATCCTCAATTGTTTGGTCCTCTACTTCAGAGACATCAATCTCTTCAGATTCTAAGTTTAGCTTTTTAACCATTTTGTTTAAAGCCATAGTTTTCTCCTTATAAGGTATTTTTTCATTTACATTATTAACAGTTACGTACGCTAGTTAATAATGCCTCATGGATTCTCATTCTTGGCTATTGTTACATTAAAAATTCATCAGACGCACTAGAGTAAATCTCTAGTGCGTCTGATATAAATAGTTTATGCTTGCTCTCGGTTATTACTTGTTTTTATAACTTTAGCAATTTTAACAAAAATAAGATAGAAATCTTTGTTAGCTGCATTAATCCAAGATGTGCAAATCTTTACAACACCTTTAGCAATGTTAGCTGCAACTTTATCATCCTCAGTCTCAGCTTTCTTAAGAAGTTCGTCAATAGCTTTAGTTGTAGTACCTATGTTATTAACAAAGTTAATATATTGTTGGCCTAGCTTTTCAATAGACCTAATGTCTGGTAAAGCAGCCGCGGCTTTCGATTTATCTACTTCAATAGTATCAATATCTGCAAATACATTATTTCCAGAGCTAGCTGGTTTATATACTAAAATACCATCGTTAGTTGGTAGGAACACATCTTTAGAAAGTTTAAATTTAGTAAGATCGGCGCTAGCTTTCATTATATCAGCTTTAAGATCGTTCACAGCTTTTGTAAAATAATCAAAGCCCTGAGTACTTAGGATTTGAAGGATAGCTACTTGTTTTGTGCTTAGGCCATCAATTACACCTTTAACATTCTCTTTGAGGTCAACAACAGAAGCAACGCTAGCTTTATTAAAAGTAGCTATAATACTTTTAACTTTTTGTACTTTAGATGGGAATACTTTAGCGATTTGCTCTTTAATCCAAGCATAAGCTTTCTTAATAGCTTCCCAAATTTTCTTAGCGCCAGCTTGAACTTTCTCTTTAAGATCTTTCCAATCCTCAAGGTTCATTTTGTAAGCCTCAAGTGGGTTGCTTCTAACATCTTCTCTAGAAACGGTTACTCTGTTTGGCAGGCTATAACCTGTTCTTTTCAATAGGTTTTGTAGAGCCTCTTGAGCAGCTACAACTTCCTCAACTGGAAGCTCGCCGTTCTCGTCTAGTGCAGACTCAGCAGTATCAGCAACATCCTCAGGAGCTACTTCACCACCATCTGTATCCTCAGAAGCTTCAGCAGGAGTTTCACCCTCTTCAGCAGCGGGTCCTTCAGCATCAACACTAGCGTCACCAACAGCACCCTCAGCTTCAGCTACAGTAGCCTCAGCCTCTGCAATATGCTCGTCGATCTCAGCTACAACCTCTTCGCTCTCTTCAAGAGCATCTTGGTTCTCTTCAACCTCGTCTAGAACTTCAACTAGCTCTGCTTCAGCCTCTTCAGCCTCTAGTTGCTCTTCTATAGAAGGAACAACAACTTCTTCGTCTACGATTGGGGCAATCTCAGACTCAAGGTTAAGTTTTTTAACTTGTTTTGCAAGACTCATATGGTCTCCTTTACGTAAAGATTTTCAATTGCACTATTGTATACGTACGTTATACTGCAATTCAGACATAATAAAGTAAATGCACTACTTATAAGCCCTAGAATAGGACCTATAAGTAGTAGCTAAATAATTTATAATAACAGTCAATGCTAGATTATGTCAACCTAGAGACATTATAGTCTCTAGGAGTTTGAACTTACACATACTTTAATATTAAATCTATTAAAGCAAATACTGTATATATAAAGATAATAATATCTTTTATACGTTCAAATTTTATGACATAAAAAGACATGGTTGCCACCTCCATTCTTTGTTAGAGAACATAACAGGTGAGACTGTTAGATCGGTGTTCTGATCATCTAACAAATTAGAACGTACCCATAGATATAGGCCAATCCTATATCTATGGGTACTTCTTTTCTTTTATATTCGATGTTCTTTAAAGACTCTCAATACTTCTTTAAAAACTTCGTCTTCAGTCTTATTATTAACATCTATTTTTTCTACTACATTAGGATACGCAGAACGCATTATTGTGTTGCCTTGCCTGTATTCTAAGTTTCTTTTATTTAGTAATACATTATAAGCTTTGCTTACGTTCATTTGGTATTCATTATTCTCAAGAACGCTATCTTCCGCTCCTCTTTCTTTACGTCTACTAGAAGCAATACTTGGATCAACATCTAAATAAATAACTAAATCTGGGGTTATTACTTTATGTGTTAAAGAAATAAGTAAGTCTACCATACCTGGATTAAGTCCTATGTCCTCAATATTTAATATACTATTAAATACAGTATTTTTGTTAGCGGCATTATAGGCTATAGTGCTCCATAACCATCTATCTAGTATTAATACATTATTTTCATGGCTATAAATAGAAAATAATTTAAATAAACATCTAGCTAAATCTAAATATCCTGTAGCTAATCTATCGAATAAGTATGTACTATCCTTATAGTTTTCTAAAATATTAAGTGTCTCTCCTATCTTATAGCATATTTTACTAATATTATCACTATTTGTAAGGCTATTTACTTTTTCTTTCTCAAAAGTATTCCTATAAATAATATCATTAGTTGTTAATGCTATTTCGGGTTTATTTCCTAATATAATATCTTTTGCAAAATCTGTTATACTAAAATACTTTGCGACTCTTTGTTTATTAGCATCTAAACAGTTGCTGTTTAGTCTCATAGCTAATCGATTAGCTTGTGTACTTTTACCGCTACCATCTATACCTTCGAAACATACTATCATTTTTACTCCTTAATAATTTAAAATTCATTAGTATTTAATTTAACATAATAAAAGTAGTTAGAGAGTAACCACGTTTAGTTACTCTCTAACTTGATTAAATACCGTCTTTATTTTTAAGAACATCATAACCAAATAAATTTATACTAGATCTAAAATATAAAGGATTAATCTTAAATCCTATACCACCTATCATAATACTTCTATATGTTTTATAGATTGCTTTATCTCTAATATAGTTATTTATCTCTTGGTTATAAACAGAGTACATGATCTTATCTAAACTTAGAACCCTAGGGTCATCTACATATGGTAAATCGAATACTGTTGTATAAACTTTAGCACCAGTTGTTATATAAACAGCTGTATCATTTCTTAGTTTATCATATAGTTTAGAACTAGTTTTAAATAACCTAAGATCTAAACCATTAATATTGTTATCATCGTCTAACCATATCCAAACACCATAATACCAAACAATATATCTTAACCATTGATATACTTTAATTAATATAAAGTCTTCTCTAACAAACATTTGGTTATAGTCTTTTAGATAATAGTAATGTTCATAATCGTTTCTATCATGTACTTTAATTTCTATTACATCGTTATTACCTATCTTCTTCTTTACCCATAGATTAACACTACAAGAATTCGAACTTAATATGGTAAAGAGTCTATTATTTCTAGTAGATATCCAATATCCATAAACTATTCCTCTTGCTTTTAAAGCATGTTTATAACACCAAGCAGGATATATTGGGAGTATCGTATAAATAACTCCCATAAAAATATTCATAATTGTAAAGGATATTACTTTATATAACACTATCAATTTTTCTAACATGCTCTATCCTTATATTTAAATTTTAGGGATTAGAGTAATTTACCTAATTCCTTTTTAACGAAAGAGTTATTAAGATAATGAACAACTTCGTCGATATTGATATTTCTTCTTTTGGCTTCCATTATAGCAGCTATCTTAGAAGATTTGAACATGGTAGATGCTCCAACAGCATAAATCAAAGCTATTAACATAGGAGCAGATTCAAAACCTATATAAACAGATCTAGTAGAACCAGGTCCATACCAGCTATTATCTAGAATACTGAAAATAGCATTTATACTTATAATCTCACTTACATCAGTAGGTAGTAAAATATCTATCATACCTTTAAGAAGATCTAAACCAACTAACTTAGTGTCTACGTTAGCTAATAGGTTAGCTTTTTCAGTTAGTATTCTTCTATCTACTGGAAAACTAAATTTAATTTTATTTAGAACAGCTACTATCTTTTCAACATCTTCTGCTATTTTATTATTAGGGAAAAATAGTGTATACCCATAAACAGCTGCAGCTATTTCTAAGTTAATTCTATCTGGAGCATTAAGTACAGTTACTTTACTAACAGCAGCTGAAACAATACTAGATAATGCTGTTAATGTATTAATCATAACAGGTCTAATATCAGATACTGAATGCTCAGTTCTTAGATATATTAATGTTAATAGTAATAAGAAATTACCAGAGTTTTTATCTCTCATAACGTCTCTAAGATTATTAACGCCATCTTTTAACATAGCATGGTTAACATATGGTCTAAAGTCTAAAGCTACCGAAGGTTTATTTCTTAGGTTCTTGAAGAATATAGGCTGATCAAAAACAGGAAGTAATTTCTCTTCTTCATTTTTACCAGTGATGATATAAAGTTCAGTATCGCCTAGATAAAATTCATAAGCTAGTTCTTCTTTAATACTATTACGAACTACATAATCCATAATAGCAGAAACTATAGGTTTAGTGTTTATTAGTCTACCCGTCGCGGTATCATATGGTTTTAGGATTTCCATCTTTATTTTCTCCTTGTTGTATAGGAATATTCAAAGTCAGTCATCTCTTAATATATTACGAATTTATTAATGAGATTTAAGATTATATTAGATTACTTTTTAAGAGATTTAGTTTTTAGAAGATTAGAAGACTTTCGGATCCTTCTACTTGCCAGATGAAGATCCATAAACACTAGACTATAGCTATACGATTAGTATAGCTATAGTCTAGATCTTTTTATTTAAAGAAAAAAAATAAGTAAGTAGGGAAATTAATCCCTACTTACTTTTACTTGCTTTTCTTCTATTACCAATGCTAGAATAATACTCTTTCTCGATAACATCTTTCTTATATCGCACTCTTATAACGCACCCGTCTTTAGAACTGCCGTTAATGATAGCTTCCACCTTAACATCCATTAACCACTTATGTATAAACCTACAAAGTTTATAATAAGCAGCTTTTGTTTTAGACGACAGATCCTTATACTTATAAAGAAGCATATAGTCAGTATAAAAACTTCCAGACTCTAAAGGCGTTGTTAACATCTTATCTGTTACATAGTTAAAGAACATTTTATACAGCGTATCATAAGTATCGATTTCGTATGTTCTATATTTATTAGATAGCGACATTTTCTTATTGCTATCTATAGTCATGATCTTATGTATAAAATCATAGTCCACATACAGAATACTCTTATTGATTTTGTTAACAAAACTTATTATAGCTGCTCGAAATTTACTGCTATCGGCTTTAGGTGTTTTATTTACTACTTCTTTTACTCCATATTCGTATAGATTGTTAGTAAGATCTTTAAACCTAAAACCTACATTATATGTAGCCTTTTCGATACTGATAAGCTTCAATAGTTTTCTAGCGTGTGTTTCTATAGTTAACAATGTTTCCTCGAAAACATTAGAGTCTAAATGCTTATGAACCTTTAGAAGCTCTTCGTATTTATCTAAGATAAGTTCGGTACTGTCACCTTTTGAAATATTCTTAGCACGGAATGTTACCGGATACGCTTTTATTATAACTTTAAGTAAAGCATCCTTAAGCGTATTTCTTAAAGCTGTTTCTGCTAAAGCTATACTCTCTGGTCTTATAGAATCATTACCAAATAGTATGTATTTAGTTACCGCAAGTCTACCAAGTGGGTATCTCTCTGCAAGGTCAGCTAGCATAAATATACTATCTATATTCTCAACTTCGTCTAGAATCTTAAGATTCGCTGCTGTGTTAACAAGTCTTACATATGGCATATGTACTCCTTTTATATTTTGATTTCTATTTAAATAATATATAACTAAATAGAAATGAGATTATATGCAAGAATAAATATCTAGAGTACATACGTAAGATTGATTTCTTACGTATGTACTCTAGTTTTACGACTTTTGTTCAAGCCCCTGGGTTAACCCAGGGGTTATCAACATCATGATACTACTTTTAATAAGACCAACCAAGTGATAATATCGCTTGATATGCTTAGTAGTTCACGAATTAATTGATAAAACTTCATGAACCATTCTCCTTTCTACAAAGGATTCATTACATAGGAGTCGTGAACTATGTAATCACTAATTATAGACACTATAGCTAAGGGTTATCCTTTAGCTATAGTGTCTTCTTATATGTTCGTAAGGTATGTCGGATTTTCTGATGCTTAGGGTCCTATATATAGGATCTTATCTAAAAATTTAAATAACATAGGAGTCTATATGGCTACTGTAAGCTTTAAGAAATTTGAAGTACTAGATGATGATGGAAATATAGTACTCAAACACTATGACGATATTGGCTCTGGAGGACCTCAAGTAGCTGCATCTTTTGAAATAGCTCTAGATCCAGAGTTTAAACAGATAGTAGATGCAACTTATTTTAATAAAGATCATTTAGAATCTTGGAGTTCACCACTTCCTAAGATAGGTGGACCAGTTGGAACTTATTACACTAACTTAGATAAACTATATGCTAGAGGTAGAGTCTATGCTGGTGTTATACCACATGATTTTGAACTTCCTAACTACGCAAAAGATGCCGAAGTTAATGCTAAATGCGATGCTAGTAAAACTATCTTTTACTCACCATGGAGTGAAGTAGCGGTTGGAACACAAACTTTCCAAGATGTTCTTATAACAGAAGAAGGTCAACCAGATGTTCAAACAGATAGTGATAAAATAGGTATGCACTTCAACGCTAAACCGTAATATAGAAAATAATAAAAGGATAATAATATGGTAAGAGATTTACAAATATTACCAGAGATACCTAGTATACCTGCTGGTAGCGGTATGAGACATATTGCTACAAGCTATGAAGTTAGTAGGTCTCCTTATTTTGAAACAGTAGGTAATAACGTTCGTGATGAAAAAGATATTATTGTTTCTAATATAGAAGATACTGTTAACCTTAATCGTTATACTACTCAAGTTTCTGGCATAACAGAAGATACTGAACTCTATGCTAGATTTAAATTGCACTATGAAGTAACTACTTCTGGTGGTAGTAGAAAAGCTGATACTGGATGGTCTTCAGTAGTTAACCTTAAAGGTGATATGGAAGGATTTAAAGTTTCTGATGTTATATTAGCGACTCCTAAACTTTTCATTACTAAAGATAGTACAGGTTCTAGAGATATTATTAAAGTAGAATCAACCCCTATGGAAGTTTTCATAGGTTATGGTAATCACGACTCAACAACCTGGACCGTAACTGATAGTGATGGTAAAATACTTTTCCAAAGGAAACGCTCTAAGGAACTTAAACTTAAATTAGAACTAGATGATGCTGATTATGCTTATAATAAAGTTTTCATTGTTAAATGTCAACATCATAGTACTACTAATGCTGATAGTAACCCAGGTGTTTATGTTTATAATAGTTCTTTAGACCAACAGAACTTATATACTCTTAACTTAGAATCAGAGTTTATAGCTGGTAGACAACTATTAACATCAGTTTCTTTACATATTAATAAATTTGTATCTGTAGATGTGGTTCTTAAGAATAAAGAAGATACTATCATTTCAGAGTCTTTGAATAATACACACTTATACCCTAAAGTTAATGTACCTACTGATATTAAAGAAGGTGAAATTTACTACCTATGGTCAAGATTACAATATGATCCAGGTGTTTATACTAACTGGCAGTTAGATCATGTTCTAGTAGGTAGAGCAAATAGTGTCTATGAACTTAATAAGAATATAGAGTATGCAGAGGGTTATGAGTATAGCCAGAAGATTATTCAACCAGGTGTTAAATATCTTATGGTTAGAGAGCTCTTTAACCAAGGTGGTTTCGTATTACCAAAATCTGATAATGAGGTATTCAAAGGTCTTGCTTACTATAGAATAGAATCAGGTCTTTTAACGTATGTTGATGATATTCAAGGTACTGAGAATATAGGAGATAATAAACCGTTATCTAACTGGAGTACAAATATTATTCCATTATATAATGGAAGTATGATTATTAATAGAACAGAACTTCAATCTGATAAAGATAAAGAAGGTCTTGGTAAATCTGTTTTCTTAAAATATGAAGTAGATACTCAGAATGTTATCTTTACTTATAAAGGAACTGCTAACCCTGTTAAACAACTAGGTTCAACTGGTGTTTCTGGTTCTATGGTTGCAACTATAGACAATAATGTTTATTACGTACCACATAAAGAAGGTGCTTTTAAAACACCTACTAAGTTAGCATTATATAAACTAGATACTGAAACTATGCAAACATCTAAGGAAAATGACCTTCCTTTTGAAGCTTTCTCTTATGTGTCTATGTGTTTATTAGATAATGAGAACTTCTTAGTCTTTGGAGGCGTTTCTAAAGAAGAGTTAGCTAAAGCTGATCCTAAAGATATGTTAAGAACAAATGAGTTTATCTATAAGTATAATATAAAAGATAAGACATTTACTAAAGTAGCTGATCTTACAACCACAGGCACAAGATCTTGGTATAACATGCATGCTGTTATGAGAAAAGATGGTAAAGTAGCTATCTTTAATAACTCCGAAGGTGCTGGTGTTGCTGAGAACCAAAGTATATTAATTTTCGATCCAGCTACTGGAACAGTTACTAACCTTAATAATGACTTTACAGACGGTAGAATGTATCTTAGAACACTAAGAGCTAATAACGGTAATATCTATAGAATAAGTTCTGCTCCTTTAGATCCACAAGAAGTTTATATCTATAAGACTAAAGGTTATGCCAATATTTCTAATGGTACAGCTGATATACAAACTAACGTAGTAACTGAATTGATAGTACCTGCTGGCAGAACTGTTGTTATAGATAATCCTTATAAATACACAACTATAAGAATTGAAGGTAAAGTAGAAGATGGTACTTCAGGAACATTGGTCTGGGTATCTGCTACAAAACGAACAGAGTATAAAGCTGATACACTATTTGTAACTAAATCTATGTTACTATATAATAACAACGTTGATGAGTTAACTAAAGACAAGAAATGGAAGAACATAGTACTTCTTGATGGTGTGCATTTGGAAGTAGCTAGTGGTAATAAACCATAATGTTCTTACGAAGAATAAATTTTAGAGAGTAGAAAATATTTTCTACCCTCCTTCTTACATTATAAATAAGGTTAGACATTATGAGTTTAAAAAATATAACTAAAAAGTTAATAAAAGAAAATGAGGTTAAAGTGTCTCAAGAAGCTGAAGCTAACCAACTTAATCTAGAGATGATAGCTTATCAAAATGATAAACCATTTATAGATTCAGCTGTAGCCGCTATTGAAAACATTTTTAATAATTGCGGAGTTAATAATAGTAACCTTAATAAAGGTGAAGGCGCTAAATCTATAAAAGCATTAGAAGATATTTTTACCAAGAGATTTGGAGTTAAGACTATCTTTGGTTCTAATAGCGATGCTAATTACTTTACTATACCAGCTGCTAAAACTATAGGATATGATCTTAACTGGTATAAAGACCTATATAATAGCTTTAATACTTTAGATAACATAAAAGATAAAGATCCTGAGTTCTATAACAAACTTATTAAAGGTGAAATAGATTTTGATAATCCTAAATATAAAGAAGTTAATACTTGGTACAATGATCTTTCTAATATTAGTTATTATAGTCTATTAGACCAAATTAAAAAATCTAATATTACTTTAGATATTAAAAATGCTAGAATATCTAATGCTCCTAAACAAATGAGCTTCTATATAAATGCTGACTGGTATTTCGCTAAAGATAATAATACAGAGCCTATTGAGTTATTAGCAGTACTACTACATGAGTTTGGTCATAACTGGTATGAACTAGAAGGTATCATTAACGTATTCGCAAATATTGTTATACTTAACGATATAATAAGAGAAGAATATGGTAAGAAGGGTAAGACGCCTGCTGATACTTTAAGAATATTCTATAATAAAACTAAAACAGATATGCCTAAGAATATTCCTAATGATATGGCAGCTGCTACCATCCAAGCTTATAAAGATGTTTATCGTGGATGTATGCATGGACAAGAGAGCGTAGCGTTTGTGGTTAACGATGAACAACAAGCCGATGAGTTTGCTGCGAGATTTGGTTTAGGTAGACATATCGTATCTGCTTTACAAAAATTGTATCCTAACCAAGAAGCATATGATAGTTGGTACTACTCACCAGCTAAGCTTATTGCAGATATTCAATTTGGCTTCCTTGTTACAGCAGGTATTATAGGTTTTAGTGTTTCTAGTACAGGTGTAATAGCTGCAGTTGCCGCGGTTGCGCCTATAGCTGTTATAGTTGGGATCGCTGTATTCGCCATGGCTTCTATTTCTACTATGAAAAACACTTTTGGAACAGGTGGTTCAGCCGGTCTTTATGATGATCTTAATAGAAGATATAAAAGAGTTAGAAATACTACTATCCGAAGATTAAACTTTGTAGATGATGTTGCTGTTAAAACAACTATCTTAAAAGATATAGAAGAGCTAGATAAACTTATACAACCTGTTCTTGCGTCAGCTGCTAATAGTAAACTTAAGAAACTTACTGAGTACTTTGCTAAAGGACAAGAAGCATTCCAAGAACAAAAACTCAACGAGCTAATGGAAGATCTTAATGCTAATGAGATCCATATAGCCGCTAACCTATTCAAAACCTTAAAGATATAAGGAGATAAATAATGAATAAAGAATTAAAAAGGGTATTAGAGGATAAACTAGAGGCCATTACGGTCTCTAACTCTATATCTGCAGAAGAAGTACTTTCTCTAGAAAGTATCGTAAATGATCTAGCTGATGGTGAAGATTATAAATCTTTTATTACTAAAGATATTCCTATCCATAAATTCACTATGAGACCATCTGCTACTAATTTAGAACCGGTTAAAGTTAAAATAACTTCTATCCTAAGTTCCTTTAGAGATACAGAAACTAAGATTAATGCTAACTCAGCGAGAATTTTTAGAAATAACTTATGGTCTCTAGAATCACTTTTCGGTAATGCTATGTATACTGCAGAAGCAGTTGCTAATTTACCACAAGAAGTAATAGCTTTACTATCTAATTTTAAATATACAACAGTAGACGGTGAGTTATTCGTAGAGCATGGAGATGAAGTAGAGTTTATTAAAGCCGTTTTTGAAACTAATCTTAAAGAGATTTTCTTTAAAGGTGGCATTATACCAGAGTATATGATTCATCCTGTTAATGAAGTTCATAACCCTGTTAATGAGATTACTTATACTCTTAATGGTAATGTATACGGAGTAAATGGTAATGATGCTTCTTGGGGAATTATTAACTATATTCTAGACTTTCTTCAAAGAGAGAACGAACATTTCACTCTTAAACCAGAAGAGATTGTCAGAAACTTCCTATCTCCATATGAGTCTATTCCATTAACTCGTGGTTATACTATAACTATAAGAGATCTTGTCAATTTTAATAAATACGCTAAAGAAATACAAGAAGTTCTTGAGAAAATAGTTAATCTATTAAGAGGCGCTCAAGCAGCATTCTATTCTAGCGATTATCTTAAGATAGTAGCTAGCATACAGGATAATAATACTCATGAGTTAAACCCTGAACTATGTCCTGTAAAAACAATTATCCAAGCATTAAAAGATAATCCAGTTTATCCGGAGCTAGGAGACAATGTAGATATTAGTTTTGACATAATAAAGAACATGCCTAAAGCTTAATAACAAATATACTAGAGTATAGCTATATCCTTAGATAGGATATAGCTATACTCTAGTATCGATGACAACATAAATTGTAGCATTTTTATGTTGTTACAGACTATGCTCTGTATCTTATTAAGAAAGGAGCGTTATTATAATGTTCATTCAAGTGCTAATGTACTTAAACGCAATAATTAGTTTTATAGCATCTGTTATAACTATTATTTTGTTTATTAAACGTACATAACAAAGAGAGACCTTATGGTCTCTCTAGAGTGAATCTTTTATAATCGTCTGTTAGTTTAGTAATAAACGTACTAGAGCATAGCTATATCCTTAGATAGGATATAGCTATGCTCTAGTATTGCTAACAACATAAGATTACTACAAATTATGTTGTTATGGATAATCTCCATATCTTATAAGAAAGGAGATAAATATTAATACTTCTTCGTAAAAGTTACTCATTAATAGAGTTAAATAATCCTATAGTATATATACATTAAAAACTAGAGACCTAGCTATAGAGAGTTATTCTCTATAGCTAGGTCTCTATATGCTGTAGAAGTATGTTCAACCTCATACTTCTAACGGTTACTAAATTTTTTAGAAAGGAGTAAAATAAATGCTCATCTATACAGACATTATAATGTTTGTATAACAACATCTACATTATATTTAACTTCTAGTTGATTATAGTCGTTAATAATTAATACTTTATCTAAACTTAATCTAGTATTCTTATCTTCTATATATATTAACTCAGAATTAGCATTATCTATACCGGTTATCTTAACGCTAAGAACATCAGAACCTAGTTCTTTCATTATAGCTGTTCTTATTTCTGCTAGTGAGATCTTATCATTTTCGAAATATTTATCTAAGATAAATCCTATTTTATCTTTAATATTCTCAAACTCTACAGATGTTAACTTAAATTCAGTATTCTGGTTATAATAAATTGTTACCTTAGGACTAACTATTGATTTTAAACCATAGATAATATTGTTTATTCTAACTCTAATAGGCAATACAGTCTTATAAGATTTATACCATAGGTTAGTATTCTCTAACAGTTTATCATTCCTTGTTGGTAATATCTTTAACATGTATTCATTAAGTTGATCTATACACATTAAGTTATGTTTACTATAAGCTGGGTTAGTAGCTAAGTAGAACTCATAATCTAGCATTAAAATATCTAAATGTCTTATAACACCACCCATATCGTCTATGATAGGTAATCCTTTTTCATTTAGTATCACATCTCCTTTACGATGCAGGATAACATGTTCTCCCTTTTCGTTTAGAACTTTATCGCCTTTCTCATGCAGGAGTTTCATAGTTACTGAATTATCAGTTACTGTAGCTATCAATCCAGTTATAGGATCTTTCTCATACTCGTCTTGTTCGTAGTAAGCATAAACATCTTCTTTATATCTTAAGTATTTACGTTCTGTATAACTAACAGCTATTCTAGACCAAATGCTTTCAATCTTTTTACCGAATGTTAATGTCATTGTTTCTTTATTAATAACAACTATTTTCCTATTTTCGAATGTTAATTCAGAAACTAAGAAGTTCTTAGGATCCTCTACACTAGTATCTGTAGTATAGATATAGAAACTAATGTTAGTGATTAGTTCAGAATAGTTACTATAGGTAGTAGCTTCACCATTTGTTATAACCAATCTATCAACTTCTGATATGTACATAGGCGTCTCTATAAAGAACCTATAAACATTATCTGTACTATCATAAGTACCTTTAATAAAGAGTTTATTTTTAGTTACAAGATCTATAGCTGCTACCATATGTAGTTCAGCTGTATCGATAGCTTCTGCTTCAGCATTTTTAAGAATATTCAATACTATTTCAAAACCATCATGATGTTTATAAGTAGTATATTGGTTTGTATTACAACGTACTTCTATTTCCTTATTTGTTCCTACGATTCTCATATCTGTTAATGTAGGTCTATCTAAATCATAGACTCTAGCTGTGCTAAAGTTCTTGGTTTTACTAATGATATAGTAATAAGGGTTAGTAAAGAACTTAGCTTCTCTAAAGTAAGTTGTTTTATCGTCATTAGTTAATAACTTAATAGCATCCATTTGTTCTTTAGAAACGATTTCAGTTTGACTATTATAAGATTTAAATATAGTATTAGATTTAACTATAAAAGCATCTTCGTAAAACCCGATCTGTGGATGGTTAATAAATCTTTCTAGCATAACATCGACTGTATTGAAATAAACATCCTGTAATGCTCTTATAACAGTAGATGGTGTTTTATCTAAGTTTCTCATAGCTACATAACTTCTACCAGTTAGAACATCCGAATCTTTCATAATTCTAAAACCATCTAGTTGGTTATTATAAGAAAGTTGGTAGTCTGTTATAGGTAGGTTCTGATCACCTTTAGTATTAAAAATAATAGCATTTCTTAGTTCGTTAAAGTTTAATCCAGACGAACCATTAGCTATAACTCCTCTAGAACCTAATATAATATTAATGTTAGGAGATACAGCTGTTGAGCTATTCTTACCCGTTTTACCTAGTACTATAGAGAAATCCGAAGTTAAAGCATCTACTAAAGGTAAATAAATGTTTCCTTTAGTTTCATAAAGGTCTATGTAGATCGTACCAGAGATTTTATTATGTAAGAAATAAGTATCTGGAATATGAACTCTTAGCGCTTCTAAAATTAATTTCTCTGTAACATCATTATCTATAATGTTAATGTAAGCTGTTGGTGTATAAGGATCTAAATACTCGTCGTTAAAACCTAAAGGTAATTTAACAGGAACACCACCAGTATTAGCATTATCATAGGCTACATAGACATAAGAGAATTTATTATCTATGGACTTAAAAGGAATGTTCTTAGTAAATCCTTCAGAAGCTACTACCGCATAGTTATAATTACTTACTGTAAGTTGTTGTACTTTAGTTTCGAAAAAGACATAAGGATGTCCTTGTTCATCTTGCGCTATAGTAGAAACAATGATACCGATATCTGTTAATGCTAATGGGTTATCAGGGTTAGGTTGCATCTCTACAAAAGATACTCCATTATCATAAACTCTAATTACTATATCATTAAGGATAGTAAGATCTGTATTATATACAGTTATCTTAGTTAGTTCTGGTATAGTCATCTCTACATATTTAGCATCTTTAGGTCTATAACCATTTGATAGTATATCTGTAACTGATATTCTAAACAATAGATCTACAGAACCTGGTTTAGAAACTAATCCTTCTATTTCATCATCACTAAGATGATGGCTAATATCTTTTCTTGTTAATGCTAAGTTAGGATATTTTGCTCTCATGATTCCAATAGTTTCATTAGCAGAGTTAGCTGTGGTTATAGCTGTTGCTTCTAATAACATAGTAAATGGATTAGTAGCTGAAGTAAGAACTACTTCATTTTTATCAACTTTATCTATTAGATCTAATATTTTCTTTTGTGCCATTTCTGGGTTATGAACGTATTTTTCTAATTCCTTACGCTCTAATATCTTAGTCTCGCTCATACGTTACTCCTTATTCTCTTTCTTCAGCATCTCATATTTCTCAACAGCTTCAGCAGCTTCTGGTTTAGTACTATCTACCAACCAACAAAGTTCATTTGTATCAAGATCTATATAAGGTATTAACAATCCGTTAAATAAAGGTTGGTATACTTTTTCTATCTTTAGAAAGTTACTACTCACTAACTTCAATGTTCCTTTTAATGCTTCATCTCTTAGTGTTGGATTAAAAATAAACACTGTTTCGTTAAACTCTTGTAAAAGTACTGGATCGAAATATATAGCACCATTACATCTAAAACGAACAGTAAGATCTTTTCTTCCTGTGTTAAGAGGCTGCTCTTTGGTATAGTTAGCATAATCAGAAGTTGGTATACTTATAGGTATAGCTGCACCACAAGCTGCTATCTTACTTACATATTTTCCAGTATAGTCTGTTATGATTCTGTATATTCTTGTATTATAGTCCATTTCATTTTCTACTATGAAATCAGGATATGGGTTAGCCATACCTTCTAATACTAATGTAGTATATTTTTCCCAAGTATAGAAAAGTTGTGTTATAGGATCTTCTTGAGTATTATAGAATGTAGCATCTAAATCAAACTCTTGATAATATTCCATTACGCCATCTACAACAGATTGAACTTCTTTACGAACACCTTCTGGGGAAGTTCTTGTTGGAACAACTAAATCAGGCCATCCTGATAAAGATGTTATATTATTCGTTAATATAGGTATAAAAGGATTTGTATTATCAATATGATATGATCTTCCTAATTCAGATGGTTTAGAATATAACCTAGGATCTAATGTTGCTCTTACCCAAGTTGATAAAGATTTTTCATCTCTAGTAAGAAGATTGAATAGCAATCTTGTTCGCATGCAGTTATGGGCCGAAAGATTCAGCTGTGGTCTAGTAAAGAAAACATAACCGTTTCTATCCATATTAGGAGGAGTAGCTTGTAATCCACCTCCATGATAGAAACCTCTTAAGTTATTAGAAATAGAACTATCTCTACTTCCTATAGTAGACCCATATGCAAATATATTATCTAAGTTACCGAAATTTTGTAAAACTTCGTTTCTTTTCATTATTATTTACCTCCATATGGTAGGGCTTGAAATCATCAAAGAGCCTATCTGGACAGGGCTTATCTGATTTTTAATAACCTATATAAGGAGCATTTTATGGCAATTCAAGTTATGCCTGTAGTAGCTGGTATGAAGCTGCTCAAAGACTATTTAGATGCTGGAAGTACTAATAAAACTGATAAGTTCGTAAATAGCAAGTTTAAAACAACTGGTTCTATAACTAAATTACTTAAAACACTGATAGTAGAACCTACTATTATTGTATCTGAAGAAGCTAGAAATAGTAAAGCTTTCGATCAAGCTGTTAGTGTGTCTTTAGATATTTTTTCAAGTTTCTATATGCAAGCATTCCAAATCCTAACACAACTTAATGGTAAATCTTCTGTAGAAGCTATTGACATTTTAAGCACTAATAACTATAAAACAACAGATCTTCTTAAGATAGCGGCTAGTAAAGCAGGAAGTAGCGGTTTAAGTTATGCAGCAACTGTAGCTGGTATGTCTCTATCTACAGAATCTCTTAAAGAACCTAAAACTTTAAATCAGCTTGATTTTTCATCGCCTTCTATATACTTTAACTCAGAAGCTGAACATGGTACTTTAAAGGATGTTTACGCTAGAGATAGTGGAACAGGCCAAGGTTTAGCTAGCGCTTGCGTTAAGAGTCTTATGCTATCTATAAATAGAACAGATGACGAAGGTAAGAAAGAATCTATTCAAATTCCTATTACTATAGCTTGTACTATAAGAACAGTTTTCCAAAAAGAGCTTCTTAAAGTAGTTGAAAATAAATCTAGTAATTTCAGTTGGGCAAGCAGATGGATGGAATATCGATCTGGTGGTATAACACTAGGTGATTTCTTATTCTGCAGTGATCTTATTAAAGAATATAAGAAGAATCGTTTAGATAAAGCGTCTCAGCTTCTTGGAGAACTAGCAGAACAAAAGAGTTCTATGTATGCTAGAAAGCAGTTAACACATCTAGCTGGCGCTGAGGCATCTTATAACACTGTTATTCTTTCAGAGCTAGACGCTGAATACATTTCAAAAGCATTTAAGAAAGACATTACTTCTTATAATGGTAAACAAGATTATTTAGAGGCTATGAACGCTCATAACTTAACTATCCTAGATGAAGATAATGAAAGATGCCAGATTTATATCTCAGATCTACAAAATAGTATAGATATTGGTTATAATAAACTAATGAAATCTAATAACAGTAATAAAGATGGTGCTATGCTAGAGATGATGAAATACTTCATGGCTAATAAAACACCTACATTCTAAATTGAGGAGAAATTATAAATGTTAAGTTTACAAGAGATATATAATAATGTATTAAGTCTTTTTCCCGGTAATAAGTTTGCTAAGATACAAACTACTACTTTAGATCTACTAGATAGTATAGAAGAGGATATTAGAGAAGATCTTCTTCCTTCTTTAGATCTTATGTTAGATAATCCAATAGTACTTAAAGCTTCTGAGAAAACTAACTTCTATAGGTTAGTTAAAGATAGTCTTAAATGCCATAGTCTCGAATCACTATTAAAAGATTTCGAATACTATGTAAATGATTTTGTTAAGAATATAGATAAAGTAGAGAATTTAGTTAAAGCTAATCTTAATAACTCTATTAATGCTAAGACTATGACTTTCAAACAGTATTCTACTTATCGTTTAGTAGAGGATACTAAATCTAATATCCTAGTGATAATGAAACTTCTTTATCTCCTTATTAGAGATGAAAAGAATTCAGTATTACCACAAAAACAAGTTATTAAGACTTTGAAAGCTTTACCAGAACTTAAGAATAAAGTATTGAATAAACCATCTGTTAAGAAAGCTATTGACGAAATAACATCTATGGCATCTGAATCAGTATTTGATGGTGTGTCTTCTGGCGCTCCTGAAGCTTCAGTTCTTTCTGATGTTAGAAAACCAGCTATATCTGGATTCATAGGTCACCCTGTACTTCTTATTAGACAATATCTAGTAGAGTTAGAGTTTAAACGTTTAGATTATCTTAAAAATATACGTAACAGCATAGAACTAAGACTATTAGAACTTAAAACTCAAATAGCTGGTGGTGATGTTGATCCTAAACTTCAAGGTCAGATTGAATATTACGAAGATCAATTAGCTTCTATAGACGCTAAAATAGAAAAAATGGAAACTATAGATTAAGGAGAATGACGATATGAGTTTAAATAAATTAGTTAATAAACTTAATCTTAATAATGAAATGTTCGTACCTAAAATAGAAGGATGTAATTGCGAAGAGGGTGAACCTGAACTTTTAGATCCTACTAAAGTTAATAAAACTGTAGATGGTATCGTAGATGATCTAAATGATATTGAAGAAGCTGACACTATAGTAGAAGATGTACAAACATTTCTTAAAGAAAGAGATCCTATCTTAGATCAAGATAGCACTACTAAAGACATTCCTTTAGAAGAGCAAATCATAGTACAAGAGAAACTAAGAGAAGTACTTAGAGTAACTGGATTAACATTGACCAATTCTCTTAATAAAGAGAGTTTAGGTAGTGTAGAGTCTTACTATATGAATATAGAAGGACTTAAAGAAGTTATGTCTAATATAGGAGAAGTTGTTAAGAGTATTTGGGATAAAATAGTAGAAGCTCTTAAAAGTTTATTCAAAGAGTTAGGCGCTTTACTACCTACTAAAATGAATAGAATAGATGCTGCTGTTAAAGCATTAGAAGAATACAGAAATCATAATTTTACTACTTCTGATATAGCAACATTAGAGTATAACTTTGAACAAACTTATTTAGATAAATACATAGCTGTTAGTAACCTATTCGCTAATCAAGACAGATTAGGTTATTTTAAATCTATGGATAAATTTGCTAATGAAATAGAAGGATATTTTAGGAACGTTAAATCTGGTAAAACAGATGATCTTAATACAATTCTTACTACTAAAAACCCTGATATACAACTTAAACTTTCTAAAGAAGCACAAAGTATTTTAAGAAGCTATAAGTTCTTATTTAGCATTAAGACACATTATAAATCTATAAGAGCAAGTTATGCTGATGTCTATTCTGATAATGAAGTAAAAATTAGTACCGATACTAAAGATGATGCATTTAAGAAATATGCTTTAGATTTTAATGTTGGACATCTTATACATAGACTAAAAGTCGATAAAGAGTGTTTAAAATATAGTCAAGAGTTTATAAGTAAGCTTAAAACAACAGCTGAAGGAATATCTAAAGTTGTTGATGAAAATACTACTAAAAATAGACTTAGTGATTTCAAGGGTACTTTAAGTAAACTATTTAAAGTATTGTTCGTAGACTATTCTGCGTTGTCTAACGATCTAATCAGTTTCGACCTAGCAACAGCTAAGATACTACTTAAGTATTTTAAACGTATTCAACGTTAAAAGAAAAAAAAAATAAATGACAGAGAGAACATTATGTTCTCTCTGTTTTTGTCTTATTTATGCAACAAGACGTTTAAGTTGGTAGTTTAACCAACTAAGGTACGGAAGATTATCTTCTATAATCTTTATCTGATCGATAGGTTTATCTTTGAAGGTTTTAATCTTATTGATAATCCCATTTACACGATCAAATAGATCGATAGTAGCATTAGGGCATCTTGGTAGACGCGACTTAATGTTATCTATCGTCTGGTTATACACCTCAATTGTGTTAACCTGATTTACAAATGGTAAATCCATACTATATCCTTTCCGAGGATAACATATATCAACTACTAGAACTCGACCATGAGTTCTAGTAGTTGATGTTTTTATTATTCTCTAATTTATTTTAAAATAGGCTAGTCCTATCTTAAGACTTCTTATAAAAGAAATCTTAACGTAAGACTACCCCTAGACAATCTCTAGGGGTGTGTATTAACAATAGTGACTACCCAACCATAGTAGGTAGGTAGATACTATCGCGATAAGATTCGCGATAGTATCTAGCCTTTTGAGTCTCAAATGTTGTTGATACTCAGTTCGATAAACCTTATCGAATTTATCTTCTTTACCAAGCAGTATATTAAGTATTATAGTATATAATGCGTACCACAATATGACCCATAACAGAAACCAGCCTGCTGCTGTAGCTTCCCAAAGATTATCTAGCAGAGTATTTACCATTTTTGATATCCTCTAACATTAGCTCAGATGCTATAATAGCGCTCTGAGTGACGGTTACACTAACGTCTCTTTTAAGACTATCGGTATCGCTAGTTGCGCCATAAAAAATGCCAGTTAGGCCTAGCGTTATTACAAACACTAAGCCCAAGATTGAAATTGAAATATTTTCCCTAATTGTTGTCATTGTTATTTCCTTATTGTTTTAAAGTTAAAGTTCATGGTGATAAACACACCATTGCTATACCAAGGTTCGCTTTGAACCACCAACTCTTTACTAAATAAATCTACTATTTCATTCTTCATACTTAGAGAACGAAATACTGATAAGATCTCATTAGCGCCTCTAGGTCGTAATGCCTTTATAAAAGAAAGATAACTTTTATTCGCTACGAAACCACATTTACTATGTGTGTATCTTTCTATTATTACATCTATCTCTTCTCGATAGTATCTTCTTAGGTTATCGCAGAATTCAATAGCGCAGTTGTAAATCGCATCGCGCTCTAATGTATTATAACATTCCATTTCATCTAGGATATTTTTTAACATTATATTTAACGTATAGCCATACGTATTAACATCAAATATCGCTTCTGATATTCTTACGTATCTAGGGAGATGTCTGCCCTTGACATCCCTAGGAAACTTTTCGTATACGTTATATACACGATCGATAAAAGTTTTTATTGCTGTATTTAGAACTTCTTCTGGTTTTACACTTTTTAATTTTAGCATTATAGGTACCTCTCTAATTTAGTTTTTACGTCATCGTTAGATACCATGATATATTCACATCCTTTAACATACGATGGACTTACAGCTGTTTCATAAAGTGCTATAGCTCTATAACGTTTGAATTCATGTACAAACCAAGCTTCGTCATCAACATTTATTATGTAAAGTGTTTTACTATCAGTATCTAGAATAGCAAGACTATTTTCTTTCCATGTTACTACCGACGAAAACCCTACTAAACCATCTTTCGTATAGTCAGTTGTAGTAATTCTAAGAGCGTTACCTTCTCTAGTAGTTGCACTTTCGATTGCAACAGTTCTGCCATCTTTAAATTTACTTAAGAAAGCTTCAGGGGTATGAAACTTAACTTGCTCGCAGTATCCACATTTGATAGACGCTGGATCTAAGTCTATAACTCGGTTGTTACTCTCTAAAAGAGCTACTAGGTCTTGTCTACTTGGTGTATTGTTTACGGTAATCATTTTATCCTCCTTATACAATTTTTAGATCAGCATGATTAGGCTGTGGTTAGCTATTCATATAGCAACAGTGATTGATACCTAATATAAGAATACCTTAATACTCTTATATTAAGTTAGTAGAGCCCTAAAGACTCTACTGTATCATATTAAGCAACTAGTCGCTTTAATTGATAATTTAATCTTGAAAGATAATATAAATTATCTTCTATAAATTTGTTTTGTTCAACTGGTGAATGTTTAAGTTTATCTACTGTATTAGAGATAAAATTTATTCGTTTGAACAAATCAACGCCAGCATTAACACATTTTGGTAAACGTGTTTTAATACTACTCATAGTTTCCTCGTACATTGTACGAGTACTTGGAGTACCAAATGGCATATCCATCTTGACCTCCTTTCCAGGACTTAAGATGTAACAACAGTAGAAGAGTTCACGCTCTTCTACTGTTGTATTTTTCTTTTATCCTTAAAATAAGAAGCATATGTATACGCTTCTTATATGTATAATATATAACTGAAATTTTTTCAGTTTGACGATCATATTGATTTTACAAACTTCACAAGCACTTTGACATAGATAGTAAGCATTTAGCTTACTATCTATGTTTTTGTGTTAGCTGATCCTATAGCTTATAGCTATACTGATGAATAAAATAAGGAGACTATGAATGGGTAATTTAATATTCCGAGATAGTAAAACTACTCGTACTAAAACATTAATTATGCCTACTCCAGAAGATGACATAGTTTTAACCCTTCCTGATGAGTCCGGTATACTTGCGACTACTAATACCTTAGGTCAAAAACTTATTACTAAAGAATCTGCTGGTTTAATATCCAATATTCTTAAACCTAATATAAACGAAAATAACGGTGGTATCAAAACCCCAGAAGCACATAACGAACCACTCTTAAGAGCGTCTTATAAAACTACTTCTACTTTTAAAGGCAAATTAGAATATACAGAATGGATAGCTGCTTCTGATTTTGCTTTCAAAAACATAGTAGATAGAACTACTCTTTTAGAACATAAAGATAAATGGTTACCTAATGTAAGTACTCCAAGTACTAAAGTTTTTGTTAAGTATAGATTTCATTCTCAACAACTACGTTCGCCTTGGTCAGATGCTTTAGTCTATACTACACCAGGTTATGGAGTAGAACCATTTACAATAGCTATTACAGCTGGTACTATGTCACCTGCTATTATAGCTTCAAGGTTTAGAGCTTTCGGAGAGAACCTCATAGGTCCGATTAACCACACTGCTACTTCTTGGAAAATTTACGAAAATAATAAAGTAATTTATCAAAGTCTTGCTAATACTACTGATAGGCTTAAACATATAGTACCATATGGTATTTTAAAATCTGATACCGAATATAAAGTAGAAGTATTTTTCCATACCGATAACAGAACGTTTTCAACTTCTAGATCTGTCTTCAAAATGTTTACTACTCCAAATATTTATATCGCTACTCCTTATGTTAAGTATAAATATAATGGTGGTAACCATACATTAGAAGGTTCTGAATATACTATAGTAGGAAGTTCTGAAAGTCATGTTAGTACATATTGGGAGCTTTATAGAATAGAGAATGGAACTAAGAAGTTAATATATAAGAAAGAGAAAGATACTAATAATTTAACTATCTTATCTATTACTTCTATGCTATTCGGAAGAGGGTTAAGTTATGAAGTTACTATGGGTTATAATAGTGAAAACATTAGTTCTAAGAGAGCTACTATAACATTTAAACCAGTAGATGACCTTTCTGATCCTATAACTTTAAGAGTAGAAGAAGATACCGATAAACTTCCTATATTAAAAATAAGTAAATTTCATGTTCTTGGGCATACTGATAATATTAAACATTTTGCTTTAAGGATAAGAAATACTGGAACTAATAAAGATGTTGTAGAGAAGTTGATTACAGTACCTAATACTTATAACCAAGACATAGTTAAGAAATTAACTCCTGATGAATATATAAGTTGGTTTGGCGCTAGAACAGATATTTTAAATGCTTTACCATATTTTGAAATAAGTGGTTACTATGTTGGAGAAAAGTTTAATAGTCCAATGGGTAAAGATAACCTATTACCAACCATAGAACTAAGAAGTAGTTTTAACATAGATGCTAGAGACCATACTTATGTTAAAATAACGCCAACTACCAATACAGGTACTGCTACTTGGCTACATCCTACTAAGAAAATATTTACATTAAGTAAAGGACATTTAGTAGACCCTATAGAAATAGTTACAACCGATAGTAGTATAACATTAGGAACTGCTCAGAATCTCCAATATGGTAAATTATATAGGATAGCTGTTAAAGTTGAAACTGAGATAGGCACTATTAATGCGGGTGAAACTAATTTCCAGCTATATCAAGGTAAAATAACAGAACCTACTGTTAGTGCTAAATGGGATATAGAAGGAGTAAGTCAGCCTAGATTACATGTTGCTGGTAATGCTTATGTCTATGATAAACCAGAAATACCTGGTAGTGGTCATAAAGAAACTATTATTAGAGTGTTAAAAGGTGATGAAGTAATATTAGAAACTACAGACACTCGAAACGCGGGTACTTGGGTAGCCCTACCTAAGAGTAAGTTCCCTAAACTAGATTGGAATACTACATATACTATAGAGATGGAATATGTAGCTGATAATGGAGTAAGAAGTCCTAAAGGTAAATTAGAATATAGCTTACCTGTTAAACCAGCGGTAGCAGTAGGTATACCGACCGTAGTACCTGTTCTAGACGATAATAAACTTACTCTAACAGCTAGTGGTTGGAGTATAACAGGTGTTGAAGATAAATCTCATAAAGCAACTGATTGGTATCTTTATGAAAATAATATTATGATATGGTCAGATCTTAATAATACTGAAAGATTAACATCTATAGAAGTACCTAGTGCTATTTTAGAATATGGTCATACTTATGAAGCAAGAGTAGCTTTTATTGGAATGGATAATATTAAAAGTGATTTAGGTATTAAAACAGTTACTATGCTATCTTCGCTTGTTCTTAACTTTATTAAGAATATTGAGACAAATAGAAACTTTTATGCACCAGCTGTCTGGTTTGACGAGAATATGTATACGATGATGAACTTTGAAACTGGCAAATTTATAGTTGCCGATAGATGGGGAGTGCATCATGGACGATACACTACAGCTGTAGATCTCATCTTTCTCGGTAAGCAAGTTAATATCGATAGACAATGTTCACCTGGTAATAGTGCGGGGTATCCTGACAGCGTTAATAACTCATTTAGTATAGAAATACCGGAGTTCAAATTAACAAAACAGGATATAGCTTATCTACTCGAAAATCTTGATATTACTTACTATAGTAATACAAATAACCGCGGAATTGATGGTTATTACGCAGTCCATAAGCTTTCTGTTGAAGAACCATGGATTATAACTGGATCCACAGACCATTGGAGTGGCGATACTACTAGACGTATTGTAGTTCCAGCTTATCTTAAAAATAAACCTAAAAGAAAAGAGTGGCGTGAGTGGGCTTATGAGTTATACGCAGTCAACGGTAGAATAAACGAAGACCTAGTATTTGAATATAACTTTAACCTTAACGCAACAACATGCCAGCCACCTGCTGGTTATGCTGATGGTTTCAAACTTATTAAACTTACGTGGCATGACCAATGGTCTAATATTCCTGAGTATGTATTCCCAGAAAACACAACACAATTCAATCTTGTTGGTAGTGGTAGACGTACTGGTGGTAACACCCACTATATGAAGTTTGGTGTTCCTGGAAGAGAAGGACCTAACTATGCTAATACATCTCGCGACGGTCGTAAGAGCATTAAGCTAACTTGTGGTGGCTATGTTTTAGCCTAAAAATAAAAATATACTATAGTAGAGTAAGAGAATATTCTCTTACTCTACTATCATTTTTAATACAAATAGAAATAATGTATAAACAGCTAATAATAAGATAATCCAGAATATAGTTACACTAATATCTATAACCCCTCCTAACCAATCTTTCTTATCCCCTTTACCATTTAACCCATCTTTATAAGCTTTATCTAGCTCTTCTTTTAAAGAACTATAAGGCCTACCTTTATCGTAGAATACGCCTTCTCTATATTCTAATGTATTCATAAAGTTATAATAGGTATCGTTCTTATATCCCATGTTCTACCTTCCTTGTTTAAGTCAAAAATAAAATAGAAGTACTTAGAGTAGCATATGCTACTCTAAGTACTATTTTTTCTTAACTTTTAACTTTCTTTTAGTCTTTAAAGATCGTTTATATTTATCGACCATGTAGCTAAAAACTTTATTAGATAAGTTAGGTTTATTCATAATCCCGAAGGGGTTTATTTTATCACCAGCGTTATTTCTAAATGTCTGATCTTCTATGTCATAGTATATACCATACAGTCTAGAATTACCTCTCCACATTTAATATCCTTTAAGCTTTAAATACTATAGAGAACTCTAAAATAAGAGTTCTCTATAGTTCGTGTATTTACCACTTTTTACTTCGTAACCCTTCTAAGCGATTTCTTCTTCTTTCTTCTTCACTCTTATGGGTATCTAAAGTAGCTAGAACAACAACTGCTCCTATAATAAAGACTAAAGTGTCTATGATAAACTCCATTAGTTTAGCTCCTTAATGCTACTTTACTAGTTTAAAGATTTCATTAACTATGTAAAATGCTAATCCACAAATAATAACTATTCTAATAGCATATTGTGCTTTAGTCCATTTACAATATTCATTTTGCCTTTGGTTCATAGCGTCTTTAATACGCTTTTCCATTTCACAAAAATCGCCATCTGTCATTTTTAACTCCTATTTATCGTATGTTAACATAACATCAACACTAAATTTGTAGTCACCCTGTTCTTTTGTTGTAACATTAGTTGGTGTTATCCGATTAAGAACATATCGATTTATAAACTTATTTTTAGTTTTAGTCTTAATGTTCTTAACAGGTATCTTAACATCGTTATAAGTTACGTTTTTACTAGGGCATATAATTACCACATTAAAACCACAACTAGCTAATTCCTTTCTGATGTAAGAATCAACTTTTTCGTCAGTAAGCTCTGACAACATTTGAAAAGGATCTGTTGTATCTACTATGTTCTTAGTATTATCCATATTAACTCCTTATGGTTTAGTCATCCCAGTTAACAGAACCTAGATCAACGTTCATATCTAAATTACCCTTAGCATACTCAGTAGCATTCTCTTCGAAGAACATCGTTTTACTTTCAACCTCTCCGCCCTTAAGATGGTCTAACATTAGTTTTCTTAATGGGTTATCTTTAAGATCTACAACAGGGTAAAGTAACGGTAGTTTTAAATTTTTACAAACACTGTTAGCTTGTGATTCTATAAACACCCTGATAGTGTGGTCTGAAAACCCTAATATTCCTTTAGTAACATAAGTTGTCCATCTTATTTCAGCTTCGCACATATGTTTAATCATACGATGTGCTTTCTCAACAACTTCTTCTGGTATAATCCCATTAAAGGTTTCTTTAACAGCAGTATTAAAGATATTTTGGAATAATGGTACATGACTAAGAGTCTCGTCGCCGTTTCCTTTGTATTAATGTTTATTCGTTAGATAAACATAGACTTTTCAGTCTTCTATACATTACTGTATAGAGTAGACTATATCTTCATCCTTCTTATCTAAATATTAGATAAGTTAGGAGCCCTTCCGTTTCGGACAGACTTCTGCCCTACTCTACTCGGTTCTACATAACATATCACTATGCTACTTATCCTTTCGATAGTCGTTTGACATTTTGTTTGCTAATTTCCAGCTTTTACCAGCTCTAACACGTGACATAACCGATGGGTCTAAATTATATTTATCAGCCACAGCCTTATTTGTAGAAGTTTTAAGTTCTTCTATAATTTTAAGTTGTGTATCAATATCTATACTGCTTCGATTAGTATCTTTATATTCTAGTTTTTTGTTAGAGTTCGGTAATTCAACGTCTTTAAAATTTTCCCATACTTTTGGCCAGCGCTTCTTGTGTCTTATTAACGAAACGTATCTATCATGAAGTCCGTATTTATTTGCAATATCACTATTGCTTTTACCGGCTATCATATCTGTAATAATGTTAGTAACATCATCTTCATTAACTTTTGCAAGATGCGACTGTGAACCATATTTTGGTTTCCATAACTCCATCTTAGTGGCGTGGTTGCGATTTTCTTCGAGAGTTACCCATTCTAAATTATCAATGTTGTTATTCTGTTTATTACCATCTATGTGGTTAACCATTGGTTTGTTTTCCGGATTAGGTATAAGAGTACTAGCAACCAGACGATGAACTGATTTGGTATGCGTCTTACCAGCACTATCAGTAAGTGTTACTCTTTTATATCCGGTCCAAAACTTGCCTTGTTTTAATTCTATTCTTCGAGGCTTAGCACCAGCTATATTGTTCTTAGTAACATAACGTCTTTGATTAGAAAAAACGCGGCCTTTATCATCTACTGTATATCCGGGAAAATTATTTATTTCTTTTTCCATACATAATCCTTATAATAATATGATCATGTAAGGATGAAAATTAGCATTTTTAGTAAAGGATTGTCCTATAGTTAGGAGTTCCCCTTTTTAGGAAAGGTATCAACTAGTTAGTAACTAGAAGCTATGTATTACTACATAGGGAGACTATTAAGCGGCGAGACTTAATTGGTCAATCTCCTTAATCATGGCACTCGATCCCGGCATGTATTGCTCGATGGAATAGAAGAATACGAATCCACCGGGAAAAACCAGTTCCTCAAGCACTTGATTAGCTACGAACGCTAACAATAGATCTTTTTCGGTTGGTGTAGTACCCTGATAAAGAATATTGTACATATCAGCAACTGCTTTATTTTTTAGGAATAATTCTTCGTCATGTTTATAAAGCTCGTAGATTCTATTTGTATCTTGACAAATATCTTCTGCCATTACAGCGTAGCTCTCCGCATGCCTAGCTTCTTCTAGCGCTTGATGTGATAGACAAGCATTAACAACAGGCGATGTTACGTATTGATTAATACTATCCATTAGCTGGTTGGTTTGTATAGAATCATTCGTAATAAGTTGGGATAGAACTAAATCATAACCTCTCTTTATCTCTTCAGGAAGTTTAGAATAGTTAACTTTATCTTTACTTATATTGATCTGTCTTGGAAACCACGTACGATCTTCCATGTTTTTATATAGTGGATATGCCCACGAATGAGGACATTGGTTATACGAAATGATGCCGTTCGGGTTACCACCAATAATTTTAGCGTCTTCTAGTTTTTCCGCTGAATCGTAGTTGTAAATAGCCTTTTTAGTTGCTAGTTTTACAGACATTGTTTCTCCTTAGATTTAAATTTAAGATGTTCATCTTATTTAAAGAATATATAATTATAAAAAAGTGAAATAAAAAATAAGTATCTGTAAGATTAATCTTACAG